GCCCGAAGATTCCCTGGATTTGTGTGATCCGCAGGCATCCCTTCTTGCCGAAAAATGGCTGCGATCAGGCGTTGGATTAGATCCCCCATGGTTTAGTGAACCACCTTTCCAGGGAATACCGTCCCGCTTGAGGTCACAGCCCGGCTGGTTACGGGTGCGACGGGGGCGACATCTCCAGCCGAAGGCGCAAGTAGGCGTGTAGATATAGTTGAATTACCGCCATCCCTGAATACAGCCAAAAAGTAACCTACGTATCCAGAGATGATTGGTATTTGAATCGCACAAGTTGAAGCACACGATACCCCAGTGATCCCGGACTCTACTCCACCTACTCCATCGGCTGGCCACTGAAATGGATTCGATTGATTAACCGTGCCGCTATTAGCAACACATGGATCTCTTCGCTGCGTACAGTAATACTGCGTAGGTGTTCCGTACTCGGCATAACCGAACCTGACGATGACATTATTGGTGCCGCCAGGGACTCCTGAGATCGTAACGGAGTGAGACGAAAACTGGGTCCTATTAAGGCCGTCATACGGAGGCTGCGTCTGAGGGACTTTTACTAGATATACGCCACCACGCCCGCCTGCGTAAAGCGGCCCGCTTGAATTTGCCGTGAAGACAACCTGCCATCCGCCCCATAGTAGCTTACCGTTAAGTGTATCTGGGTCGCCCTTGGCATTGATCGCAAACTGCTCAAGTAGCGGGTAGAACTGGTTCTGCTGTTGAGTAAACGAAGTTGAGACCGGTCCAGGGTAAACAAACGTACCTAACCCCTGCGCCGCCAAATCTGAGAAGCACAAGTCATATGCGTCTGCTGCCGATAAATCGCATGGTCCAGGAGGACCGGCATTGAAGTAGTTCGGGTTAAGATAGGGTGCATTTACGTAGATATCCCCGACCGAAGACCCGGTTCGGCATTCGTTGACTTTATACGCGATGCAGTAGTTGTAATTATCCATGGTTGTGCCGCCGATCTGATTGCCGGTCGCGCTGCTGCTCATGTCGTTGAGCGAACGGAAGTTGGACTCAACCAGATGTGGCTGGCACTTATAGGAGATCCCGTCAGACGGGAGTAGCCCTCCAGGGTTTTCGTTATACGTGAGCTTGAACAAAGTTCCAACGACCCAGGTAGCTGAGTTTTGATTAAATGCAGCCCCGATATTAGGGTGTGTGTCTGTGATAATCGACCACGGTGTCGGCTTGTATGATGGATGCCCTTCGTATAGATCTGGGTACTGCGGAGAGTAGCAAGACCCAGAAAATAAAGGTGAATCAAACGCCTGAGCAAATGTTGTCCCCATCGGGAACTGGGACTTGTCGTTTGAGATCCCAGTGGGAGTATACGCTCCCGAAATAGACGGAGATCCAAAATTAACTTTGTCGTAGGATACCGAGTGACCGCCACCTGGATCGAACCTGCAATAATTATTCGCATTCGATGTTGGTCCGTTAGGCTGGGCCAGAAAATCCCAAAAGCAAATAGATGGGATTGGGTCAACTGTAGTCACGCCCCAGTACGGAGTTAACAAAGCAGTAGATCCGTTGGCCCATGACTGTAAGGGGTAGTTCGGATCAAGTCCTCTAGTCAAGGTGATGTCGGCGTTTGTTGACTGGATCGATAAGACCTGATCGTTTTCGCACGGCACCCCTGGGCAGTTCCCCCACTCGATAACATCGCCGACGGCTAAATTCTGTAGTGTCGTCGGCGCTATCATCGCAGTCGGGATACCGGTGATCTGTATCCTGCAAGTCGGCGAGCATGTCGGAGGCATCGCGCCAGCCATAAATGTCGGACTACCTCCACCGCATCCAGCGACGCAGTAGTTGCCCGCATAAGTGATTCGATAGGCTGGGCCGTTGACCGTGTCGTCGCGGCCACGCTTGCCTTGATAAGCCAAGAGAGGGACGGCATTAGCCCCCTGAAGTGGCGCTACCCATTCGACCCCATGAATTACGGACCATCTCGATCCGCTAGGATTGCAGAACGAGCACCAGTCCGCGACGACCGTGTTAGACATCATGTCGTAAACCCAGAAGTAAGCAAGGGTATCCTGCCCTCCACGATAAGCCGCGCCATGCACGTAGCGCCCCGACGAGTAACCCATAACCGTGTAGTTGTCGTAATCGGTCGAATCAAATGTTGGGTCAAAAGCGAGTATCTTAGTCGCGATAGGTCCGCTTATATCAGTCCAGGTGATACTACTCGGGTAGACAGACTGGTCCGTAGCCAGAGGAGTTAGCGGAACATCATTGGCCGCATTACCGGTAAGCTGCGCCGTAAAGATAACAAACTGACTGTCGGATGCACGGATGCATCCCGTGACAAACGTATTTGCGTCCGACCAGAATGTGCTACCGTTTCCAATAGCCTCGCACTCTTGCCCGCTTGAAGGCTGATCCCCGCTGCTCGCCATACCAGGAGTCGTACCAAGATATCCACTCACCCCCGTGGTCGGATTGTAGAACATGATCTTCTCAATCCAGCGGCACTTGTAGTTCCCCATACCGTCAAGCCACTGCGAGCAGCGCTCGTGAAATCCACCGCTCGTGTTGGTCAGGCTGCCGCCACGCGAGTCAGCCCAATTCGGAGATCCGATAGAGAATGTATTTGAAGCTGTCGTAGAGTTCTTGTCGATCAAAATTCCGAAGCGCGGATTCCACCAGATCCCCGCATAGTACTGGAACGGATAACCAGTGGGTCCCGTGAAAGAGGATATGTCGAGGTTGATCGGAGATGTCGCGACAAAGTGTGGCGTCCCAGAACAAACAGGAGCCGCTGCCGATACAACAACAGTGCCGCCGTTGACCTGTAAGGTCTCATTTGGCTGGGTACGGTTGCAGTCTGTAGTGCTAGTGAAGTTGACCGTGGTCGATGTGCCTGATGTGTACAGATAGCCTACGCCGAACAGGGAATATCCCGTATCAGTGTAGGGCATACCCCACAGATCGTTAATTGTACAAGATGACGATCCCCCGTCGCCACATAGGTTTACTGGTCCAGGAGTTACCGGGAAGACTAATGACTGGACGTTCGAGGCGCAGGTACCAGGAGTTGTCGGAGTGCTATCCAGAGTTAGGCAAACATGAGCAGTGCAGTCTGCCGTCATCGTGTTTGCCCCAGTGCAACTGGCCGTGTTGATGATGAAATTAAACCAGTTCGGATGCACTGGCGTCGATACCCACTGCTCGAAGAATTGGCTAGATGAGATATTCAGATATTGAGCAGGTAAAGATATGAATAGCTTATCCTGAGTTGTTCCTGAGTAAGTGGTGGCTGTTCCGGTTGCATTCGCGCAACTCGTCCCGACGGTCCAGTTAGTCCCGGAGCAGGCCCCAAATGTACTTGCTAGTAACCGCTTCTCGTCGTTTGGCAGGGAAAAGTTACAGATTTTAGCTCCCGTAAATGGCTCTATTTCGCACGCCGTTCTGTCGGTCTCAGAGATGTTAGGGAACAACATGTGATGATCTGAAGCTGTGATCACCGGGTCCCGATACGTCCTACCCCAGGACGGGTACCCAGTTGAAACTGAACCGGTTGCGATGTCCATGAGTGTAGCCCCGCAGCTTACGCGCCAATAGTGCGTCGTCACCATCTGAAGGCCACGAGAATAATACTTACCGTCAGATGCCTGTTGAACTGCCCTAGTGCCAGCTACAAAGACTCGATGCAAATTATTCAGCGGATCGGTAAAGGCACCAGTCCTGGTATCTAAGTTAGATCCAGAGAACAGCGATGAGTTTACGTCGTTAACCAAAGGTGAGTACGTATTAGATTCGCTAACTTCGTACTGGCATGGGTCTGACGTTGTCGCGATGACATCAAATAGGATCTGTGCTGGCTGATCAGGATTGACCTTCGTAGTTACCGTAGGGGTAGCGGCTTTCGCAACAGCGCAAATAATAAATACAGTAGCTAGCGGTCTCATTTAGATGATCCGGAACCTTGTCCCGTCATACCCCAGAGGAACAATCATCCCAGCCGCACACTGCGCCGATGTTGGGTCCGTAGATCCATCAGCTTGCTTAACGGATTTAGCCCCAAGACCGTCGATGTTCATTGTCGTGGCTGTTCCACCACTACAACTCATACCGACTAACCAGTACACAACCAAACGTGTCGCGTAAGCTTGTAGTGGCCCATTCGCTAGAGTCGTAGTATAGACCGTCGCGCTCGAAGATGTCTCCGTAAGGCCCAAAGAGAAGTCATTAGCTGAGATCACATCTCCCGCTACAACTCGTGGGATCGCGTGACGATTGCTACTAGCGTTGGCGTAATATACAGCGGTATGTGAGGAACTGTCATACGTCATGACTCCCACTCCGGATGTCGATGATGTAATTGCGGTTCTTTCTGGCCCTAATATATACGTCGGAGAACACGTTGGGCAAGTTGCAGGACCACCTTGGTATGTTGTACCGTCCCAGTCAAACTGTTGTATCGTGACCATGTTCGCTCCGAGATCAGGTTGCGCTGGCCCGCTTACGGTTCCAGGCCATCCAGACACCAGGAAGTTACCGGTACCGTTCTGCGCGAAGGCGACCTTAAAGGACTGGTGCGATACAGAGTTGGTGATAGAAATTGATGTCACATTAGCCGTCAATATGTTTGAGAAGTACGATCCCTTACTTAAATCAATCGTAATTGAAGCAGCAGAAGCTATGACCGTAGGAGTATCCGAGAACCTTCCAGTAATAGCGACATTCCCGGAAGATGATGGATTGGATTGAATATCGCTTCCGGAAAGAATAAATGGACATATAAAGAAACCGGGATCAGAGCTTACCCCCGATCCCTCAAAACAGAAATTGACAGCCGCTGGGGCGATAAGCGTTGGGGCGCTCGTTCCATTACCAACCATAATTGCGTGCGCCGTAATAGATCCCAAGCTCGTCCCGCCCTGGCTCACCGTTACCACCGCATTGTCGGTTAATATATTCGCGCTAGCGTTCGGCAAGGTGAATGTCTTAAGAGATGTTCCGGGTCCAGCGAACTGCATGAAGCCGTTGTTGGTTCCGCCGTTGGCCCCAGGTAGAATCGCCGTGACTTTAGATGTCAGATCGATAGTCGCGTTCGCGATGTCAGCATTGACAACCGATGTAAAGCTAGGCGGTCCAGCGCCGTTGCCGTGTAGTACCTGCGTCGTCGTACCAAGAGATCCAAGCACACTCGGGGCCGCGCCAGCACCACCGCCCAACACGATTGCGTTTACCGAAAGAGCAGCACTCGTTGCCAGCGTTGTCCCGTTTGAGAAATAAGGGATTCCGCCAGACGTGCCGGTAACTCCAAGCGCAAGTGTTCCAGATCCAGTGATAGGGCCACCGGTGAACGCGAAGATCCCCGTAGCGGAAGCGTTCACGCTTGTTACTGATCCGCCACCAGCCGGTGTTTGACACGACCCATCCCCACGTAAGAAACTTGATGAATTACAGGTCCCTGTCCATAGAGCTATGATTGTTGCCGATGTCGCTATACTAGGCACACCGGATGACATCTTAATAAGTCCGGTTAACGCGGCTATACTAGCCCCCATAAGTTGGTTGGCGTTAACTATTCCGGAACCGCTAAATGTCATACTGGCCCCAGTACCTAGCGTCATTACCGCTGAACCATTTGTACCACTAGTTATAGAGTTAAATGCAGGACTGCCGCCACCACCCGTACCTCCGTTAGTTGGTATGTAGATATTTTTTGTGCCAGTGTAGTTTATAGATACCGTACCAGTGATATTGAACCTCAGGTACGCATGATACCCTGATGCGGCTCCGATACAACTAGGTGCTGTATTCGCTACGGTTGCGTCTCCGTCCGCAAAGCTATTCCATGGTCCAGTTGTAGCAACGTCAGAGTATTGAATAGTTACTGACCAAGACCCAGTACCAGTTACACAGAAAGTATGCACGTTGCTCGTTCTCTGCGTACTTCTATTATCAATAACAGTTGCTTGGCTTGTTATGTTGTTTATTGCAACGACTTGTACGGTGCCTGGAGGTTGCGCTACCGCCTGAGCTGCGAGTAGCCCGCAGAAACCAAAAATAAGTATTGATAAATACTTCACGCCGCCTCCAGTTAGTCGTTATTATTATCGGAGAGAATAACTTAGAGGGATACGCTGGCGGCTTTATAGGTGCTGTCGAGGGCTGGGGATTTGTCAAGACACATCTGAAGTTCTACGGTGTGGATATGGTTCGCATACTTGCTATCCACAAACCTGGAGTGCTCTTGCCAGGGAATTTCTTTATGTGTACCGTCGGACCAACTAGCCGTGGATTTATAGGTAGTATCCAGGGAGAAGAACGCAACCTGACTATCCACGCGGTCTCCACGAACCATCAGCTTCTCTCGGCGCAGGTAGTCGATAATTGATCCTTGCACCCGAGTATAGGCGAATGTCCAGAATGTATTGTTGGATGTTTCTTGATGGCGAAGGCAGGTTTTCCAAAGAGCCATCATAACTTCTGACATGATGTCGTCTTTGAGATGCCGGACGGCTGGGTTAATATCTCGGCAGTATCTATTGACAAGAGCGGTGGCTCGCTTCTCGTGGTCCGCGAAAAGCTGCTCGCAAACACCTAGATCTACAGTTTCTTCCAAAGTGGAAGTGTAGACCTATTTGTATTACGCTGTCAAGAAAGGACTTGTATTTCTAATCAATACGCACTATCTTCTATGAGTCCATCCTGCGTAAGCAAGTTGCTCCCGCAGGTATGTTATAACCTCCGGAAGCCTCCGTACGGGGACTACTTTTATAAGATCCCCGACGCAGTCTCGCCGGTCCGTATGGACCCGGCCAAGGCCACAAAGCGGGCAGGCAACCTTAGCATCGTCGTAACTTAAAGCCTTCGTTACGGCCTGAATATCGGTCATACCGTAATTTCCTCCGTTTCGTGGCAATCACAAGAGCACGATCCTGCGTCACGGAATGGGGAGCAGCCGCAGTGATCGCAGGTCAGGGACGCTTCTAGGTTATTCCACTGGCAGCTATGACATAGCGCCGATAATGACAGGCCTTTCCGGGATCTACATCTTCTGCAACCTCGGTGGGTGAGGCCATAAGCGTACATCCTTATAAGTCTTCGCGCCATCAACCAGCGCCTCTTTTGGATTGCTCTAACTAGTCGCATCTAGGCGTCTATCCTGAACTTTATTTTGTGAATGAGATACGGCTGGGGCTTAATACGGCGACGCTCGAAGACTTTAGCCACAAAGACACCCCATCCGGCACCAGCTAGGAAGAAGGCTAAATCTATGAATCCTGTTCGCATTTGTTTGATTGTATCTAGCTTGGGTGTTTACGTCAAGCGTAATTCACTTCCCCTCATTGGGCTGCGCGGCGATTGCCGCCAGCACCTCCGCTGTTTCTTTTCGCCAGTCGTCATGAACGTGGTAGCAAGAGTGGCTATCGATGTGCGAATGGACAATTCGATAAATCCACGAGAGTTTCCCATGAGCGGTTTTCTCGGTTTCCGTCATCTTCTCCGCGTGGAAGGCCACGCGGCATTCCAAGTCCTCGCAGAAGTCGTCTCCCACGCTGCGCTCGATTAGCACGAGCAATTTCCGCAGCCGGTCAATCTCGTCCGCAAGTGCTGGAAGAGAGTCCAGTTCGTTGCTGCGTCGCTGGAGCCACGCGATCCGTTCAGAACATGCGAAATTGTGACCAGAGCCTCCAGGCGCGCCGCATCGGTCGCACTGTTCTGCCGGCACCTCGGGAGAACGCTCCAGTTCTTTCCACAGTTCTCGCAGTTTGGCGGTATCCACGCTCATGGCTTCCTCTGGCCGTGTGCTGCGTTGAATCGTTAAACACGCTTGCGGTATGCGACCTTGCATCGCTTGCAGGTTACCCGTTCCGGTTTCCACGTCCAATTTCTACCCTGGTCAGGTGGGCCGCTGTATGCCGTAGCACCGCATTCAAGACCACCCTTACCGCCATTACCGAGATGTATCTTACTCATTTTCCCTCCAGGAACTGCTGGATTTCGGCATCCAGCGCAATAACATCTGGCCACCCGCCCCGTACTTCCATCAGACGTTTAGCGGCCAGCTTCAATAGTTCCCTGCTGCGCTTGTCGCGCTCGCGGAGGGAATCACGCTCTCTGCTTGCATCACGAAGGGCTAATGTAGTGAGTTTCACGGCTTCCTTGCATTCCCGATCAAGCTGATCGATGCCCTGGCGTGCCACTACAAGAAGGCGATCTGGACCCGGTTCTACATCATCATATGCGTATGCGCTCACTTCTGTGCCTCCCGAGCTTCGAGCCAGTCTATCAACGTCAGTATTGCTAACGCTGAAGTGAACAGCCCACGATCCTCTAAGTGTTTAGCTATGACCCTAAGACTTTCCGCGCTCACCGGGCAGGGCGCGGCATCGCGTGATTCGTCCAATCCAGCAAGATATTCACTGACGTTCTTAATATGTGCAGCATCGCGTGGGGCAGACTGCTCGTCGGGCATAGCCGGATACTTCCACTGGTGTGGTGCTGCGTTGCCCTGCGCAAGCGCACTCAGATTATCCAGAACGGACATAGGGGCATTAATAGCCCCGGCCCATTGATACAGCCACGCGAACGCCTCGCGACATAGATCGGGCGGAGGTTGCTCGTCGGGGGATGGTATGCGCAGGCCGATCTCGTCCCAGGATACTTTTAGAGTCCACTCGCCCATAACATACAGCGCAGCCTGCCATGGACCAGGCTTGCCTTTCCATATATTCCTCACCCAATACCACCCATCAGGGCGCTCACTCGCACTCATACTCCCTCCGACTTTACCTGCTTGGCGGCATTCAAAGCTGCCGTGGTAATAAACTCAGCAACATGCTCTGATCCACCGGCGGCTTTCTCGATCAGTTTGTACTGAGCAATTGTGAGATGGACCGTCAAGATTCTGTATTTATTGCCTGGGTTGGTTTTAGCTGCCATCTTTATCTTCTCCAGACATTTCTTTCATGAGCTTGGCCGCACAATCCATGCAGATTTTCCTAGGAGCCTTAGGCAGGTGTGGCCGGTGCTGGACTTCACGACCGCAGTCCGAGCACACTCCTATTAAGTTATCCGTGAAAGGCGTCTTAACCGTCGCTAGTACGCAGACGGCGATATCGGCTTGTTCGGCTTCCTCCCCGGAGACTATATCTATGGGGATTTCGGTATTGGCACTACCGCCTTGATCGACCGGGCCTTGCATGGTGTGGACGACTTCGTTGTTTTTTCTGAACACGATCTTCATGATTACGCTCTCCTGAGCATCGGGGCCGGGGTCGTATTAGAGTAAAGCGGCGCACCCCTGAGCATCTCACTTGCGCGAGTATAACGTATTGAATTCATCATCTTGCGTATCTTCCTACGCTGCCATCGAGTACCTATCCGTGGTCCATCTGACCCTATCGTTAGATCCGCGTAAGGTCTATTAGCTATCCAGAGATCTAACTTACCGCAGATAGCATAATGGCTGTCGAATTTCCAGGAGGCCGGTCGGAATCTCAAGGACTCCATGATCTCTTCGGCCAACGACTTAGATGTCACCGGCTTTGGCTTCGGCTTGTCGGGGCCGTCGATGATCATAGCTCGATAGCTCTCAGCTTAGGTGGTTTCTCTGACTCAGGATCGGCTGGGCGTAGGTCACTGACCTTAATAAGGTCAACAGGGATCATAGATTCCACTCGGTAGCCGCACCGAGAGCAAATAAGTGGACCGCCTCCGTATATGCGATACATCCGACCATCTGCACACACCGGACACAAAATAGAAGACACCATCAGGCAGCAGGTAACCGACTTTAAGTCTTCCTCGGCCCAGCGGCGAGTAGCCTTCATGGATAGTGTTACGAGATCTACCGGCATACTCCGATTGTCCCACTTTGCAGAGTTTATGTCAAGCGTAATTATGACGGTTCAGGTATTGGCCGATACTTTTTACATCCGCATACGGAGCAATTTACAATGGTACCGTCGCCCTTAAACCAGTGCTGGTCTTTTCTGTGAGTGCAAACGCAAGGATGGTCGAGGTCGTCCTGTTGTTTGAGTGGCACGGCTATGCTCATGCGGTATTAGTTTGCTTTGCTCTGGCCCTGATCGACACGGCTTGCGAACCACTCCAGGCACTTCGTACATAAAGGTACGTAAGCCCCTTCTTCGTCGCCGACAAAGTACATCTTGACTACCTGGATGCGGGACATCTGGATAGACATACCGGGTCTAAATTTTACTTCAGGCATTTTTAAGCCTTTCCCGTAGGGCGTGGCATTCGTTGTGAGTGATAGCGACCCGTTCGAAGGCGTCAAGGGTCTGCTTCCGGCTGATCTCAAGGGATCGCTGAAGTCCAGAGATAGTGGCCTTAAGCTCGTCAATCTCAGCCTGCCGCTTGGCTGCGACTTCAGAAACCGCCGGATCGTCGTGGATCTGGATGTTCCAGGTCACAAGATCATGCAGGGCTTTGCGGTAGTCGCCGTCTTTAACCGTGATCCAGTTGACAACCAGAACATCATCCACCTGATCGAGTTGCTCTCTTAGCTTCGCCAACTGGCGCTCTGGGCCGGGCTCGACATCATCGTAAGCTGATTGGCTCATAGAGGCTAATCCGTAGTCACCCGATAGTAGAAGGGCCAGCCTGGAAAAAATGCCCCAGACATAGCCGCCTGAATCCGGTATTCATCAATACTCGACTCACCTACAACTGTAAAGGGATGACGGAATGTCGTTTCGGAAGTGTAGTCTAAACTAAGACCTGGATACACGTAGCCGATATCTCGTGGTACTAAATCGGTAACGCACAAGTATCCGAAGTTACAAATCACACGAGCTAGGGCGTCGCGGGTGATGTCGCTCACTAAGCTACCCCCACTACATCGCAACAAGATAGGCCGCGTTCACGCTTCCCGAATTCAGCTTGGATTACACGGTCTATTTTCTTGTTCAGTTTCACGTGAGTGCCGGTCGGACGGTAGCCCATCTGGACAAGATCATTCCCGTTATAAGACGTATAGCAGCGATGAGTCCAGGAGCATTTACGTATTGAAAATGTAAAAGTCTCCCGCGTATGACTGCGACCGTATCCGTCATCAACTCTACAAGAATGAACCGCCCGGACAACACGTAATACGCCAGATCCAGATCGTAGAACATCTCCGACCTTTATATATTTAGTCCAGTGCGTGGGATGAGTCGGACTCATAACTACATTTTTTCATCTACCTTAATGATGTCAAGCGAAAACGACATACGCGGATTTAGGGACCGCTATTCCGTAATTCCGGCAGTCACAAAACCGGCATGGACCCATCTCGAAAGTCTCTGAAATATGAACATCGCCGTGGTCTTCTGCCGGAGCCAATATTGTCGTATGCAGTTCTGCTGAGCAGTTACAATTATAACACGCAGGCATGAAAGCCGTCATTTTCCCTCCAGTGGATGATGCTCGTCAAGCCACGCGGCCCTAGCAACTAGCTCTTTCTGATTGCTAACCGGGGTATAGCCACGGTGCTTCGGAGGCATCTTCATATTACGTACCAAATAGGCGTAATCCTCCAGGGCCGATCCCTTGTCTTCGTCGTAGGTTTTTTGGATCTTCAACAACTCCGGCAACCACGGGCGTGACGCCGGACCAAGCTGGCGTTCAGCCGCATCGTCAAGGGCGATAGTAAGTTCGTTTTCAATGCGTCCAGCCGGTACAGAGATCTTTGGCTTGGCGGACAACAAAAACTCCGTGACACTACGACCGATCCCAGACTCCGCTTTTGCCGCCTGCTCCAAAACCACAGGCGAATAAATAGTTGTCACGGATTCTACTGCTGACTTATCTGTGGTAGTTTTCTTATCCTGATAAGTCTGTGGTACGGCGGAATTCTCTCCATCTAATCGTAAGCGCATCGACTCTACGATCCAAGTGTTTAAACTGCAATCACTTTCCTCGCAAGCAGCATCTACGCGGAGCCCTAAGATCTCAGGGAAGCGCAGTGTGAACCTCCGGATGTCATCAGGTGTCTTTTCTATAGTGTCATCAGCCATGGTGTCACTTTAGCGAAATCGTGGTGTCATGTCAAGGATTTAGTGGTGTCACTTTTTGAATTCTACGCCTGAGTAATTTTAGAAAAGATTTTGGAATAGCCGGGGGAAGCCAGCCCCGCGCCTACGGCGCGGCCAAGTACGGCATGCCACCCCTTAGGCGCTTCACACATGCCTCATAAACGCGCTACAAGCGATCCACGGGCAATCGGTGATACCCACGCATAGGGGCGTAATTCGATTGCTCTGGCGTCGTTCTAGCGATTACCCTTGTCCCACGTGTGCGAAATCTCCCTAGGATTAGTCCTAGATAAGGCCACCTAAGCCCGTGATAAGCCTATCTTTCGCCCTATGTTTCACCCGCAAATGGGGGTATTGACATACCGTCAAGCGCATATAAGCTAGTGATACCGCGTAGCTTAGCCAAAAGGACGCGGGCAGGAGATAACACATATGACTGATAACAAGAGTGTTGATAAGAGAGAGACAGCGGGCGGAGGGTTACCTAGTCACTTCACCGCTGGATTCTGGCTGATGACTCACACAACTATCTGGCAGGGGATACTTAAGGCTTTCCCTGAACCCATCGAAGTGTTGTATCTCTCTGAGTCGGACGAGCATAACGCTAGATTAGCTCTGGCTCAAGGATCATCAGGCAAATGGTTTCTCCATGATGAGACTGATTCGGGCCTTACTTATCGGGCCTGGGATACGCTCACCGCTGCTAAGTCTTACCTGCGGAGGTTACGCTAAATGTACACTCTTCATCCGTTCGCTACTTCATCGGGTGCGGCATCTTTCGCAGAGCAATTTGCTTCAGGCCCGGTATGCGTCCTGTTACAGAGCTTGGCTAAGCCCGTAGGTTCCAAGCGATATACGCTCTGGCTTAACGTCGCTACCCTTGACGCCGATAGTGATGGGGTTCATTTCGATGTCAAGCCCGTCAAGCAGATTGCTCCGGCTGTATCGTCCCATAAGTCTCATGCTGAGTTACGGTCCATCTTGAAAGGGGTTTCTCATGCGTAGACTAGTCGCCACTGCGTTCATTCTCGCCGTTTGGATCGGCGTTATCTGTCGCGCATTGGGGGTGAATCTCATCCCCATCCAACCGTAGGTGTTCCATGATGAAACGGGGCCTTTGAAGCCCCGTATACCGGACATGGTCACCCGGTACTGACGATTCAGACCAGATAGGAACATATGACAAACGTATCTGATAACTTCGCCGTCCCAAGTGCCGTAACGGTACTCCGTCCAACAGTCTTAACTGCCGATTCACTTGCTAACCTGCTAGCCGGAGCGGCAGAAGCCCATCACATCTACGAAGCTAAGATCGGCATGGCCGATTCTTCGTGGGAATCGTGGTACGCAGCATGGATCATGGATCGCCTTCCAGTTCCCGTTGAAAGCTCCACACGTACTAGTCTCCGTTCACAGGAACCTGAAACCGGGTTTGACGACGAGCAAGGGACATACGGTCTGTCGGCTTATCCCAACATTCCCTCGGAAGATTCGGCGTACTAAGGGGCTTTATCATGAGCTTTCAACAACACGCCAAAGGGTCATTTGCAGTTGACGTTCAAGGCCAGTTCCATTGCGGACCTAATCACGATTCGCCTAAGCGCTTTGACTTCGAAGTGACTATCCACTACCCTGCTAACGCGCTAGACTCCCAAGGGTTCCTACTCGACAATACGGCTTTCAAGGGTTACTTTGAGTCGCTTGGCCGAACGGAGCTTAGCTGTGAGCTTTTAGCTAAGACGGCTTGCGAGTACTTCGATTCCCTAGCAGGCGACCGGGCGCAATCCATCGATGTGGCGATATGGGGTATTCCCGATCATGCGCGGATATCTTACCGCATAGAGAAACCACCTAAAGCTATTCCCGCAAGCGCTTAGACGCTCTACAGCCGTTCCACTTAACCCCTGGGTATCGCAAGGTACCCAGGGGTTTTTCTTTTGCCTTGACGGGCCTTGAATCCTCATACCATCCAAGTAACTGAAAGGGGAAAACAGAATGGACAATCAACACCGGCTGCTAGTGTGGGACGGCTCCCGCATAGAGGAAGTGGCGCAAGTGGCGGAACGCGCGGTTATAGACTTCCTTGAGCAATTCAACGGGCCTGATACCGATACCACCTGGAACCTAGCAGCCGAAGTACATTCGCTGGTAGAAGAACGGCTGCATACCTGGGATGAATCCCCGGTCAATCTAAGTAACTGAAGACGCCGATTCGGCGAGATAGGAAAACCGATATCTGATTGAGCAAATATACCTTCACAATAGGGCAAGGTTACGACTCGAACGGTCACAAGCTACAGAACGTCTCCCGCAAGCGTAGGAACGCTCTGCAATCGATTGCTAAGACGTTCGGCGGGTATACCGCGACTCCCGCTAGTGGTGGATGGATAGACCGCGGAAAGCTCATAACGGAGCCTAGCCTAGCTATCACGGTGTTAACCGATAAACCGGCCAAGACGATCAAGGCCACGGCGCAAGCACTTCGGGAAACCTTCGGACAGACGAGCGTACTCGTCACGCGGGAACCGGCTAAGGCTCAGTTCGTCACAGCTTGACCCTGAATCCTCACAACATCTAAGAAATAGAAAGGCAAGGACATACGAATACGAATATGGACAAACGAACGAACGAATCAGAACAGCAAACAATGGAGCGCATCTGGCGCGAAGTCCAGACCAAAACCGGAACGCAGACTCACCTGGGAGTCGGCCCGCTACAGGGTTTCGATCTGTTCTTCATGGGCCTAATCAACGCAGACGGGAGTATTAATCCCAATGCGGCGATTAACCCACGCGAAGGAATCCGCTACACTCCTGGGTTTTCTAAGCTCTTTACAGACAGTCAGATTGCCGGGACACTGGCGCACGAATTGGGGCATTTTGCCGGAGGATTCAAACACGGCCATGCATCCGAAGTCGCCGCCGATGTGTGGGCAGCAAAACACGGATACGGTCCTCAGTTGCTCGATACGCTGCATTGGTTTGCAGCCAAAGACCCTGAGGGCGCAAAGGCGGAAGATTCCGACCATCCAGTTGTAGGCAAACGATTTGCCGCAATCAACAAAGTGATTGAATCCCAGCAACATCAAACGAATAGGAGCAAAGCCAAAGCAGCATGAAACAGAAACCCGCCGTACTCGCAAAGAACCTGCCGTACCTGAAAGCCTTCAAGCTCTATCGTGAGCTTTCATCTAACCGGCCTGATTTGACGTTTTCCTTCAAACCGCAAGGCAATGCGGGGCTGTACCAAGTGGAGCTAGAACGATGACCAAAACGGCCTTGACGGAACAGGAGATCCGGCTTTGGATCTTGAACGACGAACGGCTTTACAACTGGTATCGCGCCGAACGTGGGGATGCTGACGTTTACACGTTCATCCGTGCGAATCGCCTAGCGCTTGAACGCGCTATCGAACGCACACGCGATAGAGTGACGCCTAAACCTTGAATCCCTGATACATCTAACAGATAGGAGCGAACGAATTAACGAATATGAGCAAAACCATACGCCACGAAAAATACGACGAGCTAAGCGGCATTATCGCTTGGGAATCCGGAGAGCTTGACGACGAGGGAACCCGCGAGCTTTTTCAACACCTTGTCGATAACGGCCACGCATGGACCTTACAAGGCACCTACGGGCGAACCGCTTCAGCACTGCTTAAAGCAGGCGAGATCGAAGCTACCACCGAAACCGCGCGGCGCGTCAAGAATCGCTGAATCCCGGTAGCATCCAAGTAAGTGTAAGAGATAGAAAAAAGACGCCTTCGGGCGAGATAGGAGATAGATGCGGAAGCTCAAAACCCACGCGAAACATGCGCTCTATCAGGCGCATAAACACTCGGACAAAACTCGGACGGTCTTAGAGGCCGTAGCGAACATCATTATCGCACTCGAAACCCGACTGCTGTTTCTGTCGGCGCTGCTCATCGTTTGGTCTATCGTCGATGTGCTCAATATCCTCGAAATCAAAAACAGGGAGGTCAAAAGCCGATGAATCTACAGTTTAGGAACTTAGTCAACATGGTCCCGCAACACGCGGGACCTGCGGCGGAGCGTAAGCCAGAACACGCTACAAGCGACCTGGGATACGACTTCGGGGCCATCTTCCACGATGAAGAGGACAGAGAGGAAAACGGCGAATTATGAACAGCAACTACAGTATAGTAAAGCGCTACACCAGAAACGGGCGCGTGGTTTGGGATCTATTCGATCCAGACGGTCATCAAGTCCTCGAAATTGTCGCGCATGGCAAAGAACGAGCCGTTGGGGTTTACGACGCTGACGGGAACCAGCGTGTTTACATAGGGCCATCCTTGGAACAACTGGAACAACAGAAAAAAGAGGGACAAAAATGAAACAGTGGCTCACACTGGCAGCTATCGCGGGACTCACCGGCGCATCCTGGCCGTGGGTCCTGGGCTTCATCGGCATCGGCTTAGCACTACGGAGGTCGAATGCGAGCTAAACGCAGACTGGCCGATAGACTCCTGATTGCATTGATTCAAAAGAGGAAAGCGAGGAAACGAACATGAACTTAAACTACACATACGACGAGAAAACCGGCCTGTACGAGAATGATCTACAGACAAAGCCGGAAGAGAAACCTGAAGATTGGCGCGAGCGCGAGAAAAACGCTGGCGATCCGTTTAGAAACTGGAGGCCATAAAACTATGCCTGATAACGAATTACGATGTGAGTGCGATGTGGATTCCACGAAGAATCCCAACCCGCCTTCATGGTACCTGCCTGAAGAACGCAAGGCCATGAAGCACAAGCCCGGCAAATGCCCTGGAACCTACGAGCTAAAGCAGTATAGACGCAAGGGGAAAGTTGTAAACCTATGCTCTGCCTGCAACTTAACGTCGGATAAGGAAATAGCGCGGTGAGTCCCGCGCACTACGGAAGCAACAACACCCGCGCTGGATCGTATTAGACGATCAACTCAACGGCGTTCTAATGCCATTGCCCTGTCATGGCGGGAAAAGCACAGGGTCCGTAGTGCGGGCGATTTGCCCGGAAAGTGAAGATATGCTTAGTGAAAACATACATTGTACGAATACAAGTTAACGGCAAAACAGTCGGCGGCGCAGTCGCTATCGGCTCAGGATCACCCGATCAGGCAGCCGAAAGCGTCAAGGCCAAGTTCGACAAAGATAACGAATCAGAACACTTTGCCAAACACGGCGATATCATCGACATCGAAGTGTTTGAAGCGCCACCTGAGTTAGTTCAGAAAGCCCTGCAAGGCCAGCTTACCGGCAAGGTGGGGGTAGATTCGATTCAGATGCCGCAGCAAGGAAAGGTAGGAGTAGCCTAGAAACGAATAGGACGCTCCAGGAACGATTGAAAGGACAGTTATGTCACTATGGACCCATTCGCTCTGCGAAGCGTGCTACGCGGCGCTAGAGCCAGGACGAGAACCAGCACGAATTGTCGATCCAGAAACCGAGAGGTGTTGCCGGTGTGGCGTCGAGCATTCAAGCGGGATCTACTATCGCGCGGACCCGAAAACGCTATTGTGCACTGGAAAGCATTTGACGGAGTGAAGCTACACTACTTCGCAGTTGGGCCACTTCGTAACGGAGGGCCTGCGTTTCTGCTCGCCACGTCGATACTTCTGCGGCCAGCAATGAATACTTCGATAGTGGTCTGGCTAGCTTCGCCCTGTACTGATATACAAATCGCTTACTACACCCGGCTATCTCGGAGATTTCCCTAACATTACTTCGGCCTTCCGAGATCAAGTATCGAACCGTGCGAGCTTTATAAGTATTTGTCAATACTAGCAGTGTTCCCAAGTAAGCGACGCATCATTAGCTTAGACCTTTTCGGTATGGCATGTCAAGTTAAAAACCTTGACTATCTGTTTCCGTCAAGCGTAAAATAGAAGAGGAACGAATAAACGAATTATGACTATTTGGAAGTATGCGTTGGCCGTCAAAGATCGCCAGGATATCGACATGCCGAAAGGGGCTAAGATTTTAGCTGTTCAGAATCAGAACGGCGGCGGGCAGCTATGGGCGCTAGTCAACCCGAAAGCCAAGAATGTCACGCGCACGTTTGCCACATTCGGCACAGGCCACGAATTGCCGAACAACCTACACGACGAATTTAAGTACGTCGGTACTTATTTAGCTAACCCGTTCGTCTGGCATGTTTTCGAGGTATTGCCATGAAACTAACCTGCCAGTGCTGCGGATTCACGCAGTACTTTGACGACGGCGAAGTGGCGTTTCATGCCGGGTGGGATTGCCCGCCACACTTCACCGGCTACGTGTGCTGTAATCTATGCCCTGGATCGTTTGTAGTCCTGGGCATGACGGACAAACATAAAGCCGATCACGAACGCTGGAAACGCGACGGACGACCGGCTGAGTTTCAGATACCAATGGACGAAGAAGGGAAACGGATATGAGTTTATACCGAGAAGATTTAGATGCAAGCGGCTGTGCTACCCCCAACTGCGGGCATGATCACAGCGAGCTATTCTTTCATGGCAAATGCCACATGGACGCGCCAAGTATTGCTCGATACGTCAAAACCACTGGTACCGTCGAGATCGAATGCGCCGAATGCAACCGGCCAATCGCCAGCGTGAAGGTCGCAAGCCATCGGCACTGCAACTGCGGAGCGGGCGAGAATGCACCGGCCAAGGCGCACGCCAGGGGATGTTTGGTGAACTGAATCGATTTAACGATTGACACAATCTAAGTATTGAGCGATACTTTCTGAGTACCGCAAAAGATAAACGAATAGGAGATAGGACGAATGGGACAATACCGGAAACCCGTAAACCTTGACAAACACGAGTTCATTTATCCTCACAAGCTAGGCACCGGCCTAAAGCTGTGGGAGCAACTCGCCAACGCACCCGGCACCGGCGCGGCGCTGATCGTTTTAACAGCGGCGCTACCCGAAACGCGCGGTGGTGGAGATTTTGATCTTGAGGAAAACTGGCATGGTCCAGAGCGCACATTCCCCGAGCACGACGTAACGCCGGGACCAATGCCAGAAGACTACGCGCCCATCGCCCAGCGCACCATTGGGCGCTGGGCGGGCGACCGCATCGCGCTAATCGGGGACTATGCCGAAGACGGAGACCTGGGCGACAGTCCGGTATTTCAAACGCCAAAGGGCAACGATCCGCTTAAACTGATTCCGGCCAGCAAGGTGTATGGACTATGCACCGACGAACCAACGAATGAAGATCCAGAGCGACAAGCCGAGATCGAAGCATTGGGCGGGGCCTGGAAAGACATTACCGACGATGTCGCGCTGGTGATCGAGCACGAATTGAACGGCAAATTCGAAGGCGAAGGTTGGCGCAACTGGAAGCCGACAGAACGGAAACGCGCATGAGCCTAAAGTGCGATATCTGCTATGCGGAAACCCCCACATGGGATTATCCCGTCAAGTCCTTTCAGATGCCAGCGCTTAACTGGGTCAGTATTGAGAACTGGGCTGCTTGCGATACCTGCCACGACTTGATCGAAGCAGACGACCGAATTGCCCTTAACCAGCGGTCCCTTGGGACGTTCATATTGCCGGATGGCTCGACGCCACCGGAGTGGGAGAGGCCGTTTTTGCTTGAAATCATCGAGCAGCTTAACGAAAAGTTCTACGCCAACCGCCTGGGGCCAGCAACACTGATTAGTCAGGAGGAACTTGCGAAGTGACAATCGACGACATCAGGCTAGAACAGACATGCGATACCTGCCCTGAGCAGTACGATGCCTACGTGGGCGAACAACGAGTTGCCTACTTGCGGCTCAGGTGGGGCCACTTTCGAGTTGAAGTTCCATTTGACGGGAAGACCGTACTCAGCGAGCAGATCGGAGACGGCCCACGGGGCGCATTTGCCGACGAAGAGCGCGACGAATGGCTTACAAAAGCCAAGCAGGCAATTCTGGACGAATTATGTACACCGAAAAGCAAATCGAACGGCTGACGCATTATCACAAGGCCGCGACGGTCTTTAAAGCCAAACGAATAATGGGGCCGGGCTATCTCTACATCCTGAAGTTTGACGACGGTAGAGAAGAGATCGTCCATTCGCAAAAACGAGCGCATGAGATCTACAACATGCTCAAGACAAAGGGAGTGTAGGTGACAACCGAGACACAAATTAACGAAGCCCGCCAGTATCTCGAAATGATCGAGAGCCTGCGGCAGAAACACGTAGCAGGCGAATTCCTGAGCCCCTACGCCTACATCTTGAAGAATGGCCGGGAGTGGGGGCCGCGTATATTCCCGGCAGGCGTTAAGAAAATGAAAGACAAAGCCTGCTTTCAAAACGCCTACAACCTTTCACAAAAGAAGGGCTACCGCTACGTCGAGGGGATGGCGACCAGTATCATCCCGTGTGACCATGCGTGGTGTGTAAACGACCAAGGCGAAGTGATCGATCCGACCTGGGGTAAGACGTTTTTGAGCGGCAAAGAGCGCGGGCCTGCCGATTACTTCGGTGTCGAGATCCCGGTTGAGAAGCTCCACAAGATCATGCTGCTTACACGAGTCTACGGCGTGTTCGGCAACTGGCAGCAGTGGGACGAAGTACTGAAGATTTTAAATGAAGAAACGAAAACCAGGACGGCCTAAGCACCCGCGCGTATCTCGGGCTGAGATCTTGGAGTACGTCAATACGAATATCGGCAGGTTGTACGTAGTCCGAGAACAGGTAGGCCAATTCGGAGGTTACGTGGAACCAACCTACAAGTCCATGCTTCAGCTTCGAGATCTTCTGACGACCGGCAAGCGATACCCAACAATTTGAAAGGATAACCAGATGGACGAATTGAGATTAGAGCAGCAGCAACCCGAAAAGTCGAAACACGAGTTCGGCAAGCGCAAGCTGAAAAAGATCGGCCAGCATATCGCGCAGATCCTCACAGGTAAACTCAGGGGAAAATGGATCGTCGAGAACGGAAAAGTTAAAACTGATCGACGGGCGCTGGCTAACTCCACGTCAACTCCTTGAAGAGATCAAGGCACAGCTACGGCTACGACCGGAGCTTTACGACCAAGAGATGATCGTAGACACAGCAAATAACGACTGTGGGACTGTGTGTTGCTTGGGTGGCTGGGCTGCTGTAATGACTACCGGCGGGCGAGTAATGCTGTCTAAGATAGCCGATTTCCTCACAAGCGGAGCGGACCCCGGTACTTGGCTGTTCTACGCAGAGTGGGGTAATCCATTTTCAACTCAATTGCTCACACAGAGAAAGGCGATAGAAAGAGAGTACCTTGCGGCTAGAACCGGCGCAGGCCGGGTCGAAGCGGCCTGCAAAGCCATCGACTTGTTCATCAAGGAACATGACCTGAAATGAGCGACAAAACACTGACCTATATGAAAGATGGCGCTCTGGTAGTGCCATGGGAAATAGAAAGAACGGGGGCAGATTATCAATCTGCTTACGCCAGATGAGTACTCCAAGCTACCGCTAGGTACGGAAGTTACAAATATCTTCGGCGAAGTTAAAACCAAGACAGAGCGTTCCAGCATACCGGGCGATCCAAATTACATTGACGAAGATACAAGGTACGGCAGGCTACGGGATACCAGCTTGAAGCTCTGGCTGGACGATGTGCGCGAGCCCTGGAAACACGGGGCGCTGGGCTGGGAGTGGGCCAAGGCCGCCGACGAAGCTATAGCTCTGCTCAAGACCGGCAATGTCGAGATCGCAAGCCTGGACCACGATCTAGCGCCAGAGCATTATCCCTGGAGCGGGGTCCCGATTGAGGAAGTCACCGGCACCGGCTACGATGTAGTCTGTTTCCTAGAGGCCAACCCGCACAATACTGGCCGCAGGACGGCGTCCGGTGTCATTCGATGAACCCGGTAGGCCGCAAGCGAATGGAGATCGTTGTAGAGAGACATTACGGGAGATTGTTCTGAACGTGCTGGCACATATCGACGGGTTCATCCTGAACTGCTTTGAGCGCTTCAGCCACTTCATGCAGCGGACTTTCGGTACCAAGGCTGTGGACTGGGAGCGGTTCTGCTTGATGGCCTCTGCGGCCATAACGATGACTCGCGAATCCAAAATAGCCGGGCTAGCGCTCGCTATTTTTACGACGATAATCACCATCCTTATGTTCACGTTGACGTACTTTAGGATACCGACGCCACCAGGAACGATGAACCCACGCAAGATCCGAAATCAATTCTCCAGGCCATTTTGTATACTTTTTTGCCTGACGTTCCTGTGGAACGATCTTAGAACCGGCAATCTATGGTACGAGTTATGGCGCTTTGCTGACTATTTTAGCGCCTGCGACGACCTGCCGCCTGGGGAATCACAAGTACGAAAGTTCGTCAACAGCCTCAAGGCAGGCTTTAGACAGCCGGTGCCAGTAGGTGCATCTTTTCGCTTGACGAAAACATCGAAGTAGTGTAGGCTGAGTATTCGCCAATACTTGATAGGATGCGTGGCAATTGGCCGCGCCAGATAGGGAGATAACAACTTGATAGATCAGTTTATAAGCGCAAGAAAAGTATCGACTCCAATCGTACTTATTCGCTCTACGGATTATAGTTTGACAACCAGGGCGATAAAGTCTGCATTGGATGTCAAGGATAAGACCGCCAAGAAGCAGAAGGGCGATCCGATTATTACGTGGGACTGCATCAATGGATGGATGCCCATGAATGACGCTGGCAAAGAAGCGTGCGCTAAGTTCGGGTCAAACGATGACCTGAAATCGAAAACCACCAACGCGGTAGAGTCTATCGAGTTAGCGCAACAGCTACCTGCCGGTTCAATCCTGTTCCTGTATAACGCCCATCAAGGATTCGATAATCCTAATTGGATTCAGGGATGCTGGAACACCAGGGACACCTATAAAACCAATAGACGCACGCTGGTGCTTCTAACGATCAGCAACGTCGCTCTGCCGCCGGAACTGGCGCAAGATGTCATGGTGATCGACGAGCCACTGCCAGACGCCGAACAGCTTGAGACGCTCGTCAAAGCCGTCTTTGATTCCGTTGACGAAAAAGTTCCGGATGGAGTTTTACCGAAAGCTGTTGAAGCGCTCGCCGGGCTATCAAATTTTCCGAGCGAGCAAGTTACAGCCATGAGCTTGTATCGTGATGAAGGCAAGAAAGTCACCCTGAACCTTGATGGACTCTGGAGTCGGAAACGGTCGATGATTTCTAATACCCCCGGCCTGTCTGTTTGGCGTGGCGGGGAGACGTTCGATCAAATCGGTGGATGCGAGAACGTCAAGGGCTTTATGAAGCGCATCATCGCCGGGAAACGAGCACCGCGAGGTATCGTGTTCATCGACGAGATCGAGAAGGCGTTCGCTGGAGCCACGGCTGGGTCGAGCGATAGCTCTGGAGTCAGTCAAGGATTCTTAGCTCAGATTTTGAGCTACATGGAAGACAATCAGACCGCAGGCGTGATCTTCATCGGTCCACCTGGGGCGGCAAAGAGCGCAGTAGCTAAGGCCACCGGAAATACCGCAGGCGTCCCGACGATTAGTTTCGACCTGGGCGGCATGAAAGATTCACTTGTCGGGGCCAGCGAAGCAAGGCTCCGCAACGCACTGAAAGTCGTAACTGCGGTCACTCAAGGGCAGGCGTTGTTCATTGGAACTTGCAATCGTATTTCGATACTTCCGCCAGAGCTTCGTCGTAGATTTACTTTGGGCTGCTACTTTTTTGATCTCCCGCGACCTGAAGAGCGCGAGGTTATATGGGATATCTACCTGAAAAAATACAACCTACCGGAACAGGAACTGCCGAACGATGAAGACTGGACCGGCGCTGAAATCAAGCAATGCTGTGATATTGCTGATCGGATTAGCAATACGGTAATCGAGGCGTCTCAGTTTATCGTACCTGTAGCTAAGAGCGCAGCCAAACAGATTGCCGAGCTTCGCGAAGAAGCCAGCGGCAGATTCATTTCGGCGTCTGAGCCTGGGTTTTACAAACACCGGGCCTCAGATACCGCTGCCGGGGCGAGCAGAGCAATCAGCCTGGAGGATTAAGACGAATGAAATGGTATGCGTTTAAGTTTCAAATCCGAAAGTGGCAAGCGAAGGACGGGCGTTACACGAATCTGGAATCCGTAACGGTCGTCCACGGCATTGGCCGTGACTGGCAAGAGGCGATAGAACGAATGAAGGTATTCTTTCAGCCGGTTAGGATCGAGATCGGAGATCTAGAGTGGCGCGTAGAGCTTTCTGGTATGTACAACTGCGAGCACTTTAACCTGCCGGAGCCTGAGGCGGAGGCCACGCGAAAGATAGAAATATGACGGTACACCTATACCACGTAACCTATGTCCGCTGGAATAGGGAGAATACACTTCTAGGCCAGAAGATGGAGGTCTATACGCCTGGGACCAGCGGATGGGACGCGGCGGCGCGAGTTCGTGAGTGGGTTTCTGATAGGATCGAGATATTCCGTTGCCATAAACAAGACCTAAAGGTCGTCGGCTTGGATTTCGCCAAGCTGGGCTTCGTTGATCCAGAAACCGGAAAGCGCCGGGCCAAAAAGTCCGAGCGGGCCATCCAGATAGACTGATATGGAGCCAACCTACGAAATCGTTTCAGAACGCGCAGTACTAGGCATACGCTGCCTGCTCTGCGGTCTAACTTCCTGGAACCAAATGGATGTCGTGGAGCGGTACTGCGGACGCTGCCATCGTTTCCATTATTCCGAGCATCTAATTAACGAGGAGCAAAAAAGTGCCGTGTGACATGGTCCAAGTGAATACTCTTGACTTTTCAACAGCGAAAGGTCACGAGGACATCCTAGCAGAAGCTCTGCGAGCGCTGGGCTATACCGTCCAGCAATCCGGCAAGAGTCTGTCGTTCTATAAGACCGGCGTCAGCGGAACGTACTCTAATGGCACGTTCCGAACGCAGAACAGCACGATAGACCTGGACGCCGTCAAACAGCAGTTCAGCCGTACTGTTGTTAAAACAGCCGCACGAAAATTCGGCTGGCAGTTCACGGAGAAGGCCGGGAAAATCCAACTGAGGAAGCGCATATGAGCAAAGAAGACATCATCAACATCGAGATTCTGGCAGACGGCCAAATAAAGAGTACTTTTGATCCGATATCGCCAGCCAATCATAGTGTCGCTGAGGCATTCACCCGCCTGCTCGACGAGCTTACCGGGACCAAGGGTAAGCGTACCAGGCGCAAGGATGCAAAAGTCCACGTTCACACGCACACCCACGAAAACGAAGGTGGAGGTCACAAACACTAATGCCTTGCCTTGGACCAGATGAGGGCGAGTATAGCGCCGAGCTAAGCCGTGATGTGGATAAATTGACCAGAATGCTCTGCGAAATGTGCCGTCGGGCTGACGCAGGCAAAAAGGGGATGCCGGACGGGGAAACGGCAAAGTGGTGGAAGGAACACCAAAAGCTCGACGCTCGCCGGGAGCGCGAAGAACGGGAAGAGCGTGAACGCAAAGAAACGGCCAAGAAAGCATTTGGGAAACTCAGTAAAAAAGAGCGGGAAGCACTTGGGCTCTGAGCGTTTATATTTTGGGAGAAACCAAAAGATCTGCCTGCGGAGGTACGACTGAGAGTGCTCATGGATGGAAGATCCACTAGTCAGTATTTTCAAGCCGACAAATGGAAACCGATAGGAGATAAATTGATGGCAAAACCGATAAAGTGTGATATCTGCGGGGCGGGGCCTTTCAAGCACCCGGCACCGCTTGGCCGACATAAGCGTGACGCTCACGGCATACCTGGGACGAGTCACACCACTCTCGATTATCACAAGGCAAAACAGGCGGCGCAGACGCCCGAGGAAGCTCTCAAGGCCAGGAAACTGACGTGTGATATCTGCGGCGCTGGGCCTTTCAAGGGACCGCATCTAGTAGGTATCCATAAGAAAAAGGAGCATGGTATAGAAGGCTCCAGCGCTTCTGTGATCTACAAACGCCAGCGCCGGGCTATCAACGGAGCTACCGGCATAGGATTCGACCGCATCAGCACCAACCTTGACGCGCTAGCACGAGTCCGTAAACCCAACGGCGGTATCAGCCTGGACGAGGCAATCTCCGCACTTGAGACCAAACGCGACTCAGACTATCGGGCCGCAAACGAAGCAATCGCGTATCTCAAAGAAATGAGGAACCAATAGAATGACGCCGTTTCTTTCGCTTCAGGCACCGATCTCCTACCGGATGATCGCTATGCTCCGATACATCAAGTCGCACCCGCTTCCACTGGGGAAGCTACGCATCGTCAATCAGTTGACATTGTGGGCACTGTTGCACCGTAGCCCCCAACTGGTCAAGCGTGAGGGTGATTTCGTGGTCATCACCAACGCAGGTATTGAGGTTCTGGCCGGGTACACCAACCCTGCGCTTGCCGTACGAAAGGTCGAAGCAGACCTGTCTCAACGAGTTGAGAGTTTGATCGCCTTAGTTCGTAGCCGCGCCCGGCGCAAATCTCAGTAGCTTAGCGCGAATTTAGTATTGACAAATACTTTCTGTAGTGCGAGAATAAATATGAGAGACATCAAACCAGAAAAGCCTGTGCTCCGGCCTTCAGACCGGTTCGTGAAGTTCAGCTACGACGATCTGACCGTACTGATAGATCTCATGGAATGCGTCGATTTGGAGCCAGAAGAGATCATCGTGAAGGAAAAGGCAGTCCAGATCAGATCTTTGATGGTACAAAAGAGGGCAGCCGAAGACGCCCAAGATAGAGCGATACGTAAAGAAAGATCAAGAAGATACAAGGATACCCATGGAAACGCAAACCCTTCCAAAAACGGTGAGCCAGCAGGTAGCTGAACTTACCGGCAAGACGCCACAGAAAGTACGGATATTCGACAAAGCCTGCTGCGTGCGCGTGAAGTTCAACAAAGTTGGGACTTCCCGCAAGATTCCGTCCGGGGCCGTCGAAACAGACAGTGACCGTGATCTCATCAGGGTCAGCAAGACTCTGTACGATTCCTCTGAGATGAAGGCTGTCAAGAAATTCGACGGCGAGATCCGGGCCTGGATCTACTCACGCTGTCTCAGTTCCTACATCGACGACGGCTTGTATTTCATCAGCTTACAGTCTCTTAAAGACTTCGACGAGCAGATGAAAAAGTTCGAAGTCCAGCGAGCGGCCTTAGTCGAATCTCTGGTCGCAGCTTCCGAGCGCATCATCGATCAAGACAAGAACCGTCTGCGGTCAAACTTCAGAGAGTCCGACTACAAGAGCCCTGACGCTTTGAGGAAAGCCTTTAGCCTCTACTGGCGCTACGTGTCGTTCGTGGCTCCAAAGTCGCTTGAGGCCGTCTCTGAAGACCTGTACAAGAAAGCTCAGGATCAGATCAACGCCGATATCGCCGATGCGACCGCCATGGTCCGCTACGCCCTACGGGAGGAAATGAAAAGTCTGGTAGATTGGACCGTGAATCGCCTCACACCAGATGAAGGCGGCAAAAAGAAGATTTTTCGTTCGAAAACCAAAGAGGGCGAAGAGATCGGCTTCACAGCCAAAATGAAAGACTTCCTGTCCTGCTTCCAGGGCCGCAATATCACCGAAGACGCCGAGCTACAGCAACTTGTACAGAAAGCTCAGGCTTTGATGGCCGGTGTCGATCCCGAAAAGCTCAGGACTTCCGACATGGACCGGGATTACGTCCGCGCAGGCTTTGAAGAACTAAAGGCCGAACTGGACACGATGGTCAAAGACGCGCCCTTGCGGGCAATCGAGGTAGACTAACGATGTTAAACAACAATAATCCAATCAACCTGCCGGGCACGCAACCGGCCTGCCACGGCGAAGTGGCAAAAGCTCAGGCGATCATGAAGAACATCGTCAAGAACCGTGGCGTGTTCGATCCAGGAGTCAATAATGGCTAAAGTATCGACAATCTCAAAAGTCAAAACAAACGCCGGGCCGGATATCCGAACGATCCCGATTGCCAATATCGAAAATAAATTCGATGTCAGGCAGGTTTTAGACGACGACCGGGTAATCTATCTGGCTGAGCTTTACGAAGGCGGCGTCAATGTCGAGCCCATTAAGGTCATCCTGGTCACACCCAAGGCCGCTAACCCAAGCGATCAGAAGTATGCCTTCGTTGACGGGCGGCACCGAGCCGCAGGTAGAGCATTACTGGGCTTGCCGACAATCGAAGCTGAGGTAGTATCAGCGGAAGAACTTGACATGGCTGGACTCTATGCCGAGTCACTCAAGGCCAACTGGGGCGGAGCGAAACCGCCGACACGCCAAGATATCCGGCATACCATTCAGAGAATGCTTGAATCAGGCGCGACGTTTAATCGTGTGCGAGCGGCACTGGCATTTCTGCCTCCGAGCGTTTTCAGGCGCTATGCCGCCGATGCGATGTCGTCTATTGGCAAACACAAGATGCTCATGGCTCTTGAAGCTATCGCAGGAGGGATGAAGCTGCCTGCGGCTGCTGAAAAGTACGGTATCGATCCAGAGAAATTGAGGGACGCCATCACCGGCCAAAAGAAGAAGGGCAAGACCACGCAGATCATGTTGAGTGAGAACAAGATGTTCGTAACCAACGCCCTGCGTAGCGCCAATCAGAAAGTGGCCGGGAAGATGAAAGCACTGTTGGTCAAAGTCGAAGACAGCGAAATGCCGGTACACGTCATGATGGACATTATCGAAGCCTGGGAAAGCTCTGTTTCAGCTTCGCAGCATCGCATCAAAGACTGGAAAGAGCGGCTCCAGAGTATCGCCGGGGGCCTTGGGAAAGGCGTCGAAGAAGACTAGAAAGAGTCTAACATGACCAACATGGCACACTTTACCAAGGCCGACATCGACGGAATCTTCCAGGCATTTAGCCACGATGACTACGTCGATGAGCTTAAAAAAGAAGCGAAAGAAATCATGAAGGTCGCCGAAGACAGCGAGCACTTCCGTACCGTGGTCAATATGTTTTTACAGAAGGCCATGGAGTCGATCACCGCCGGTGGCTTGAAGCCGAAAGTCCTGGGCAATATGGTCCTGGTATCGTTCCTGGTTGGCATGAAGTACCAGCAGTCTGTCGGCGGCGTGAGTTCCGATCCAGATATCGATCCAGAACTGCTTAGAAAGATGCTCGAAGGGTACGAAGATCCAGACAACGATGCCGAGAAATGATCGAAGCAACGGGCGCTACATCCTGAAGGGAAAGACGCCGGTACCTGAGCCGGACCTGCTCAAATGGGCTCAGTGGTTCGAAGAAGCCAATAACCGGGTAGTCAAGCAAGACACGATCAACGGATACTTTGTATCTACGGTTTTCCTTGGCCTGGATCACGACTTTGGGTTCGGCGGGGCACCGATACTATTCGAAAGCATGGTCTTCGGCGGTCGAACTGAAATCATGGATCGGTATTGCACCTGGGAACAGGCAGAGCGCGGACATAAGCAGATCGTGCGACGTGTGTCTCGATGGAAAATCAAGGGATCACGCTGCGAGCCAGAGAAAGAGAAACCACCAAAACTGAGGGCAATTGAGTTATGAGCACACCGATCCTAACGCGAGCCAAGGGAAAGACAGGACGTGTATGGATAGCCAAGGAAGCCCTGCAAACCCTCTACTATGAACGCAACTTATCCACCGTAGAGATCGCGTCTCTTCTTGGTGTTTCCAAGAAAACCGTCCGCTTGCGCATGGAAGAATACGAGATGAAGGCTCGCTCTCTACGCGAAGCGTTCTCCGTGTCTACCAAGCATTACGGGAAAAATCCACGCATTGGCCAAGACTCCACGGCGTGGAAGGGCGGAAGAAAATATCACGCCTGCGGATATATTCAGGTTTTATCTAAAGGACATCCAGAAGCCAACGCCGATGGCTATGTTTTTGAGCATCGATTAGTCGCCGAGGGGATGATCGGACGCAGGCTTCTACCTGACGAAGAAGTACACCATATCAACATGGAGCGAGACGACAACAGGCCGGAGAATATCCTCGTTATGAAAATTTCGGAGCACCGTTCTATGCACATCAAAGCACGCTGGGACGCTGGGCTCATGCCTGGAGCAAAATTATGACAACTGAAGTAACTACCGGGGTTCATGCATTCACGCCAGAACAGGTGGCGTTAATTAAAAGCCAGATCACCCCTGAAGGCACTACCGACGATGAACTGGCTATGTTTTTACTGTACTGCACACGTACCGGATTAGATCCATGGGCGCGTCAGATTTACCTGAGTGAGCGCCGGACTAAAAAGGGAGATCGCTGGATCACGACGCGCAAGCCGGAAACTACTATTGACGGCTTTAGGTTAATCGCTGATCGTACCACTAAATACGCCGGTCAGCTTGGACCCCAGTGGTGTGGCGAGGATGGTGCCTGGAAAGACGTTTGGACGCCACGGGAGCCGCCGATAGCTGCAAGGGTAGGCGTCCTGCGGCATGACTTCAAGGAGCCATTGTACGCCGTGGCTCTCTATGACGAGTACGTTCAGAAGAACAGCGAAGGCAGGCCAAATTCGATGTGGCTCAAGATGCCCGCTAATCAGTTGGCCAAATGCAGTGAATCGCTCGCTCTGCGTCGTGCATTCCCCCGCGAATTAAGTGGTCTCTATACTCGCGAAGAAATGGCGCAAGATACACCGGACTCGCCTGCGCCAAGTACTGAGCAATACTTCGTGGAGGAAATCCCGGCTGATTCAGAACCGGTAGTCCAGGTCGTCGATCACATTAACGGGAATCCGACCGACAACACGCTATCCAATTTGAAGATCGTGCCTCAGTCAGCGAAACCGGAGCCGACCCTCAACGAGCAAGTAGACGCGCACCGGGCTCTGGCTGAGATCGAGGTTAAGCAGATTCGCGAGGATATCATCAAAACCACCGGCGGCGTGACCAAGCAGATGACCGACGAGTTCTTCTTGGGATGGTTTGGGGCTAAAGACAAGCGCAGTCTGCCTAGGATCGTTTCGTCTTATCTTGCTCCGCTACAGGCGCTCCAGAAGACTCTTGTAACCGTAGCTGGATCGCATCAGCAACTTTTAGAGAGCCCCCAAGCACTTGGGGCTAGCGTCAAAAAAGAGTACGACCAAGTTACCGCAGGCGGGACACGAAACCACGCAGCACAAACAACCGAGGCCGTATTTGAACGGACTGAAGTGCTCGACGACAAAGACATCTTAGAAGATCCGCTGCTGACGAAGTTTAACTGGAAGAACATCAATACCGCGATCTTCGCCAAGGCCCTGATGGTTAAATGGGGCCACGACATGGAGACGTTTGAAAAGCACCTGCGGCTGCTCAAGATTCTGGATCTGCCGGAGCCGGAGATCGTGGCGCTGTGCAAGATGTTATGGCACTCGACAGACGCCTACACGATATGGAAGCGCGGCCTGGACAAGAAGATACCGCTGACGGTTTCGCTCATAGCGATAGAAAACGAACTTGGCGAGACTCTCGGAAACGGCTCCGACTCAGCCAAGGTCGCCAAAGCGATATCCGTAGTAGCTGGAGCGATGTAGATAGAAAGAAAGGGATAACTGATAAATGAGGAATAGTGAAGTTATGACTGGATTAGACATACTCGAAGAGCTTGAAATGGAACTGGCGCAGGTCAGCGATGATCAAGTAGCGTTTCGCGCTACCAAGTTCGACAAGGTCGAAAAGGGCGAAACCGTCGTCGGTACGGTCCAAAACGATACGCTCAAAAAGCTGTGGTGCTTGATGGCGATTCTGGGCGCTCGCGGGGTCAAGGGCAAGGCCGACATCGAGACGGCTACTTCGGAATCCGAAGAGAAAGACAAGCTGTCTGCGGCTGCTCGTGATATGTGCTTGGCGAAGATCGCAAAGTTCCTGTTCTGGGCGCAGCTTCGGCGCGAGTTCGATATTTTCGCCGCAGACAATATCGGCGTTCGCTCCAACTGGCAGGTCATTACCTCCAAAGAAAAAGATCAGCACCCGCTGGTCGGTCTGCTCGGCGGGATCTTGGGCCAGGGAGGGGACGATTGAATCCACTAACCCCGGAGCAGTGTGATTACCTCTACGAAGTGCTACTCGGCTTTCTCTTGCCGCCAGAAACAGCAAGATCGATTGTTCAGGCGATGGCGAATAAGTTCGGTATGCACGAAGTCGAGATATGAACCTTACGTTTGATCCAGTGTCGCACACGTACCGGCTGGACGGGGTAGAGATACCATCGGTTACGACCGTGCTGGACTGGGCGGGGTTTTCTCCGCCCTATCCTGCGACTGGAGACTATAAGGCCAGAGGCACAGCAGTCCATACTGCTTGCTTGTACTACGACCAAGGTAAAAGGTTTAGAGTTGATCCGCGTATTGATGGATACTTGGCTAGTTACGAGATCTTCAGAAAAGACTTCCCGATGAAGTGGGACCTAATGGAGATCCAGGCATTTCATCCGGTTCTGGTATACGCAGGTACGTTGGATCGTGGCTATCTAGGCAGGCACAGGGGAAATATGTTGATCGTGGACATCAAAACCGGAGAACCACCAAAGAAACGATTGGGGCTCCAAACAGCGGCTTACGCGATGCTCCACGCCAATCCTCCGCGATCAGCCGAACGTATGGGCGTTCAGTTGGACAAAGACGGCGGGAGATATAAGCTGCATGAATGTTCGGACCCGGCTGATTTCGATGTCTGGGTCGGACTGGTACACAGATGGCATTGGGAAAGGAAAAGATGAACACTGTAAAAGTAAACCGCGAAGAGCTTCTGACGACCGTCAAGGCTAACTTCGACAAGCACAAAGAGATCGTTACCGAGGCTTTCGCTAAGTATCGAGAGCTTGCGGTAGCTGAACTGGATGCGATGATCGCAGAAGCCAAAGCAGGCAAGCGCATCCGCAGACAGGTGTCTCTTGTCGAGCCGATTGACCAGAGCGCTGAATATCTGACTGCGATCAGAAAGCTCGAAATGTCGGTAGATCCCGTTATCGAGATCGACGACGAAGACTTCCGGCACCTAGTCATGGACGAGTGGCGCTGGAAAGGGCAGTTCATGGCGTCCAACAGAACTTACACAACAAAGGCGGATCAGTAAAATGAAGAAAATCAAAAAGCAGCAGAGCACGGCGCTCGGGATCGTCAGGAGATACTTCCCGAACGTCAGGAAAGTAGTTGACGCCAAAACAGCGATGAATGTCACGGTCAGCAAAAGAGACGCTGATAGCGCTAGCGCGAAGATGCCGGATGAGTGTGCCGTCGCCAAAGCTATGCAGCGACATCACACTGGCGCAATTATCTCCAAATCGACTTCGTATGTCATTGACGGGGATGTAGCGACTCGCTTCAAAACTCCCGAGAGCGTCACCAGGGAGATAGTCTCGTTCGACAGAAACAAAGTATTCGAGCCTGGAGAGTATACACTACGGGCACCGTCGAGCCACGAGCGCCTGGGGCCGAGAGACCGGCCACAATACAGTAAGAGTAGGACAACTGACACACCTCATCGGGCCTATCACGCAACAAAAGGCGTTAGATCCCTCAAGAGAAAGTGATCAGTGACACAATCGCAACTACAATTCGTCTACGAGCTTTCGCTCTGGTTCAAGGAACATGCCATGTCAGGAAAGTCGATTACGCCTGACGCTATCTCATGGCGAGACGCATCCAATACTTTGAAGCAGATTTTGGAAGAGACGCCGATGTCTACGCCTGTGCGCCGTAAAAAGATTAACGCGCAGGCGGCGGCTGAAGCAGCCAGGGACGACAAACCCCCGAAGTTGAGGGCGATAGAGCTATGAAGAAAGGCAGATACATGATACAGTGCGCGTGCGGCAAGATACACGAAGTCCAAGCTGAATGTTTTCAGCCTAAGAAAGTTCTAGCAACGGTTCAGTACAAAGACTGGGGCTTTGAAGTTTCGGAGGATCAGTCCTGGTTCCAGGTTCGCATTAACGACGAGCACAAGGGCCGTAAGTGGAAGCTCTCTCCGCACATGACCAAGTCCGAGATCGTCCAGACGGCGTTTCTGGCCGTTCTGACTGCCGAAGAGCATGAGACTCGCGAGCAGTTTAAGTATCGCGGCTATGCTATCTTCGGGCCACACTTCAACGTGGATCGCTTGGCGGATCTCATTCACCAGGGCGGAGCGCACCAGATCAGGGACTAACCTATATGGACTTCATCGCCGTAACATCGTCAAACATCCAGGCATACGCAGTGGACGGCAGTACTTTGTATTTGCAATTCAAAGGGGGCGAAACTTACGCCTACCACCTACTGCCAGACACAGTGACCCAGGGATTCGCGGATGCAAGTAGCAAGGGCGAGTTCTTCCATGGCCAGATCCGGCCATTCTACAAGGGGATAAAGTGAATGGACTCCAATTTCAAGTACATGATCGTATGCCTTGCGGGGCCTGCAATCGATAAAATGGATTCCTTTTGGAGCAACAAACTTCAGTATCGTGACTTTAACGGAGCGTGGACGCTACGCAAGCGCGACGCCGCGACGTTTACAGCCACGGAAGCTGAGGAAGAGATGAATAAAGTATCAACGCAGACAAACTCTGATTACTTCGTCTATCTCGTCAGGCTCCCGAAGGGAGTCCCCTATCTGAGAATGTTAGGGGAGGGCGACGAGCATAGACCAGAGAAGCAGGCTGCCGAGAAGCTGCGAGCAATTGAATTATGAAGAAGCTAACCAAGAAACAGGCCAAAGAGGCTATTATCCAGGCTGTTGATGCCGGGCGTGTAAAGTTCTCCCACCCTGACGCGACCAAGATGCTCAGCGGGCCCGCGGTCGATCCCAAAACAACCGAGTTCGACTACTTGGAATCTGAAATGATCGCGCCATTCAATCCGACCGAAGAAGACCGTAAGGCGTGGCAACATGACGGCGGGATTCATTTTCGGTGGGGCCTGAAGGGTTTTGGGTTCGGCGAGGCCAGTATCGTGTCCCGTAATGGGAAGTGGGTCGCAGATACCGAGCACCTAGGTCGGGACTTTTTGATCAAAATCCTGACTCGCTGGGCCAAGCAGATGAAAATCCGATGAGCGACACGACAATCTCTACTCCTGACACGTCAGAGCTACAGCCGCGCATCTTAGCGCTTGAAGAGCTTCGTAACCTGAAGATCACCGACGCCGCTACGCTCCAGGCAGCCAAAGATGGCATAGACGCCTGCGCCGAGCTTCAGAAGCATGAGACGCTCACTAAAATCTCCACAGCCTGCGCGGAAGCCAACTCACTCCATAAAACGCTCACAGCACTTAGAGATAGTTTTCTGGACCCAATCGAAAGTATTTCTCGATACTTACGCGGGACTGTGGCGAGGTATTTAGAAGATCAAGAGCGCCTAGCCCTAGAGCGGCATCTTCAGGAACAGGCCGAGTTGGCTGATAAACAAGCTGAGGAAGAGCGTGACCCGTGGGAACAGGCTCCAGAGCCTTCGTCGGTCAAAGTGTCTCTGGCTCCGTCTAAACCACTAGTAACCGGGTTGTCTCTTCGAAAGCTCCCCAAGAAAGCCGAGATTGTCGGCTATGCCGAGAAGGGTGTATTCTCGGAGGGCTTCAAGTTACTCGTATTGGCGGCGGCGGAGAAGCTCAAGCAGGGCGACGATTCTATGCTCGTGTTCCTAGAACCAAACGGAGTAGCTTTAACCGCTAGAGCCCGCGAGTGGGGCAAGAAGATATTCGAGGAACGTATCCCCGGCGTGGTCGTGATCGACGACAAGAAAACGGTGTCCAGGCGATGAGATGCGAAGTCCAATGGGCGCTAGAAAAAGGGGCCAACTGGGACGGGGGACAGTGTATGAATCCGGCGACCAGAAGAGCTATCGCCACAGACTCGCATTGTATTTTCCGTGTATGTGAAGCTCACGCCAGAGATGTGGCCACGCTAACATGGGGCGGGCGTCTCGGTGAAGTCACCAAAATGCTCCCGACCGATCCCCTTTGGGTTATATGGCCACCACTTGGATGGCATAACGACGAGGAAGAAGTTCAGGAACGGAAGCGCTTGCGGGCAATCGAGCTATGAAGCTAACCTGGGATGACTTCGAGATGATCATCTGCCCGAAGTGCTCCATCCACTTCGCGGTGACTACAACTCTTAGCAAACTTCGCCGGAAAGACCAGCAGCCATTCTACTGTCCAATTGGACACGGAATGCACTGGCCGGAGGAAAAAGATCCCCCACCAACTGAAGACAAGGAGCTTAAAGAACTTCGCAGGATGATTGATCTACCATGACAGAGCAAGAGCAGAAAGAAAACGGCTTCGTGTACTACCGCGAAGTGAGCCACGGGAAGTATCTAGCGGTGGTCCCACGTCCGTTTAATTCGATCTTGGTCATCGGAGACGCGGATAATTCGCGCTATTACGATACCCACTACTGTTACACCACTCCAGGCGAAGCCATAATAGCGGCTGAAGACTGGGACCCAGCACAACATAAAGAGCCTGACGGGTGGTTCCGACACGCCGACACAGGGAGACGCAGGCCAGACGGAGACCGAACGAAAGAGTATATTGCGCCATGAACGATATCACCCCAGTTAAACTGCCCCAAATGCAACAAGCTGCTCGAAGCGGCTTCGCATATGACCGACGATGTCAGGCCCAGCGAGGGAGACTTTACGCTTTGTATTGGATGCGGTACGGTTTTAGTGTTTGGGGAGAATCTAATCGCGAGATTACCCAAAGATCACGAGTTAAAAGACTTGCCGAATCACCCTGAGCTATGCCGCGAGATCGCACGGATAAGATCCGCGATCTTGTGGGTTAGTCCCCGTCCCAGAAGTAGCTCGGCTGGTAGATCCCGGCTTGTCTTGTCGTCAACTGATACCACCCCAGATCGTGCCGGTAATGGCGCTTCGCTAGATTTCGAGCAGCGAAATGCGTGAAGCGGATCGCCCACGGCAAAATATCCCTGTCGGAATCGTATGATGCCGACTTCAGATGCATATTGAGCATAGCTGCGCCGACGGCGTCTTCTGCGTCTTCGTAATTTCTCAATACTCGATACGCTACTTCATGGAGCTTGTTGTATTGCGAGTACGCACGCTCAAGTACTTCACACCCAGATATGTTGGACATAGTGGCGGGAAACTCATTCTGCCACTACGCATGAAGTGTGTCAATTAGATTTTGCGGCTATTTCGCGGAGCTTCCGTAGCTCTTTTTTGTTGGCCTGTTTGATCTTAGTGAAAACCTGCGTGCCGCTTCTGCGACCACCGGAAACATTCGGCCACTCCGGATCAGGATAAGTATATCGGCGCCAGCGCTCGCCGGTCTGCTCTACGCCGTAAAAAGGAACTTCCCTATAGGTCCCGATGTACCAGACTCCCCTGATGCTTACAAACCACCTATCTCCGTCCGGAAATCTGTCCCCTTGCCTGCGTACTACCGGAGGCTCTACCTTCACGTTACGATAGAGCAAATACCGTGGAAATTTGACTAGCTTAGTGCAGGCGCGAAGTGCTCGCGTCTCTGGCTCAACGTAGAATTCAGGGTAATTTGGGCTGCCGGATACCGGCCCAGGCCCGTATTTGTCAAAGTACCAAACATTCCCATCGATGCCGCGATAGGTGTTAATTTTTACATCAACGTGCTGAGTGAGGATGTGCCGTACCGGCCACGTTCCCTGCCCGAGATTGCGGCTCAACTCGCTGAAGACATCATCCCATGGACGACCGCAGGAATTTAGTAGGTATCCCTGGATCGGGCCAAGAACGTCAGTGAAGTCCTTGTCTCCGATCTTTTTGTGATAACCTTCCTGCTTTCTCGATACCGGCAGACGAGTGAGACCATCATAATCCAGGCCGTCTTCCGTATCTACAATTTTCCCGTACCACCGAGCCTTTGCGCTTGGGTTGGACGACCCACGGCGCGGGCGCTCTGTAACGCACTTTGCCATATCCGAACGCATGTTTCGCCCCTCCTAAGGGCTGCTACGTGTTATCTGGCATGGCTTTTCTCCTGTTATTAAAAGTTTGGGGCCGGATTGTGTCCAAGCAACCGGCCCCGACGTGCAGAGTGTAATGAGTCTACGATACTACTTGCGCTTATTATTGCGCGACGGGAAGTATTTGTCAATACAAAAATAGTGAAAAAATTTGCCTGCGCCGCGTATTGCTTTCGACCGGCAGGCGGGTGTACACTGCTTGAGTCCTGCAATAAAAAGCGCCGAACCACTCATCATGGCCCGGCGCGGATTTCGCTGGAGTCTGTACCTCCAGGAATGTGTCCCGATCAAAAGGGTACCATAGCCTGCCCGGCGTAGTCAAGACTTTCCTGCTGGACGGAAAGGTTGACCGGTGGATAAACCCCGTATTTACAAATACCTAACTTCTGGCCGTCCACGGCTCGGATGGCTCAAAAAATCCACTAATCAGGCTAAATTGGCCCTAGCGGATGCCTTTCGGTCTGATCTAAACACGCCAGAACGCTTGACCGGCGCGTGGTTAGATTCATTTGAGAGGCGGGGTGACGGATATCATTTCGACCGTCAGTATGTAGTCCTTGGCTGGATTGTGGATTTCTGGTGCGAAGAACTCTACTTAGCTATAGAGATCGACGGATCAGTCCACAACACCACCAAGACTGCGGCTAGGGATCAAATCAAGAACACCAGCCTTACGCGATCCGGTATCGCGGTCGCCAGAATAAATCCGGACGCAGATCCATGGGTTTTCAGGCTGTCTCTAGCGTCCGCCATTATCACTAGACAACAAGAACTGTACTTAGCTGGATTTCCTATCGCGGATTCGAAAGTCACTGGGTGCCGAGCCGAACTACTTAAGTACAAAAGCGAAATTATCGACAGAATCAAAGCCGAGAAACAAAATGCTATATGGGCTTTCCGCACCAGGATCTTTGACGATAACGTAAACAAAATTTCGTACGACGAGTGCGGCTATAGTAATTTTTTCTGGGAGTGGTATTTTGGCGAAAAAGAAGCTGACGACGAGCGGTTTGTTGGTATCACGGTTCGCGATATCCGCAGTGGGGTAGTGCTAGGCGATGGACCAAGGACCATGGCTGAGATTATGGATTCCATGGGGTTCAAGCGTGTCTAGTATTCTTCCATACTATCCGCTATACGTGTACGACTTCGACGACGATCCAAACGTCCTGTCGATGAGCCTGCCTGAAGTTGGGTTGTACCAATTAGCACTAAACGAGGCGTGGAAGCGGGGGTCCATCCCGGACGACCCTACGGCCCTCGCCGTCCTGATCCGCCGGAAGCCATCCGACGTGAAAAAGGCTTGGTTGAAAGTGCGCTCGTGCTGGATCGAAAGCGGCACGCCCGGAAAATTGGTAAATCCACGCCAGGAGAAAGAGAGGGAGCTTGCGTTGCAGAAGTCCGCTGCGGCATCTGCATCTATAAGAAAGCGTTGGATTGATGCTAAATCAGATCCATACGGACGTATTACTACGCGATCTGAATCTGATTCTGTATCTGGTTCTTCGGGATCAGTGCGTTCAAACACAGATAGAGCTACTACGCGCGCGAGGATTGAGCCGGAACGGTTCATGCGAATGTGGTCGGATCATCGCGGTTTCAAGAAGCCGTCACGCGGTCAGCGTCCCAGAATTCTCGAAAAGATGCAGACTATCGACATCACAGAAGACGAATTGGGACCGTCCATGGATGGTTTTTATAATTCGGACTGGGCTAAAGAACAGAGCTACCCAATTTTCGCTTTCCTGAAAGATCCGCTTTCCTGGAACGAGCCCGCCACGTACGACCCGCCTGCGCCATTAACTGGAAGTGTCCCGTCTTCCACCGGGGGCGCGGTACAAGCTAATTACGCTGTACAGAATATCGATTTCGTGGCAATATGGAACACTGACGCTCCCAGCGCCCCAAAAGCTGGCATGTTTTCAGCGCAGGAGCAGCGCAGGATCAATTCTATCCAACGTGATGAACCAGACTTGGCGGATAATTACCGTGACGTTGTAGGGCGCGTGCAAGCCATCTGCGCGAATCTGCATTCGGACTGGAAAGATGAGTCGGATTGGTTTAATTTCGAATGGGTGGTACTGAAAGGGAACTGGGGCCGGGTGCAACGTGGTGTCTGTAACTTTCTGACTCGTCCGAAGCGAGCAGGTGGTCCAGGTGGCGGGAAAGGTCGGGCAGTAGATCTCGCTGATCGTATTCTGAAAAGAAAGGGCGCATAATGCAGGAAACGCCGGAAGCCGTAGCGGCCATTTTGAAGATGGCGTCAAAAATGGAAAGTATGCCTGGATTTCCACGGACAGACGACGGCCTGGAGGGCTACGCCGAAGGGATCTGCCGGATTATTCAAGATCAGCCCCAAAAGGAACTGCTAGCGATGGAGACGGCTCAAATTCTAATCAAGCGAGCCATGGATGATTTCGAGCGTTTCCCGACAGTTAGAGAGATGAGCGACTTTTACCGGGATGAACTTCGATTCCAACCAGCCTACAAAGGCCCCGTAGATATGGTCGAAGTCGAGTGGGCGCGAGCCAACCAGGAACCAAAATGGGAGCGGTCGAAACAGGAGCCAGGAAAATGATTGAAATCGAAGACGACGATCCACGCCAGAACAAAGCCGAGATCCCGTGTCCGGCCTGCGGCTCTGAGCGGGTATATTTCGAGTCCCTGCTTTTGTCTGACCGATATTACTGCCGCAATTGTGGACGGATCTGGGAGGAAGACGCTCTATGAAACGCGGAAACGGAACCCACGACAGCCGAGACGCACAGCCGATACTTGGCTACGAGTTTTTCGAGAATAATTTCCGGTGTACGCGATGCTTTGAGGTCGTCCCAGACGATTCCCTGACCTGCCCATTTTGTCTCGCTAAGAATGCCCCTAAAAACCCGGCTCCGCCCCGGTCAAGAAAACGCAAGATCAATTCCGCTACTCAGGAACGCCTACCGCTTTACGGGAGTACACGCCTTGACTAAAAAATTCACGTTGTACATGGAAACGACTCGTATAGCCCCTGAACGGACGGTTGGGGAGGTAACGTCAGAACTAGTACGGGCTGGGGCATCGCAGATTTCGACTGACTACAAAGACGGGAAGCTCGTCGGTCTTCGGTGGATTATGCGGATCAACGGCGTAGACGCCCTATTTGACATGCCAGCACGAGTCGAGCCCGTCATGAAGCTATTTCTGGATCGCCGTAGCGACAAAGGTAGGTGGATCAACGCTAACGAAAAAGCCGAGCTACGCCTGAAAGCTGAGCGCGTGGCGTGGCGGCAACTTCTCCGTTGGTGCCAAGCACAAAACGCGATGATAGAGAGCCAGATGGTGCAGCCGAGCGAAGTCTTTCTGGCATACTTAGTCAACCCATCGACCAACCAGACCCTGTTCCAGCACATGATGGAGACGCGCTTCAAGGCGCTCCCTCCGGCTTCAGAGCAGTAGCCCATGGAGCCACTCCCGCCCGTTCCGCCGGAAGAGCTATCCCTTCCATCAAGCTCCGAGACTGAGCGTATAGTTTTAGGGTCCTGCTGTCTGGGGACGGCTTACGCAACGGAAGCCGTAGCGCGTTTAACGACTGACGATTTCTACGGCCAGACCAACCGGCGAACTTTCCAGTGCATAAAAGAACTCGTCACCGCCGGGATAACCGCAGACTACGTTACCGTTTTTGAAAAAGCAGTGCTCGCTGGATGGCACCTGGAGATCAGCCAGACGTTCCTGATGGGCCTGACGGAGGGCATCCCGGACCTGATCAGCCTGACGGCTTATATCGACATCCTGATCGAGAAATCCACGTTACGGCGGTTGATCCGGATCGGCATGGAGACCCAGGCGCTGGCCTTGCGTGGGGATTTTTCGTCCGGCGAGATCGTAGGTAAGTTGACCGAGCGCCTGGGCGGCGTAGTACGTGACAAGCAGGAAGGTCCGCGGTCGCTAAAAGTATTCGTCGATACTTTTGAGGGTGGAATTGGGAAGCTGCTAGATCCGAGCTTGGCTGATCCAGGCATCCCGACCCGCTTTACGAGAATCGACGAGCTTACTGGAGGGTTTCATGAGTCAGAAATCTGGTTACTTGGCGGTTATACGGCATCCGGGAAAACCAGTATGCTACAGAACATCATCACCAACATCGCCCTATCCGGAAAGCGTGTTGTGTTTTTCAGCCTGGAGATGCCCACGCGCCGGATCTTCGAGCGCATGATCTGCGAACGCGCTGGGATCAGCATGACCCGTTTCCGTGCTGGTGGATTGCCAGCAGACGACAGAAAACTCATCCAAGAAGCCTCTAACGTCGTCTACGATCTTCCAGTTTTGATCGACCACCGCAGCGGTCGCAAGGCATCCGACATCGCCATGGCGGTAAAAGCGATCCACCAAAAAACTCCTGTGTCGCTCGTGTGCATAGACTACATCCAGCTTGTGCGACCGGCGCATCGTAGCTCGTCTGGGAACGAACGTCTGACGGAAATAACGACCGACATCCAGCAGTTGGCGAAAGATACCGGCATCCCGTTCCTGATCGCGTCGCAGTTGAACCGCGAGTCGCAAAAACGCGGCTACCAATCGAAAAAAGAGATCGTCCCACAGCTTTCAGATTTTCGCGATTCTGGATCTATCGAACAGTGCGCTAACGTCGCGATGATCATCAACCGTCCACAGGTTGATCAGGTTCGCGGTGACTCTAGCTCACGCGCCGACATTCACGTATTGAAGAATCGTGACGGCGCAATCGGCGTCGTGCCGCTGCGCTTTACGGGATGGAAGTTCAGCTTCGCAAATTCGTAACGAAGTGCTTGACACGATGTACGGAAACGCCGCATACTTAATCGTTCAGAAATCCAAACGCAGTACTTTTCGAGGTATCTAATGGCCGACATCGCGATCCGCGACAACTCAGACGCCGTATTTCTATCTACAATACTCAGCCCGGAAGAGAAAGAGATCATCCGCGAACTGCTCACAACTACGCGCCCGGCAAACGAGGTCATCCCGGATGATATTTCATCTTCCGACCTGTGGATGATGCTGGCGGCAACGTGTAAGGGCGTCAAGGGCGTAGAAGACGCTAAGAGCCGCCTGAAAATCTTCCTTGGAAGAATGTTGGTCCAGCTTCAAAAACACCCCGAACTGTATCAGGCCCACGGCTATCCCAACTACAATTCCTTTATGACCGAGGGCGTCCAGGCGCTGTTCGGCGTCAGTCGCAACGAAGCGTTCGTCTGCAAGAAAATCATCGAAGAGCTTGGCGACCGTCTGACCATCGAAGAGATGTCCGACATGGGGATCAGCAACTTGAATCTGGTGGCCAATGCGATCCGGCAGAAGGTCCCAGACGGCGTCGCTTCGGACGTTCGGGAACGCGAGATAACGTACTGGGTCGATCACGGCAAGACCGATAATTACGCGACCCTCAAAGAGCGTCTAGTGATCCGTGGCATTATCGATGAGGGCGAAATCGATATGCAGATGCTCAGTATAAATCTCCAGAAAAGTGTCCGGGATCGCTGGATGCGGTTCCGGAAACAAGACTGGGTCAAGGCTCACGCAGGCGAGACGGATTCGATGATCTTAGACGCGCTCATGTCTGAAGCAATGTGCTGGGAAGCGACTGTCGAACGGGAGCGGGAGCAGGCGTGAAGAAGATCCCGACAATGTTCGAGCGTGACTGGGCTGGCGATAAAAGCCGGGTCATAAACAAGATCCATCCAGGCTGTGAATGGGTCGCTAGCGGTGAAGGCGTTGCCACGCGCAAGATCGACGGCACTAGCTGTATGGTGCGTGACGGCAGGCTTTATAAGCGCAAAGAGCTACGGGCCGGTGAGCCGCAGCCTGCGGACTTTGAACTTTCCGACAAAGACGAAGAGATCGGAAAAACGATAGGCTGGCTGCCGGTAGGCAACGGCCCGGAGGATAAGTGGCACCGTGAAGCATTCGCGGCAGTAGCATTGCCGGACGGTACGTACGAACTTGTCGGCCCTAAGATCCAGGGGAACCCGGAGGGGTTTACGTATCACTGCTTAGTGCCGCATGACGAGACCGGAGAGCTACCGGATGTCCCGCTAACCTTTGATGAACTTAAGGAATTTCTGGACGGTCAGGATATCGAAGGTATCGTTTTCCATCACCCAGACGGCAGGATGGCTAAGATCAAGTTGAAGGATTTTGGCTTGAAACGCATGAGGCCGATGGATGCGCTCAGCGCGTAGCAAGGGCCTCAAAGATCCGGCTTATTTAGCTTTTGTCCATGAATTTACCTGTGTTGCCTGCGCCGGAGTGGTCGTAAAAAGAGTATCAGGTAGGCCAGTCCAGGCTCATCATGCGGGAGCGCGGGGATTGGGGCAGAAATGCTCAGACAGGGAAACAATCCCGCTCTGTTCACTGCACCATTTGGTAGGAAAGGACGCTATCCATGTCCTTGGTAGGAGATTCTGGGATTACCACGGACTAGACAAAGATCGAATAATCGAGACGCTAAACAAGCTGTATGATTCGCGGGAGAAGTAGTGATCACATTTACCGTCTACGGAACGCCTGCACCAAAGGGCAGCAAGAGATTTGTCGGGCTAAGTAAGCTCGGACGCGGAATCCTCGTAGAGTCAAGCAAGAAAGAAAAGCCATGGGCTGAGGCAGTTAAGTACGCCGCGCTACAAGCCAAGGAGGATGCCGGTGGCGGTCTTGATGGGCCGATCTCAGTCGTCATGTTTTTCACTCTCAAAAAACCGGCTTCCGCACCGAAACGTAAGATTACTTACCCAGACAAAAAGCCGGACTTGGACAAGATTATCCGGAGCACGGCAGACGCCATGGTTGCATCTGGGATAATTCATGACGACTCAAGGATAGTTCAGATAGTAGCGGCTAAATTCTATCCTGGAGAAGCCTCACAGGCATTAACATCACCTGGGGTCAGGATTACCATCAGCGATTACCGCTTGACAAATACTCAGGCCGTGAGTGATTCTGGTACTGAAGGAGAACTTCAGTAATGAATATCGAGCAGATGGTTTTACAGTTGACCGCACAAAAGAATCGCCTGGATGTGGCGATCTCCGCGCTCCAGGCTTGCAATGGCACCCGGCGTGGACGACCACGAAAGATTTCTCTTCCTGAATTCGACTATCACCGTGGCCAGGAATTCGAAAGGCCGCGTAAGAAGAAGCGTCACATGAGCCCCGAAGGCCGTCTGGCGATCCAGAAAGCTATCCAGAAGATGTGGAAGCGCCGGAGAGCGGAAGCCAAGGCCAAGAAAACTAAGTAGGTAACAAGGAGAAAATATGCCTGGATGGTTTGGTGTTGGGTTGGATGGAACACTAGCTAAAAACGAGGGGGCCGATCTTGCGAAGACTATTGGCGAGCCAGTTCCTCTCATGGTTAAGCGAGTCCAAAAATGGATCTCTGGCGGTATCGAAGTCCGGATCTTCACGGATCGGGTGGCGGAAACAGGCCACGAGGGATTCTACTCATATCATTCAAAACTAACCCCACAGGGGCAACGTAAGATCATCGAAGATTGGTGCCTTGATCACATCGGCACCGTGCTACCGGTAACCTGCGTGAAGGATTGGGGTATGGTAGTACCTTACGATCATCGCGCCGTAAGTGTTGAAAGGAATACCGGAAGACTGGCTTCAGTCCATGGGGACAGTGATGATGTCGATGTCGATACTGTTGAAGCCGCTTAATGACGCCGGTAATGATCCCAGACTTTCCACTTTCCGACCAAGACCTGCTTGAAGCCGGGATGTTTGCGGCAAAGGAAGCAAAGTTCGATCTGGCCGAGCGCTTATTCCTGGGCTCGGTCAGTCTGAACGGGAGAAACTATCACTCTCTCGGGAATCTGGGATCGCTGCTGAGCCGTTCAGGCCGTCTGGATGAAGCCCAGGAGTACCTGACCAGAGCTATCGCGACACGTCCTAGCCACGCTGTCGCCTGGGCTATGCTAGCGACGGTCTACAATCATAAAAATCAGTTCCTTGACGCCCGGCTGTGCGATCAACGAGCTATCGAGCTTGATCCGTCTCACGCTGAGTTTCACAAGCATCTAGCCGGGCAGTGGGAGATCGCCGGTAACTGGGACAAAGCCGAAGAGTGCTACAAAAAAGCCGTCGAACTGGCCCCTGCTGACGCCTATATCCGTACCGGCTGGGGCATGGTCAAGATGCTCCGGGGGGATTTCGCTTACGGGTTACCACTCTATGAGTGCCGCAGGCAGCTTTCTGAAGCGTATAACGTCGGAATCAAGGGAGTGACGCAGCATCCCATTGAGATCTTCGCCCGGTGGGCCACACACAACGAAGAGTGTGAGCAGATTGTAATTGAATGCGAACAGGGCGTGGGGGATCTGTTCCAGATGTCCCGCTACGCGCCGATGCTTCAGAAGCTGTTCCCTAACGCCAATATCGTACTGCATTGTTTCCCGGCGCTCGTAGATCTCATGAAGCGTTTCTACGGGTTCCACGACATCGTATCGCAGGACGAAGAGATTGAACATGCTAGCAACTCGTTCTCGGTAGCCGTGATGTCGCTGCCCTATCTGGCGACACTGTTTGGTCAGGATATATATCAGCCACCGACGCAGGTGAATCTGGAGGGATTGCCGCCGGTGTTGCGGAATGTGCCTGGGAGAGATTTCAAGATTGGCGTCTGCTGGAAGGGCAATCCAGGGCATGGACTAGATCGCTTTCGGTCTGTCCCATTCGAAGCATTCAGGCAGGCGCTTCCGTATGTGCAGAGCTATACGATAGTGAACTTACAGTACAAGGACACCGAAGCTCCGGATAACTGGGTGAGTGGCACTTTTACGTGGGAGCAGACTCTGGCCACAGTCTCTAAGATTGATCTTGTTTTGACTGTTGATACAGCCGTGGCACATCTTGCCGGAACCATCGGGAAACCTGTCTGGCTGCTCACCGCTGCGTTAAATGATTTTCGGTGGCAATTAGAAAAGGAGACCACCCCATGGTACAACTCTATGATACTTATAAGGCAGGAGAAATTATTGTCATGGGAGCCGGTAATGGCCAGGGTAAGGCAAATGCTGCAAAAATCCGTCCAATGAAGTTAAACGCCAAGTCCACGGCTCTTTTTTGGACTCACGTAAACGTAAGAGAAGAAGATAAATGCTGGGAGTGGATGGCGTACCGGAATCCAGACGGATACGGGATTATGGGCGTTGGTCGTGGAACCGCATCAGCGCATAGATACAGCTACTTGCTAGCGTTCGGGGACTTCGATCTGTCTCTTCGTGTTCGACACACCTGCGACAATCCTCCGTGCGTTAATCCTAAACACCTATTACTTGGTACGCAGGGTGACAATGTGATTGATTGTATTACTAGGGGGCGTAGGGGTGATATGTCACGTCCAGGTTCGCGGAATGCTATGGCGAAGCTCACCGAAGAATTAGTACTGAGGTTACGGTCTGAATGGATTCCAAGGATTGTTACTGCGAGAGACCTTAGCGCAAAATTTAATGTGCCGCATAGCACGGTATCGAAGGTATTATTGCGAAAAACCTGGAAGCATGTCTGATTGCTCCAGCTTCGTGATCTCCGTCGTCACGGGTTCTGGTAGATATTTATTACCTACCGGGGGAGGCCGGTGGCGGCGGGGATCAGGAGGCTGTATAGCGTGATACGCGATATCCCAGACTTCCCGAAGTATGGAGTTGATGATCTTGGAAAGTATCCGGAGCTTGGTAGAAAGTATGGCGTTAGTAGTAAAATGGCTGGCTATATTATTCGCCGTCAGTCTTGGACACATATATGATCCGAGCTTGCTTGCCGGTAGGGGATACATGGGGTTGGGGGGTTTGTGGGCGCAATCTACTCCAAGAACTTACCAAGCTAACCGATATAGGGCAAATCACAGATCCAGGATTGCCCCTATTGATGGCAGTGCAGGGAGCTAATTTCCAACCACTAAAGTACGTCCCATCCGGACCTAGGAATGTTGGATTTGCCTTCATTGAACAACCATCGGAGGCTGTAAAATACATTGAGACATATAAGACCTACTACACCGATCTTATCTGCGGGTCACAGTGGATGGCCGAGATGATGCGGGAGATTGGTGTAGAGCGTACCCGCGTAGTACTACAAGGGTTAGACTCGGAAATCTTTAAGCCATCACCAGAACCAAGAGATCTAAATTCCCCATTTACAGTCTTTGTTGGATCAAAAGCCGAACTCCGTAAAGGGACAGATATCGCTATCGCGGCCCTGGCGATCTTCCTGAGCAAGCACGCAGACGCGCAGGCGATCCTGGCTGTGGGTAACCAGTGGCCCATAACGATGCACACGCTAGCGAATAGTAAGTGGATCAACTACCAACCAATCAGCGATGACTGGCGCATCCAGATCCGTGCTGTGCTTACTGGCAACAATATATCCTTGTCTCAGGTTGAGCTTCCTGAGCTTAGCACCAATCTGATGATGCCAGATCTCTACCGGCGCTGCGACGTGGGATTATTTTTAAGTCGGGCCGAAGCCGGTACAAATATGGTCCTTAACGAAGCCGTGGCCTGCGGCGTCATGCCCATTGCGTCATTCGCCACGGGACACACAGATGTCCTACGTGGTTTGGCTGGGGCTCAGAGTCTTTGTAACGGCAAGACTGATGGACCTGACGGCTGGTGGGAGCCGAACGACCTGGATGATATTTTGAAATACCTAGAAATGGCTTATCAGGACCGACAGCTTACCCGCAACAACGGGTTAGCGGCAGCTAAGTCTATTAAGAACGTCGTCAGGGACTGGCCCACTATGGCGAAGCGGATACTGGAGGTTTTGACTAAGTGAGAGAAAATATCGCCGCTAAGCTCATTGCGGCTGTTGTGATATGCGTAGTTAGTGTTGGAACGACGGTAGTGGTTCTTCGTAGTCAGCCTAAGCCACCCGTGGCCCCACCCGACAAAGTCTCCCGGCTCAAGCTCGACATCGAGCGTGACCGCAGGTTGTGGTGGGCGACGCAGGCACAGTACGAGACCACGATTACAGATCAGCAGCGGCAGTTGCTCGGGACAATTCAGCAGCAGACTCAGAAAGTCCAGATGAAGATCAAGGAGCTTGACGGCTACCTGGGGTGCGAGTCACGCAAGCAGATCCTAGATGAAGATCTTCTGGAGTGTAAGGTGCCGGTTGGCCCAGGCTTACTATCAGGAAAAGACAAGTGAAGCTAACGCCGACCATCTCTTTATTGATCAAACAGACGATAGACACCTGCGCGAAGTCAATCTACCAGGAACAAGAAGGCGGAATCCATAGTGAGTTAGTACCGGCTGTCTGGAATTGGATTAAAGAGCGCGTTTCGATCCAGGTTGGTCAGCGAGTGCTAGATATAGGACCCGGCAACGGACTTGCTATAAATCTATTCCTTAAGGACGGCCTTGAGCCAATAGCTCTCTGCGGGAGCGAAGCTGAATGCGCCGCGATCAACACTTCAGGTACCGGCGCTGTCGCTCTCTGGGCCGACATGCACGAGATCTCGATGTTCAGTAACTTCTTTTCGGGCATCTTTGCTCGACACGCCCTGGAACATAGTTTCGCACCGTTAACTATGCTACTCGGGATGAAGTTCGCACTTAAGCCCGCTGGCTGGATTTACGTAGAGGTCCCTGCGCCGGGCACGGCCTGTAAGCATGACTCTGACAATCCGAACCATTTCAGCGTCCTAAGCAGGCCGATGTGGCGCAAGCTGATCGCCGACGCAGGCTTCAAGATCATCGACGAAGCGTCTATCACCTTCACCGTCCAGGCTGGCGACGACGAGTATTATAGTTTTCTCGCAGTTCACGCTTGACAGCCCTTTCAAGCTCCGCCCCGAAGGCGACTATTTACTAAAATAGCGCTTGACACGAAGTACGGCAAGATGTATGCTGGTTAAGTTCGGGTCGGCAGGTTAGCCTTATCTGGTTACCTTGGTTCGACTCCAAGACCCACGCAAGTGGGTTCTAGTAGCTCTGTTAAGGGGTTGCTAGTCGATGGCTGGCCACCCACTTATCCGGACACCTTTTAAGTTCTCAGATTCGGGTCGATAGATTAGGGTTATCTTTTATCAAAAGAGAGGTCGCTGGTTCGAGTCCAGCCGTGTCTCGCGAGGGGCGCGTAGCTCAGTTGGTAGGGCGCTAAAACGCCCTGGTTAACACTTATCCGAGTCGATACTGCGTAGTTTGACGGTGGTTGATGTGACTTGCCCGGAAACGGGCCGTGGAGCCACGGTTACCTTACTTGGGGCCACGGGTCTGTCGATCCATCTGCGTCCCGAAATAGGAGAAAAAATCACATGGCAAAGAACTATCTGGCTGGCGTTTTGAACCCGTTGTCAGTTCCACAGTCCGAGCCGCTTCCCGGCAAAGAGATGGTCGCCAATAACGCAGGCGGCTACGTGTTCTCTATCTCCACAATGAAGCAGGTAGAGCGCTTCCTGATCTTGGGATCTGAGGGCGGTTCGTATTACGTCACCGAGCGCAAAATGACGTTAGGCAACGTCAACGCCTTGAAGGCTGCGCTTGCCGCAGATGGACCTGCCGTTGTCCGGCTGATCGTCGATATCAGCACTAAGGGACGTGCCCCCAAGAATGACTCCGCGCTGTTTGCTCTGGCATTGGCTGCGAGCCCGAAGTTTGCCGACGCTCGCACCAACTCAATGGCGCTTGCCGCTCTGCCGCAGGTTGCACGTACTGGCACGCACTTGTTCCAGTTCGTAAACTTCGTCGAAGGCAACAAGCTCCGTGGTTGGGGCCGTGGTCTGCGTGCGGCTGTGGCTGACTGGTACCTGTCGAAGACGCCGGACAAGTTGGCGTATCAGGCTGTGAAGTACCAGAACCGCGAGCAGTGGTCGCACCGCGATCTGCTTCGGCTGGTCCACGCGAATAATCCGGCGCTCCAGAATGTTTTCCACTGGATCGTGAAGGGTGAGATCGAAGGTCCGGTACCGGCGTTTATTGAGGCATTCGAAAAGGCCAAGGTCTCAACTGATCCGAAAGAGATCATCAGCCTGATCGAGAGCGCCAACCTGACTCGGGAAATGATCCCGACGCAATTCCTGAACGATGTCGCTGTTTGGGACGCATTACTCCAGAAGATGCCGCTGACGGCTATGGTCCGTAACCTGGGTAAGATGACGCAGGTCGGTTTGATCAAGCCGTTGTCGGACGCATCTGCGCTTGTTAGCGGACGGCTCCGGAACCAGGAATGGCTGAACCGGGCGCGGGTCCACCCGATTGCTCTGCTGATGGCGGCTTCGACGTACGAGTCTGGCCGTGGTCTGCGTGGCAGTTTGACTTGGGAGGCCGTGAAGCCGGTTGTCGATGCGCTGGATGAAGCCTTCTATCTGGCCTTTGATAACATCGTTCCAACTGGCAAGCGGTTCTACCTTGGAATCGATGTCAGCGGATCGATGGGCATGGGAAGAGTGGCCGGTACGGCGCTTACCCCACGCGCAGGCGCGGCAGCGATGGCAATGGTGACGGCTCGCCGAGAGTCCAACTATTACATGGCAGGGTTCCAGGACAAGATGGTCCCGCTCGATATCGGGGCTCGTGACCGTCTGCCGGATGTTATCCGCAAGACCGATAATCTGCCGTTTGGAGCCACGGATTGCGCTCAGCCGATGATCGATGCGTTGAAGAAGAAGCTCGAAGCCGATGTCTTCATCGTGTACACCGACAACGAGACCTGGGCCGGTCCAAAGCACCCGACAGCAGCACTTCAGGAGTACCGGGAGAAGATGGGGATCAATTCGAAGTTGATCGTCTGTGGTTTGACGGCTACCGGCTTCTCTATCGCAGATCCGTCTGATCCTGGGATGCTTGATGTGGTTGGATTCGATACTTCTGTTCCTCAGGTAATCTCGTCGTTTGTCGGTGGAGGCGAGATGCCGGAGGAACAGGAAGTCGAAGCAGAGTAATTCAAATCGGCGAGCCGATAGGGGATCGTTACCTATTGCAAAAAAGCGGTCCTCGGCAACTTGTTCGCCGGTTAATTTTTCTACGAGCCGGAGTGGATTCGTTATCTTACTCCAAGCCGAAAGGCAAACAATCGCTGTCGTTAAACAGCCATGCCGGGTAACTCTGGTATGCTTCACGTCAGAAATGATGTGTTGAAATGGATTCACGACACTTGTTCGTAGAGTAATCTGGCTTCGGGCCGAAGTGGGATGGTTATCTTTCTGAAAAAAAATATGCCATCCCGCACATACTTGTCCGAGCAAATCACTCCTGCTTCAGTTTCCGCTTGACAATAAGTATCCATCAATGCTAAACTTGAAGCTGTCCACAATTTCCAAGATAGAAGGTTGGTACCTATACCACATGGCAATAACCAGAAAAACGAAAGAGACGCTCGTGGACGATCTCGGCCAAGACTTTGAACTCCAGTTCAAGGAAGTGGGCCTGGACCGTCACGCGAAAGGAAAGATCGCCCTGCCAGAGAATATGACTCTGTCGGAGGGGATTTACTGGCTCAAACAGAAGCAGGCAGACGAAGAAACCATGGTCGTCGTCAACGAAAAAATTGACGGCTATCCGGTCGATGTCGCCTATTGCCTTCAGTTGGCCGTCCAGGATATGTTCGGCTTCCGGGAACTGAAGACCATCCCGCCGGAGCACTTCTTCGACAAAGAGAAGCCGCCGACATTCATGACCGTCCCGACCGACCACAAAGGCGGAACGGTTGAAGTATTCCTGGGTAGGTTCTCGGTGCCGGGCGCAGATGGATATCTTCAGACTGGCCGCATTAACAACGACGCTCTGATCATCCAAGGAAAGCTACGTCAGAAGAACATCCCGATCCTCCGGGCGCTGATCGCCAAGACCAAGGAAACGCTGGCCAAGCAATCGCTCTACAAGGGCAAGTCGTTCCGCGTGAAGTTCAATGAAACGCTGGACGGCAAAATTATCGACAATCCGGAATTCATCGACGTAAGCAAGGCACCAGCCCGGCTGACGTTGAATGCCGAGACGGCGGAACTGGTCCGGGCGGCTCTGTGGACCCCGATTGAGCGCAGCAAGCAAACCAAGCATTTTGGGATGCCGCTCAAGCGTGGTGTTCTACTTTACGGCCACTACGGCACCGGCAAATCCCTGACGGCGCATGAGACGGCTCATCTGTGCTCGCAGCACGGCTGGACGTTCATCTATGTTAAGGATGTCACCGACCTGCGCGAGATGTATTCGTTCGCGGCGCGGTATTCGCCTGCGGTGCTCTTCGCTGAAGACATCGATCTGGTGATCAAGCATGAAGGCGACGACGGATCTGACTCCGTTAATGAACTGAACAACGTGCTCGACGGCGTGGACAGCAAAGACAAAGACATCATTGTGGTCTTGACCACAAATCATGTGGAAAAGATCCCGGTGTCTCTGCTCCGTCCTGGCCGGTTCGACGCCATCGTCGAGTACTTCCCGCCTGACCGGGCGACGGCTGCGGCGTTGGTTGAGCAGTACGCAGGCGATGAAATCGACCGGGACGACTGGGATTGCGAAGAAGTCGGAAATGTCCTGGCCGGTAACATCCCGGCGACGATCCATGAAGTCGTCAAGCGAGCCAAGCTGTTTTCGATTGGCCGCTACCCGGCAGACTACCGGGGCAAGCTCCTGCTATCGACATCGGACATCATCAATTCGATGAAGAGTATGAGCAAGCACCTGGATCTTCTGAACACGAAGCCGTCCGAGAACCCGTCGTTCACCGAAGTCCTGGGTGGAGCAGTCGGCGAGAGTATCGCAAAGAATCTCGCCGTAGCTCTAGACGTTACAAAGCGTGGCGATAACTGGGGTGAAAAGCGCTCCAAAATAGCGGAGGAACGTATCCTGGCTCCGCTCGAAAACGGCAGCAGCAAGTAGGGTAGTTTCTCCTAGTGGCCGCAGGTTAGCTTCGTGCTGACTTGCGGCCTTTTTTCTTTTTACCGGCCTGTCTCTTCAAGACTCCGGATGCCATAGCAATAGCTCGGCCTTCTGAATAACCACGGTCAAGAGCGCTATTGGCTATGTGCGACCATTGGCGCTGCCTGCGTCCAGAAGTAGCTTTCTTGGTGTGTTTACGCGCACTGCTCTTTGTCCACGGCATATTATTTTGGCGGAGTACCGGTCCATCCCAAGCCCTTCAGAAATGCATTGAGTGTTTCGTCCGAGGGCGGGGTCTTGAGCCCAAGTTCACCTTTCCAGTTCTTCCTATCTGCCCACCAGGACCTGGGCTTAGCAGCTAGTTTCGCTGCGTCTGGCCTTGCGAGAAGTTTGTTGACAACCGCTTCACGTCCTGCCGTTACGCGAGCTAGAACCTCATCTTCGTATTGCTTCGGCGGAAGATCTTTATATGTTTTACCTGGCTTTTCGGTCGGCGCTGCGGTAGTTTCCGCTGCTTCGGATTCTTCTGCTCCGCCCGGCGGAGTGCCGGTTGAACGAGTTTTGACTCTGGAACTTGGCGGAGTAAATTGCTCTCCAGGATTAGTCCCGGATGAACGCTGTCCGGATGGCTTACCACGTACAAGTTTGTAATCAGCTTTTTCTACTTTCGGTTCCTCTATAGGCTTAGGGCCTTTTGGCTTAACGGTAGATGGACTGTAGTCTTCTTTGCCTGGGGTGAATTTATACGCGCTCTCTTTCCCGCGCACCGGAGTGTGCTCCGGCGGAGCCTCAGGTGTTACTTTTACTTTTGCGCGTGGGTACGATGGACCGCTGGGCGGCTCTGCCCCACCAGGAGTATACTTTCGGGCTTGCTTGGCGACTCCGCCTTTGTTGGCTTCCCAGGCTTCTATCGATGTCGCGGCAGCAGTTGGTGGCGGAGGGGTTGGCGTAGGGCTATACGCTTCCCTAGCTCCCTTAAAGGCCCCCCGTATGGCCGGTACAGCGGCACCACCAATACCGCCCTTAACTGCCCCACCTACTCCACCCACTTCCCAGCCAGCGGCACCGCCGGTAAGTCCACCAGCTACCCAGGCCGGAGCCTTTACGTTCTTGCCTGTTATCTTAACCGGAATCTCAACAGGAGCCGTAGCGCCTTCCCTGGCTCCCTTAGCCGCGCCAGCAGCAACATCCCCTAACGGGAAATCCTTGACGGCCTTCGCGCCACGCGCTACCGTGCGAGCCGCCCCAGGTAGCTTCCATGGTATCTCAAACGATGCCCGTAAACCGGCGGCATGACCGATAGCTTCGGCATACTTGCCTTGCTGAATCTCGCGAAGGATCTGCTCCCCGGCTGGCCCTAATAGCGGTACAGCGCCCGTCAGCGAAGTTGCGGCCTCCTTGTAGTCCTTAGCCTTAAGCGCCTTCTCGGTGCGATCCAGCGCGTCCACGGTAGCGTGAAATGAATTTGTAGCTGTCGTGGGGAGATGTATAAGTGCGTTGAACGCAGCGACCGGATTCAAATTTTCCGCTGCCGCGCCAAGTCCGCGCTTGGCTTGATCCGCCATTACGGAAGCTGTACCAGAAACAGACCATGGCTGATCGCCAAGCGGTGGCTCTTTCTTTTCCGGAGTCGCATTTTGTCGCTTCTCCATGAAGGCATCAGGGTCGAACGCAGCCTGCTGCCTGCCAGCCATGAAGCTGTCGGGATCAAATTGAGCGGCCTGAGGCACTATTTCTTCTCCCAGCCTTTAGCTTTAAACGCAGCCTCAGCGTCCTTGGCACTTAAACCAGGGTGATCTTTTACCGCTGCGTCCACGTCTGCCTGAGTATAGATTTTAGGTTTTGGCGGAGGTGGCGTCTGACCGGCTGAGGCTCTGCCGAGGGCGCTATCTTTAACTTCGCCTTTCAGTTTATCAAGGCTATCCTTCATCCCAGCTTGTTCTAGCACGGCCTGAGTTTTGATCTGATTAACCAAGCCAACAACTTCGCCCAACGTAGCGTTCGGATCGACAATCTTGTCTACATTCTCCGCAGTACTTACAGGAAGTTGGGCTCTAGACAGACCACCGCCTGACGTAACAGTCGCGTACTGGCGCTGGAAGTCATTTAGTGCAACTAAGTATTGACGAATATCTGGATCTCCGACAGCTTCCAGCTTTATACCTCTCCATTTTTGGTTGAGCCAAGGCGACCCAGACTGCGGAATCTTTTTTGCGAGATCCAAAATGTTCGGAGAAAAACGATCCATAATACTATTAAGTCTTTGGAGAGCCCCATAGCGTTCAACGGTGTCGCTAAGTGCCTTGATCTTATCTTTGTCAACAGCGGCAGCCGCCTGAAATTCAGACGGACTAAGGCCGGTGCGTCGAGCAAGTGCATCCTGTCCGGCTAATTTTCTGACGTTGGCCTTACCGCTTACCTTGGTTGTCCCCATCAGATCGCCAAGATAGATATCGATGTTCTTGTTTTCTTCTGCCGTCTGGGCGATTTGCTGTGGCGTTATAGCCGTAGCACCTACTGGCTTAGCGGCAGGCCTTGGCGCAGCCCCAGGTGGAGTCGCCGTCGTCGGCTTAGTGGTTGTGGGCGCTGGGGCCTGCCCACCAGGAGGTGCAGCTTGCGCGATAGGCTTGGCTACTGCTGGCGGAGTAGACGGTACCGGTGGCGTTGCTGCTGGCTTGCCGACCTGTCCCTTGAACGGGTCACCCGCGCCGACGCCAGTCAGCATCGCATCGATAGCTTCTTCTTGCTGTGTGCGACCAAGACGAATGCCTAGCGCCTTATATGTCTTTTTACCGGCGTCTTCCATCGCTTCGGCATTGGTCATCCCGAGCCCTCTTGCGGCACGGTAGAATTCACCGAACGTGCCGTAGGACTTAGATCGGATATCGGCGGTGATCTCTCCGGCAGTTTCAGTCCGGATCACATTTTCAACCGGTTTCCCGGTAGCAACAGACCTTGGTGGCTCATCCGGGTTTTGCGGGTCTACCCATACTTCAACCGGATCGTCACTACCTTCCACAATGGCCCACGAAGTCTTGAGGTTATGCGGCTTAGTCGCAGCCTTGGCGTCTATTGGATAGAGCTTATCGTCCTTTCCTTGAACGTAATTACCGGTCTTTTTAACTGGCCCACCGAAGGCAGTCTTAGCGTTCGGATTACCCTCTAAGATATCCGCTCCGGGAATTCCCTTAATGTCTTCGGCTAGGGACTTATTAGCACGCACCTTGTCATTTTCGGCGATCCTATTAACGATCATCTTCGCGGTTGGATTGTTCGGATCTAATGTCAGCACCCGGTTGAGCCGCTTCATGAACTCCGGATCTTTCATTACATCCTGGGAGCCAGCCTGCGCTGGTGGGACTTGTGGCTGCTGTTGTGCCCCCGGAGGCGGAGCCGTCTGCGCTTGCTGTTGCGGTGCCGGTTGCTGACGCATAGCGGTCGGCATTTGCTGCTGAGCGCCAGTAGTAGCTACCGTCTGCGGAGGCTGGGCTTGCTGCGGCGCTGCCGCCTGGGGTGCCGGTTGCCCGCCCGGCGGTGGAGGGGTCTGTTGCGCTTGTTGCTGTTGCGCCCCAGACCCGTACGGAAGGATGTTCGGCTTCTGTTGCTGTGGCTGCGCTGGCTGCTGTGCCGGTGCTGATTGTTGTGGCTGTTGACCGCTCTGCGGCTGTCCGTAGTTCTGGCTGTAGTACTGTGTTAGATCGTTAGCGGCTTTCTCTGCCGCCTGCGGTGCGGTCTGAGCCTTGTCCATGTCGGACCATATACCGCTGAGCGTCTTGTGGATTTGCTCTGGACCAAACTCGAATTTATTTGGCGGAGGCCCAACCATTCCATCAAATACATTCTTCAGGGCCTTCAGCGCCGGATTTTCTTTGTCTTTTGACTTGTGCACCTCTTGGTATACATCTGCCCAACGTAGCGCATCTAACTTGCCATATAGCTTCTGCTTGGTTACGGCATTCGGGTCATCTGAAGCATCCGGTAGGTTTGATTTTTCTACCCTACCCCTAGCGTCGTCGATATCTTGCTTTAGCTGATTGCGCTGTTGTTCTTGTTTGTCGAAGGCCATCTTACGGCCACGACTAAACCCTTCAAGGAACTTGTCGGCGATCATCGCCGAACCTTCGAGTGCTCCGCCGCCACCAGATACGGTTTGCGGTGCGGTTGACTGGTATTGCTGTGGCTGCAAAGATTCCGAGAATGGAAATGCTGAAATACTATAGGGATTGTTGACTTGCCCTTGTTTTTCGTCTGCCATGTTAGAGCGTTCCGAATGCCCCGCCACCGGCGGCTGTGCCTGCTGCGCCCGCTAAACTTCCGAGGAACGACATAGTACTTGCCTTCCGTTGATTCTGCGCCGTCATGATATTCTGCAAAGCTCCCTGGCCTTGCTGAAATCCAGTTAACGCCTGACCCGTCCCAGTGAAGCCAGCGCCTTCCTGCTGGAGCCCGAGAGTAGCCTGACCTGCGGCAAGCTGGCCTAAATTCTGAAGCGCCCCAGTGTATGCCTGATTCATAGCTCCGGCGCTCGACTGGCTCTGCTGGATCTGGGCCTGCGCAAGAGCCACATCGCGCCCGGCTCCGGCTGGCACGGTATTGTAGATATTGTCTTCGGCCTGCTTTGCGCCTTGTGAAATTTGCCCGAGTAACGGAGCCGCAGCCGAGATGCGGTTAGCCTGACTCCCGGAGGCGATACCGGTATAAAAATCTACCAGAGGCTGCTGGAGCGTGTTGCTTCGCTGGATCTCCTGCTGTCCCTGCTGGAGAAACTGCTGCCCCAGAGCGTTTTGCTGTTGTCCAAGGGCTACCTGCTGTTGTTCAAGCGCCTGCGACTGTTTTTCCGTACTCGAAGATCCGCCCATGAATACCTCACGGCCCGTATGTTATTGAGCCGTCGGTATAATTATCGGATCTAAGGCTTTAGATGCCGCTCCCGAACTTCCTGCCAATGCTTGCGTGTAACTCCGCTAATATAGGCCGCACATGTCGGATAGTTGCCGTCTCCGTCAGGGTAGCAGGTATAACCGTCAAGTGGACCGTAAACCTGCCATCCTAAAGCCTTTACGAAACGTAATGCGGCGCGGTTTTTTTCTGGGGTACACCCGCAAAGCATCTCAAGCCCGGTAACTTTATCAAATATCCATTCCGTACATAGTGCTGCTGCTATCAGCGTCTGCCTGGGCGGGGTGTGTCTAAAGTATCCGTGGCCTACTTCCATCTTCTTCCCGCCGGATTTTCCGACCGGGACCAAATTATTCATCCATGAAAACCCGATGTGCTCAGCCTTGTCGATGCCGTTAGCAACCGAGAAGCAGGCTAAGATGGCTGTCATTTTCGTACAGAATTCGTTCAAGATCCAAGCTAGGGTGGGCTCTGGGCCTTCGTGGAATATAAGCGGCAAGGTTTTCTCGTCCTGGAATCGAAGGAACCCGTTGATCAATAATTTTTCAACGGGATACGGAGCTACAAGTATTTGTCCGTACTGGTATATCCCACTATCTTCCTTCTTCAACTCAGGCATGTAGGATCGTAGCACGGTTTACGCTTGACAACAAGTATTTGGCGTGCTAGGGTTAGGTTCAGGCGGCAGACCAATCGCGTACGACAAAGGGGAGGTTTTCCTCCGATTGCTTCCCTCCCGCGCTGCCGCCTTAAGTTTCCTGGGGAGTAAAAATGAACATTGAGTTGATGAACCGCGTCCGCGCCAAGGTGTTAGCCGAGCCAAACCGGGTGAACATGGAAAGATGGCAGCGGACGAAAAAGATACTCGGAATCTTCAAATGCGGAACGGTTTGCTGCATAGCTGGTCACGCTATTGAATCCGAAGGGGACTGTATTCCATATCACCTGGGGCAACATGGGGTAGTCGAAACTGGAGCCGCACTGCTTCAGATCCCACTGGATGAGGCTTACCTGCTATTCTTTTTCCATAATGGGCAGGCGATGAAATTACCAGTATTTACTGGAGCTATAGACCCATATGTGGATCTGCGTATGCGCCTCGCCATTCGTCGTCCAGGCACCCCGCAGTATGCCGCCGTAGTAGCCGAAGCTATCGACCGGTGCATCGCACGGAACCACAAACCTGATCCGCAGCCGGAACCAGAGCCAGAGCCAGAGCCGATTGTCGTCGAGACAGACGAAGTTCGCGCTCACGCCTTAGGGGTGCGGCTGTAATGGGTTGGTACGATCTGTCGATCTTGTTGAATATCGCCTGCGTGGCTGGGTTAATGGTGGTTCTGTGCTCAAGTGAAAACCGACGCAGGCTGGCTGCATGGTTACTAGCTTCGGCGCAGGCAAACGACGAGATCCGAGCGGCTAAGCTAGCCATCATGGCCGAAGCCAAGATCAGGCGGGCCGATTTGGAGCAGCGCTTTAGATGCGGAAGTCAGTTAGAAGAATCTGAGTCTACTGAACGTCAGTTAGCACGCCGCCAGTAAATACCAGCATAGTTTTTGCGACGCCTCCAACGGTAAAAGTTCCAACTATAGTTCCAGAGAAACCTCCGCCGACGGCTCCAATCGGCTGAGAGGTCTGTACGTTAGTACTGCTAGTCTGGAAAGCTCCAGACACTAGAGCCTGCCGCTGACTAGTTGGCGAGAACAGCGTTAGTCCGGAACGTAACGTCAGAACCGAATCTTTGTTGATTGGCGGGCTAGTCTGAGATGGAAGCTGAATGTCTGGGGCCGTCAGTAAGGCTGATAAGCTAACCGGCCCTGCTCCGCCAGATAGGGATATGATCTGCCCCCAGGCCCGCTGAAAATTTCTATTCAATTTTCCAAGCGTAGGATCTTTTAGATCATCTTCGCTAATCTCTGGTAACGCTGGAGTTGACATAATTCTCCATTTCTTCTCCACCTGTAGTATAATAGGGGGCACTGGACGCTCTAACGTCCGATACCCCCTCACCAGAGGGCCTTGATGGAGGCCAAATGGCTAAGTACGATCCTAAGCCACTTCCTGCGCTAAGAGCAAAGGATATCTCAAAATTCTGGGCGAACGTAGATCAATCCGCCGGGCCAAACGGATGCTGGCCGTGGACTGCCGGTTTATTCAAAACTGGAGGATACGGACAGATCAGGATAGGGAAAGCAAAGTACCGCGCTCATCGCATTGGGTACATGCTTCGCTATCAGGAAGACGCCTTCCCGCTTGATGTACTTCACCGCTGCGACAACCCGCCGTGCTGCAACGGCAGACACCTCTACGCCGGAACCCCGTTGGATAACGCACGCGACACTATCGGTCGCGGAAGAAGGCCACGGGGGCTTCGTGGTGCAGATGTTTCTGGATCTAAACTGACCGAGTCCGACGTAATTCGCATACGGCAGCTAGCGCTTACCTTTCAGCACAAGCAAATAGCCCCGATGTTCTCCGTATCTGAATCCAATATAACGATGATCGTAAATAGGCGAAGATGGAAACATATACCGTGAATGCTTACAGCAAATCACCCTGCCCACCGGACCTCATTTTTGCTACGCTAGAAAGATTCCACTTTCCAAGCCTTGGTTTGGCCACTGGCAACAGCATCTGCTGATTGATCGGCATTAAGTTGAATGCTTTGATCTGATCTTCTCCAAAACCTATGAATTCGATACGAGAATTCGCGTAGAGCTTGAATTTGGCGCAGGGATTGGGCGGGATGAACGTAGGAGTTACAAAAAACTCTGACCCGCAGAAGTCGTTCAACATTCCACAGGTTCCCATCATTTGGCCATTACTCCTGAAGGACATAGCAATTGAGTTTAGTTCGGCAGGTGGCGGCACGGTGCCATTGATATGGTACGGCGGGATGAGAAGTTGGTTCAGTTCGTTATCGAAAAACACCGTCGGGCCAGTCCAGCTTGTATCGCTTGCTGCCCGAGTGTAGGTAATAATCTGCTCCCAACCTTCACCGAGTGGGCCTTCGTCATCAAAAGCGTTGCGCGTGTGGCAGATCGCAACGTAATACCTAGATTCGTCGGCATTTGTAAAGAAATACGGAGGCCCCTCCTCTGAATCCTCGAAGTCATAAACGGAGTCTATAAGCTCAAACGTAAAAGATGGACCAGATGCCGAGCTAGTGATCAAAAACCAGCAATTTGGTATGACCGGCGGAGCCGGAGACCAGACTCCGGGATCTATCTCACTACAAATCGTAGGGAAAATAATTTTATTTACAGACGCAAGATACCTGGGAACGCTACTGACTGCGAACAGCGAAAACCCAGGACCGGCTGTTCCGAGCGTGGTCGATACAAGCGTATCATCCACCAATGCTCCTGTTGAATTTATCCTGGCACAGCGAAATTGCGTAACATCGGTAACGTTACTCTGCGGAAAAGTGTAATACACGTCAGCGGTGAAGTAGAACACCCATGAAATACCGCTTCCGTCTACGCAGGCACCGACTACATCACCAGATAGGTTATGAATATTGGATGTGTTTTGAGGGCCAAATTGACCCTGGAAGATAGTGAGAGGCGAACTCCAAGAGCTTCCATTCCATAGGGTAGCCTTAACGTTGCTATATGAATCCCCAGCAGAGAAGCCTCCGTTTGTAAAATACTCATCATAGACAACTAGGAACGTAGTGGCGTTGATCATCGTCGCTGTGAACCACGGAAAGACTCTATCATTCCCTAACAGGAAATGTGGAACCACTCCGTTTGAGGTTATTGGCGATCCGTACGATCCTAGTCCATTGGCAGAAAGATTGAATGGGACTATCTCTATTTCTCCTGTGTCATTGCGCTGATACACCCCAAGAGCGCGCGTGTTAGCTATATCCAAGATCCAATACACAAGCGATGACTGCGGGGCATTGAGCCTTGGAGCGTTTGCCGAGTCCAGTACCGTCCATACAACGCCGTCGGGGCTAGATGATACACCCATCACGTCATTATCGAAGTTATCCACGTATGGGTCGATTAAATTTGAATAAAATACATAGATATAGCCACCGTACTCTATTGGCGGTACAGTGAAGTTAGCCCCCCTATAGAAACCACCATCCCACAAGGATGGTTGCCCAAGGGATACGTGCGGGTCGAGTTGATTGACTAGATACGGTACTGGCATTAGGTCTTAGGGATAGCCGCTTCACACGCCGCAATATCCTCATCGCTTATCGTGATCTTGTGATCTGCTGCCCATTTCTGAGCCTGCTCTATTGAGTCCACGAAACGGGACATATGTATTTCAGGTATAGCTAAAATGAACTTAAGTACCGCTCCCTTTCTACTTCCTTCCGTGCTCTTGATAATTATCCCGCCACAGTGCTGCACATCTGAGCAAGGATGCCGAAACGGCACTAATCGCGCCACCTTAACGCCTAACATCATACCCACGTTTACCCCTCCGTCTCTCCAGCCGCAGTTAGGTTCCACATCCCAACTCGTGGCTCCGTCACCGGTAGCATCATCTCTTCGTCAACCTGGACTAAATTAAAGGATTGGATCTGATCTTCCCCGAAACCAATAAATTCGATAATTGAACTGGAGTAAAGTTTGAACTTGGCGCATTGCGATACCGAAGTATCGTATAATACTTCGAATATATTACCAGTAGTACCAAGGAGGAATATACTGGATAGATCGTACGAGCTACCGGCGATAGGGAAAAACTGAGATCCACCACCGACTATAATAGCCCCACGGCCAGACCCTATATTGGCGTCTCCGACCCTTGTGTCCGAGTTACCGATACTGGATTGAATCTGAATCCAGGAAGCTAATACGGAGATCGAAGATAGCGGAACTTTTTGCCCCGTAGTAGCCGTAACGTCGGATATCGATACAATCACAGTAGAGGTCTTTCATTGCTTCGTATCTGGCTTTGCGTCCTGCTTAGATTGAGTAGGCGCAGGCGGCAGAGCTAGCGTACATACCGGTTCCTGGAATTGGTCTATTTGCAAAACCATTCCGCGAGTCTGGCAATCCGCAATCTTTACCTTCAGGTGATCCTCACGTTCCTGCTGAGCTTTGCGGAGATTGGCCGTTAGGCGATGATATTCGCGAAGCCATTGTGCGTCAGATTTTTGCTGTGATGTTTCCGCTAGAATTAGCGTAGCTAGGCAAGCCATAGCGAGTATTATTTTCATGGATTTATTTTACACCATAGCCTCTTCCCTGAATATTATCCTACGCCGATGTTCTGGCGTTTTGCAAACCCGTCTAACCTGGATAGACTCATGGGGTGTTACTCGTCATCCCCTCGATTGTGGTAACTAGCGTAGAGATAGGCATGGGGGCAATCGTCAGCTTAATGTGTGAGTGCCCCGTGACGGAAGTCCCGGCATTCGTACCTGTGTAGTATTTGTAAGTCGAGCCGTTGACCTCAAGATGCCATCCGTCGGCCAGCCCGCCCCCGTCGGTTGTCAGTTCATCAGGACTTGCAGGATAAAAGGTTTGCCCGGTGAAATAGGTACTCCTGTCTGGGTTAAGAGTCCACGGACCAGCCAGCGATGTAGCGGTCCAGCGTGCTATTCCCCAGTGTGCGACCACCTGGGCGGCCCACACCCAATAGTTGCTGCCGACCTTTGCAATCCACGGGCCGCTGCATCCCGGTCCGCTGATGATCAGATTACCGGAATTGACCTTGGTCCATGGGCCGGTCAGCGCCGTGGCTGTAGCCCCTCCACACTCAAAGTCCCCGCCGTTATTTCCTTCGTAGACCATCGTCCAGGTCCCGCCGTCATTGAACATGCTGGAGTTTTCAATCGCGTCCTGATCGAAGGCCCCACTCGATCCTTTTGTCAGGACGTTTGAGGCGGCTAGGGTCCACGTCAGCCCGTCGCTGTCGGGGCTTGTCAGCACGTCCATGTTATTTGTGCTAAAATTCTTGGCGAACTCGTAAAACGTCGAGCCGTTGTGAACGATGTTCCCTCGGTGGTAATTAGTGATAACCGGATTGCCCGAATACTTGGTCCAGCCCGTCATGCCATCCGCGCTTTCCGCGTATCCTATCCCGGTCGCTCCACTCCATCCATCGCCTGAATACCACATGGCAAAGCACGGGCTAGGGATAAGTTGACATCCGGTCGCTCGCTGAAGTACTCGCGGCTCCTCAATCGAAGTGTTTTCCCATGCCTGTGTTGCTGTTAGCACGGTTCCCTGCCGAACCCAAACTGGGGCAGGGGGATCAGTGGTATTAATATACCGAGAAGCACGTGTTCCCGTTGATAAAAAGAGCAGTAGCAGCAGAAGTAGAGCCTTCGTATTGGAATACTCCTGCGGTCGTGATGTTGAACTCGTCCACGCCCCCCGCCGCGCCGGTTCGAGTGTCATACGCAAAGGCTACTTGGACTGATGCGGGGCGATAACCACCCGGAAGAGTGGCCATTGTCGTACCCGCTGTTAGCGTCCCTAATGAAAGCAACCCACGAATGCACACGTTTCCAAAATTATCTTTTTTGAACTGACCGACTTGATTGCCAGATCCAAAGTCACCCCAACCATTGCTATACGATAAGCCTGTCCATGTAGTATCCGGGCCGCTGATTTTGCGTAACGCTGTACCATCATACTCAAGTACGTACACACCGCCTGCGATTATATCACTGGCAACAAGGGCTGAACCCGTCGTATTTGCCGCGATAACGCTCTTGGCTGTGAACCCGCACCAAGCCACCGTGGACGCGCCGGTATTAGAGGCCTGAGGAACAAATATAAATTGGGCTCCAGTTGTTAGCGAGGTAGGACAAAAACTAGCAGATGGGCATGTGTATGTTGTTGTAGACCCGGTAGCATCAGCACAATAGGATAAACCGCTTATACTTACGGTCCCAGTCGATCCATTCACACTCGTCACAGGAGCAGCAGTCGCGGCAAACGGCATCACGCCACCTGAGCGCTGCGTGATCGAGTTGCTCGTACTCCCCGTTGAAGTAGTTACCGTGAAGTCCACAAACAGCGAGGCAGTGAGATCGATATTACTAGATACCGCCGTGTTGGTATCGTTAAAAACGCTATCCGGAGAAGTCGAAAGAGATCCTAGGTCAACCGTCAACGGCCCGTGGATTTCAAGATTCCCAGTTGTTCCGGTTGCCGACGTATACCCAAGGAAATTCACGTTCCATGTGTTATTCGTGGAGTTGGCTAATGTGGCCGTTGAAGCAATCGACGCGAGCGTAACCACCGTGCCGCTTCCACAGCCTGATACCGTGCAGAGCTTCACCTTGAATGTAAGAGTCGGAGTCTGCCCTATAGGTGTTGTATAGACACCCGCGCCGTTGAACAAAAAAGGCTGACGAAGGCTATTGAAATAACCAGACCCCAGGGTAAGTTCAATCAATTGCTGCTCAGAAGTACTATTAGCCGATACGGTTACTGGGGTTACGCTGGTAACCGAAGTACCGGTAGCGCCGCTACCCGTCCCGCAAGCGGCTCCCGCGTCCGCAATGTTGAACTTCCCTCCGCTAGAAACGAGCTTAGCGCAATCGTTATTAACATAAGAAGCATCCGTTGGCAGCTTTAAGGATGCTGCCGCTGTGGCGGCACTCATATCTAACGTCATCGCTGATGTTCCGGTGTTGGTGCCCTGATTGCGAACTAAGTTCGCCGTATCAGCAAGATTTGTAGACGTAAACCCGGTGAACACTCCAGTAGATATACCAGAAGAAGGAGACCCCCACAGAAGAAAATTATTCGCGGACGGAGCCGCTCCAGGATAAAGCAGTCCATAGCTAGTTACGGAGGCTGGGGCGAGTAAACTTACCGCCGTCGTCCCAAGTACTGGTAGTGTACCTTGACCAAGGTCGAGCGCACCAGCTACGCCCGACCCAGACCCGGACGTGAGCGCCCCGGTAACAGTTAGGCTGGTGCCCGTAGCTACTCCGATTACCGGAGTTATGAGTGTCGGCGTATTATTAAATACAGCAAGTCCGGTACCGGTTGGGTTTGAAAGAATACCAAGTAGTTGCGCTGAAGTGGTCGAAGCGAACTGACTAAGTGGGTTTAATACGGATGCTGCGTTAGTTACCTGCCCTACGGTATAATCTCCGGATGTCGCAACAACCGCTCCGGTCCTAGAAAATACACTCGACACGGCTCCGCCGCCACCGGAAATAGCACCCCATGTGCCGCTCTGGCAGGTGTAGAATGTACCATTCGGAGTTAACAAGCGAATCTGCGTGTTTCCACAAGCCCCAGATGGGGTAGCCGTCACGAATTGTATTTGTGGGTTGTTCGGCTGTGCCAATGCCACCCCGAGCAACATAAATAGCAAAAGTGGAAGTTTTCGCATAGTTATACCGTATTGTAAATTACCTGAAACGTATCTGACGTGGTCCCTCTAATGAATATCTGCGAAAGATCATATTGATTAGTGGATGCCGCAGGTGGAGCAAACTGAGAACCGGATGCGGATATTATGGCCCCCCTTGTGGCCGAGATGTTGCCATCGCCGATCCTAGCCGTGGCTGAGTTATTTGAGGAAGCCTGGACCTGAACCCAATTAGCCAAAACCGAAGTGGATGAAAGAGCTACATTAGAATTAGTCGTAGCTGTAACGTCAGGCAGTGATAGGATTGCCATCTGCATCTCCAATATAGACAGGTATTCATAAATACTCCCGCCGTCTTGGGCATTAGCCCTTCGTTAAGTATTATCGGATCAGGATGTTTGCTGACATGCTGTCGGCGTACCGGTACGCTTAGCGGTAGGACATGGAGACATATCGGGCCGATCTCAATTTATCAAGAAGTAGCCGATCCTGGGTCTGGACAAGGAGTGGAAAGCTGGAACCTATAGTTCCTGCTTTTGTTTAACACTCCGTCTAGCTTGGCTGGGAAATAGAATCTCTCAGTGTCGCGATTTGCGTGAGCTGGAAGTACTAATTGATAAAACTCAACTGCGTTCTCCACGTAGAACGTCACGGTAAGCGGGCCAGAAGACCAGTATGTCAACCAACACTCTTTGAGAGCCTTCCACCCCGGATATCCCATATTTGTCTCAAAGCTATCATACCAGACGAGTTCCGCAGGCTCTGGTATGTAATCCAACCCGGTAGTAAAAACCTGAGCCTTTCCGCCGTTCCCAGGTGTCAGGACGATCCTCCACAGCCTACCAACAAGTAGCCTAGGGTCCTGCTCAGAGTTCAACCCAATTATCCTCTCCCTGTCGTTGAAGTTAGTGGTAACCGTGATGGTCTTCCTGGTTGTCCCATCTGCCTGGATCTGAATAGTACACGGTACCCCGGCAGTGTCTATATTCATAACAAGATTACGCGCTACTTTCTCGTAAGGATGTCCGAGATCTGACCACTCTGTCCAAAAGAGCACGTCCGGTGGATACTTCTCGAAAGAGATTTTATACTTCCTAACGATCTGAGCATTCGCGTCGAGTGTCGTCGGCCTCAGCCTGATCTTCTTAACAATTGTTCCATCGTTGATCGGAAAAGTCACTTGCGTCCAGCTTGGACCCGTGAACGTCCCCGTAAGCGGCTCTAGGGTGAAGCTCTGGACACCCTGCGTTACGACCTGAGAGTTGGTAATTCCCGTGATTGTATCCATCGTCCAGGTATGCGGCGTAGATTTCATGTCATACCAGATTGATATTTCGTAGAGCCTTTTATCGTCCGGAGTACCTAGGTCGTCCCAATCGAAAGCTCGGCCAACCTGAATTTGGTCCAGCGAGAATACATTGAACGTATTCGTATAGAAGTTTACGTTCGTTGTCGTTGTTCCAGAGAACCGCATCTGGATCGCATAGGCTTCTTTGCCGAAGCCGTTCTGGAAACGCTGAGGGATTCGTCTGCGGCCTTGCGCTGCACCGGCAGCCAGCGTCACGGAGTCCGTTGGGTCCGGAGTTAAGGAATAGTCGTATGTCACCTGGACATTGATCGCTCCGCCGTCGTTGTTTGTCTCCAGAACGTAATCCGCGAACTGTTTATTTATGGATGGCTGACCGGCAGTGTAGGCCGCTGATTCGAAAGCATAGGCAATGCCAGCCCCGTCGCTATAAGCATTTATCCATCCCTCTGATGTCCCAACGTCGTCAAAATATAAATTAGCCGTCGTGTTCGGTGTAAGGGTGACCGACTTAGCGATCAGTGTGTTACTTTCTACCGTCTGAGAGCTATTGATGTCGTACCGAAAACCGTCATCCTGTTCGGCATATTGAGCGGTTACAGCTACGCCACCTACTGGGTTGTGTGGGTCCAGATCTCCGATATCCTCCATCGACCAGCGGTCGTAGAGCATGTCATAGCGAAGACGATGATAAGATCCAGAGATGCCCGCGTAAACCATGTAGATACGCTGCTTGGAGTACATCATCGTGATGATGTCCTTGGGCGCGATTTCGGGCAGGGAGATCTGAACGGTACCGCTGGCTCCTGAGCCTCCTGGCTCAATAAAAGAAACAAGCGGTGTAGAGGTATATCCAGACCCACCGTTAGTGATCGTTACTGATGTCACCTGACCACCGCTTACAGTAGCTGTTGCTGTCGCCCCAGACCCACCCCCACCGGAGAAAACTACCTGCGGGGCAAATCCATAGAACGACCCGCCGCTGGTAATCGTGACTCCTGTGATAGCCCCAGGGTTATTGCTGTTGCCGGTGAGATCGATTGGCTCGTAAGGGCCTATGGTGTATCCATGAAACAGCGGATCGATAGCTTCGCTGCGCTTAACTGCTCGGCCACCAGACCAGGAATAGATGCCGTCGTAGCCTAAATACCAGATCTCATTTTGAGCCCGGCACCACGCCATACTACCGTAGAGACCACGCTCAGCTAGTGTTTCTACCGGGGATTGCATCTGTCCCTCAAAAACAGCGACAAGATACAACTTCTCCAGATTCATACAGAGTATTTCACCGTTGAACTCGGTGATGTTCATGATCGCGTTTGACGGAGATCCTACGTTGATCTGGTCAAAAACACCGGTATTGAACTCTTCAACTGGGAATGCTTCCGGCCTGCCGTTTTTAGATTTGTACAGAACATGCGGGTTATTTTGGTCACCGGCGCAGAATACGGCATCAAAGGCCGCTACCGTAAATCTTGCTGGCTGAGCGCAGACGGCATCGCATGACACAAACACTGATGTCCCGAGAGTGGCCGCATCGGTATGATCGTATTGGAAATATGCAGTGATCGTCACCGGGCTCACCGCGATTACATATGCCGTTTCCTGTTTTGAGGTGTTCGGGGCAATCGTCAGTGTAGATCCAACCCTCAAGAAAGATGTCAAATCCGTTGTCGATAGACCAGATATTATGTTTACCTTAAAGGCATTGACCCCAATCTTGCCAGTACCTGCCGTATAGGAAACAAACGATGCAGTCAGGGGCGTCGGCAGGGTACTCAAAACAGGCGGATCGTTGTCGAAGGAAATAATCGGAGCATTGATAATCGAAGCATCCGACTGACTATCCACAAACGTGACGACCTGTGGTATCTGGTTGATGTCTACGCTGTTGATGGCATACCCCAGAAACCTATATAGGCCGTCAGAGAAGGCACCGCCGCTGCGATAGACAGCGATAGCGGCATTGTTGGTCGTCGGCGCAGATGGGTTAGCGGGCGCTCCTGAAATCTGGTTATCCGAACTGGAGATGAGCGTCAGCTTTACGCGCTGCCTGAGTGGAGTAACGGTATTCGTATCGAGCATGAGCGTGCATGGATTGCTCTCAAATCCAGTGATAGTGTTCCTATAGGTATAGGCATAGGAGTAGGCGTTCAAGGGCGCGTTGAACGATGTCGTGAAGGCATTCGGCCCGAATCCTCCGGCGATATAAATGTTCCCAATCCAGAGAGTAATAGACGGATCTCCAACGGAGACGATCTGAAATCCGACTACATTGGCCCAGTTATACTTACCCTGACCGGCCAAACCAACCGGAAGGAAGTTCGGCTTGGGGATGTCAATCTCGGTCCAGACAGGTACGCTGGTAGACTGATCGGGACCAACTTGGGCCAATTCCTCTGCTTTAGCGGAAGTCGCTGTCGGATCGGCGATATCGAAATTACCGCTTACGCCAGTAGCGACATTAGTGGCGACTCCAGGAAGCGTCTGGGTTGCTGTAGCTAGTACCGATGCTTGCATTTGAAGCTGGCTCGGAAGAATCTCTTTTTCGTAGTAATCAGTTCCGGATGCGCTATTGACCATTACCCGGATACGGAGATCGGTGAGTAGGTCAGGCTGGGAGATGCCGATAGCCACATGAACAACGTCGTCGGTTTCATATCCGTCGTCCGGCTGACCGTCAAAATTAGCCGGTACCGGACTGACAGATCCACCCGGCAATGGGATTACAGTTACGGTCCCAGGAGCAGCCGTGGGAGTGTCTGTTATGAATCCCGAGATGACCTGTTGGCCAGCTACCGGGGTCCCCGGAAGGTAGACCTGGAATGACGTACTCGTGGTCTGTTCTACGATCCCAAGGTTGATGGCTCCGACCTTAACTAATAGGCCGACAATAATACCTGACATGGAGACAGGAGTTATGGCCACTAACCCAGGGCCGGTTCCTGATACAGATAAGATAGTCGTATTGATTCTGGAGTTATTATCTACAACCGCAAGCGGAGTGCCTGCGCCGTTCTGCGGCAAAAGTGTTATCTGATCAAGCCGTGCCTGTACTGGTTGCGTCGGAGGCAAGATCCCCCAGCGCTGAATAATCGTAGTCGGGATACCGCTGCCGTCTCCGCTGTTCAGGAATCCGGTATCTTTGAGCATTTTACGCTGAGCGCCGATGAAGGCGTACGGCGTACCGTTCGCGCCGGAGTTGTAGCGCGTCAGGGAGAATCGCTGCTGGTCGTAGGTGGCTTGGACATCGGCGCAGTCCCCGGCCACGCTATGGAACGTCTGTGTGGCACCGGTGGGTGCTAGGGGACCGGTCGCTCGAAAGATCTCGCCGCCATTTCCACAGTAAAAAACATCCGTTGTCGATGATGTCCGGAGCTTATTGATGGTATGAATGAGAGACAGGCTGATCGGCCCAGTTTGCCGAATCCAGCCGGTATGAGCCGTAACTCGCCTATTCCCCGGTCGCTGAGTGATCACCCCCTCTTGGATGGATGTGATATTAGTGGCTTCCGATAGCTCCCCATCCTGTAGCTGCGCCACGTCTTTCTTTAGCACCAACCCCTTAACGGAGAATGGTACGACAACGGGATTGAACGGAGTAGGCATTAAGACATCCTGGTGGCGAGATACGTGAAAGCTCCCCCTGAATTCAGGTAGACCCCGCCCACGGGAACACCGGCTGCGCTGGCGGCAGCGTCGCTAGCAGCGATAACAAACGGAGTCACCACAACACCAGAACCCAAACCAAGCACCGTGTCAGTTGTTTGCGCGAATGTGGCGGATTGGGCTAGATCTTCCACGTAGAGCGGCCTGGGCTGTACTGTAATTGCATCTGGCATTATTGTGCATTCTCCTGTTCAAAGGCTTGGCTCATTATAGCCCCAAATAAGTTAATCCCCTCAGTGTAGCGAGCATTCGCGTAGACGGCCTTAAATTCGTCCTTTTGCTCTCCGTCCTGAGACCATATTCTTGCCAAGATTCCGTACTTTATATACGGCGTAGCGCTATCCGGAATCAAGTCGATAGTGTCTCCCAGTTGCCAGTTTGTGATCTTCCTGGGGATCGCTGTTGCTATCGTTTCTAGATTCGTAACAGAGACCGTCATCGATGCGATAGTCCCAAATAGTGGCGTCAGAGTCTCCAGGTAAGGCGTTCCGGAAAATCCATTTATGGTTCCAAAAAGGCCAGCAGGTGGTCCTATGATCTGGAGATCGTTCGTATTTGAAGTCGCGGCGATCTGACCATATAGACCTTGACCAAGTAGCGTATTTACTGGATCTCCGTTTTCATTTGGTATTGGGCTCACTTGAAGCTGTTTGGCCTGAACTTCGTCCTGCTTCCAGGTTGTAGGGACATCAGTGGTACCAGCCCAGATTGAATCGGAGTTGTCCAAGTAGAATGTACTTGTGCGATGCAGGTAGGACTGGTCGTACGCTGCATAGACAGTATCGCTTACGTAATCGCTGATCGTATAAGTATCAACCCCAGCCTGAACATCGATGCAGTTTAATTTTTTAGCGAGACTTACTTTGGTCATGAAATCGTTGACCACTTCGCCGAACCATCCCAGAAAGTCGTTAACAGTGATGAGACCGAGCACGAGCCCGCCCGGTTCTAACAGTTCGTCGCAAATTTGAAGATAAACATCCCGTACTTGCGTAGCCATGGACTAATCTTTCTGAACTGTCTCCGGGATGTAAAATTTTGGCATAACGGTTCCGCGCCAGATACTTGCTCGTTTCATGATATGGAGATACTGCTGGTAGTAAGCCGCAGACTGTTTGAATAGCGCCGCCGTCTCTTTGATCGTGACTACCTGGGAAGCCATCAATACCACTGGGTCAGTATACTCATTGGGGATCACAACAGTGTCCGTGTCATTCACCAGAAGCGCCGGTTCTGCTACCCCGGTCATCGTTAGAGCGGCTCCGCCGAGTGAGTCAGCAGGATGTATAGCGAACTTCTTAAAACCGCAGGGGACCCATTGGGACACCGGCAAGGCGGTGTTGTCTGTAGTATCCCTAACCCAAGTAGCGTTTGACTTACCGATCTGGTTGGCGAAGGTCTTCTGGAGGTAGGTATCTTCGAACTGGACTCTGATAGGTATGAAGATCGATTCCGGAACGTCGTACCACACGCGCCCTGGTTCGGTTATTCCAGTGCCGACCGGAACGGTCGTCTGGATCATCCCGGTGAAGTTATTAAAGCAGCGGATACACTCGTTGATAGCGTTAGTTAGCTCAGATTCCGCGTAGAAGAGTCGATTGTCATCGATACGTGAAAATACGCGGTTTTTGAGTTGTAGGAGCGTGACCGTTGGCACGTCGCCTCATCTTACTTCCCGATAATATCGCCGCGATTAAACGTCTTGCCGCCGGGCTCGTTCATGCGCTGCCACGATCTCCGCCGGACTTCGTTCTCGCCGAAGATGTGCCGCACAAACTCTTCTTCGCGACGTTCCCACTCAGGCTCCGCAGGCCCACGTACCGCAGCAGACAGTGGCGTTGTCGGGCTGTAGCTGGTCATGTCGTCGATAGGACTGAGATAGTCCTCGAAGTGCCGACCTGAGAGATGATCTGAGGTGACATCTGGCTTCGGTGGTTCGTATCCAGGGACAGGAGCTACTTGTGCTTTACGGTTACCCATAAGTATTGCTCAGAAGTATTCGTTAATACCTGCTAGCCTTGCGGCCCTTTTTGCCGCGTTTCTTTTTCATGTCGTGGCCGAACTGTCCCATACTTCCGCCTGATCCGCCAGCCATGCCATCGTTTCCACGGCCTTTCATGACTTTCTTTTTGCGTTTTGCCATTTATTACCTCCCCGCTATTATTATCGGATAGCTAGAACATCCAGTCTCCGTCCGCCGAAATTGCGTGATCTTGCTCGTAATTCGAACCCCGTACTCCCCAAGCATCGAAGTTCCAGGTATAGTCGGTCTGCGCCTTCGAGTTGTCAGCGTTAATTAAATCAGCTACCCCGCGTTCGAACTTCTGCTCGTAATCGTCGGCAGCTTTGGGGTTGTACCACGGATCGTCAAACTTGGGAGGCTGAGGGAACTTCATACGGAAAGCGTCCGCCAGAGCGCCGTGGATCAGAACCGTAGGGTTCAAGAAGTATGGCGGACGATCTCCTGGGGCAACCATGTCTTTCCACTGCTTGTAGTATGCGAAGTACAAATTGTACTGGACTAAGCTTGGTGGATAGATTTCGTACTGCATATTCCCTTGGGCATTGGGGATATAGTCAGCCAACCAGATCGGTGAATTTGAGTTCTGCCTAATAGGATCGTTTGAATTCAGCCATTTTTGCGGAACGTGAATGTTCAACGGTAGCGGCTGGATCGGGTCTATGACGAAAAAGATCTCCTTGATGTCGCTTGCCAGCGTCGTGTACGCCAGGACTATCTGATACCCGGCGTCGGTCAGCGTCGTCGCGCCCCAGGCGTTGTCCAGGATCAAGCCGGTTGAGCTAGTAACGCCCAGGATCGTGTAGTACGGGTTATTCGAGCTTATAAGTAACTGAAGATTGGCCAGGGAACTTTGAGTAGCCGTACAGCCGCCGTTGTGAGATACCTGGAAATTAGCCAGTGCCTGCGTGCCTCTAATTTGCTGGATCGTAACAATCTCCGGGGTACCAGTGGCATCGACATATAAGATGGAGTTATCGTTGATGTTCGACATCGACGCCGGAGTGAACCACTGGTTGCCTGGGCGCGTGATTCCGTTCGGGATGATTGTATTTACGACATCGGAGACAGGCCATGCCGTGGCGGTCCCGGTGACTATATTTGAGCCCGTTGTTAGTGTGACTCCACCGGTGGTGTAGGCCGCAGGGATCGACAGAACGCCACGCGCCGCGAGTCCAGCCCAGTAGGGACGACGATCTAAGATGGTTCTAATTCTGTCGTTCAGTAAATCAATTCCCAAAGAACGATCCAGATTTGGCCGACTACGTATAAGTCTCCCGAGCAATGTTGCGCACGTGTCCGGATACTGCACCTTATGCCGCCTCCCACTGAACGGTGGCTAGGCGGTACTGGAGCGTGCGGATTTCTTCTAGCGTGAGGGGATCGTTCTGATAATTGTTAAGGTGGAGAACAAAGCGATGACACCGGACGCAGGCCGTAAGACCGTTAGCTACATCAAAACGGAGACCAGGATGACTAGCGAAAGTTTTAATGTGATGAGCGTGTAGTCGCCCTCCACGCTCCCGGCAAATCTGACAGGTATAATCGTCGCGAACCAAGACCGCCTTAATCCATTCCCTGCCCTGCGTGGATTCTCTCTGTCTTTTTTTTTCTGGAGTTACTCCACCCTTCCAGTTAATATTAGCCGACCCTCGGACCTGTTCCGAAGAAAATATATTTCCGCCTGGAATAGGCCCGTACTTGGAAAATATAGCCTTACCGCTAGCTATAGACTTCTTAAGCCTCTCGGGGCGCACATTAGAGCAACGGTTACATAAACCGAGATTTGGCTGATCTCGGTCATACTGTACGACGCGAGTATATCCGCAGTCTGGGCAGGTTAGTGGACCGATTATGCCGGTTTTTCTTAGATGAGACCTCTGTTCTGCTAGTTGCTTTCTCTTAGCCACAGAGGCTGCTATCCCGGACTTATAGCCATTCGTCTCCGTAGTCCGTTTAGCCGAGCAAGATACCATAGAAGTACTTGAGTATCAATCAGCTACAACAAAAAAGTTAGTTGAGTCTGTGATGATTGTTGCGTTTTGACCGGCAGTGAGAGTGATCGCCGCAGCGCCAGAAATTTGACCTGAAGCTGGAGTAGCCGTTACTGTTCCCGTCGCATGGATAGTAAAAGGTTTGCCTCTTACGTATCCAGCCGGTGCCGGTATTGTAAGAGCACCAGCGCCACTAACTACCCAACGGTCACGTACCGTAAGCGTCGCCGGTGGAGTAGGCGTGCTGATCTGATACTCCGGGTCCCGAGTCATAGTAAACCAGTTAGTCCCGTCCGTCATGCAGGTGAAGTCTTCCTGCGACATGATCGTTTGACTACCTGGGGTAGCTACACCATCCAATGAACCTGCTGCCGTAGAAATCGTAACTGGTTGCGCGGTTGCTTTGATGTCGTATTGGTGTTGCGAAAGCGCCGTAGAGGGAGCAGGTAGCGTCACCGTCCCCGCAGCCGTAATGAACAGGTACCGGTCAGAAGAAGCTAGCGTTGCAGATCCAGCCACTGTCCTGGTAGCGGTACCTCCGCCAGTAATCGGACCAGACGTGAATACTGGGCTAGATCCAGCGGTAGTACACACCCAGAACGCAGGTGCGCCGATTGTGCCACTTAAATTGAGGATCAGATCCCCAAGCTGAATGACGCCACTAGTGTTGGTCGTTGGAATATCCGCCGCTCCGGTATCGGTAGCGAAGACATTCTGTCTGCCGAATTGGAATTCTTTTGCGTCTAATAGCGCCATGATTTATTCGGCCTCCGCTTACTGCGTATTTATTGCGTGGAAATTAGTTCCGTCCGTAAACACCGTAAAGCTCTTTAAGGTGGTGAGTGTGAACGAAGCGGTTGTGTCCACCGTCCCAGAAACTGGTGTCAGCGTTAACGATCCAGTGCTCTCATTTATGATCGTGTACGGCCTTCCGATACCCAGCGTAGTCGGGATCGTTACCGTAGCCGCCGCGCTCAAGATCAAATAGCGTGTATTTGGCGAAAGCGTCGTCGCGCCAGCAGCGGTCGTTATACCGGTAGCGGCACCACCGGGGGTAATGGCTCGCCAGACGCTGTTCGCTGCATCAGCCTCCAGCCACACCGCATCGCCGCTATTAGAGATCAACGCAACGTCGCAAGTATCCCCTGAAGCCGGAGTAATAGTCGTCGGGAACTGGGCGATGTTCTTGATCAGTAGAGTGTACCCGTCACTGATCCCAGGAGTCGTTCCAGGAGTTCCCGGAGCCGTCGGCGGGACCTGATTGATCTTCGGTAGCGTCACCGTTCCACCTGCGGCCAAGTTCTGGATCAGGTACATCGGAGTTGGCGTTTGGCTGGGTCCGGTACCGAGAACTAAGGCAACATTGGTGTTGATGAGATTGTTGTATCCGGTGTTTGTAAAACTATACATTTAATGAACCTCGTTAATTGATTGACTGCTTGCCTTTCTCCGGCACGGCGTCTACCGTAGCCTTGAATAACTCCGCAAAAGATCCCTTTGGCTTCTTACTGGATTTTCTGGATTCGATCATTCTGCGCTTTTCTATGGTGGTAAAATCCACCGAAGTAACATACGATCCGCCCCAGAATACTTCCCGGTTAAATTCCAACGGCTCCGGCCTGACAGCGCCGGGCATACACCAATATGCACATACCTTTTCCATGTACTTGTGAACCAAGGAGTGCTCGAACTTACGCAATACGGCTAAGTTTTCTACACGATTGTCCAACTTGATGAGATTCAAGTGGTGAACCACTTCGTCGATCTCCAGATATCTACCAATAGCCGACTCAGCCACATAGCGGTGCTCTGACACATATCCTTCCGGATTGGCACCAGGATGTCCCGGCATCTGGATTTTACGATAACCCTGACATTCAAACCGGTAGGTATATTTTTTCCTGTTTGCCTCAAGCCTTCTGCTGGCGACTTCGGATCTATCGATACCCAGGCCATATCGGATAATGTTGGTTCTGACGGTGGATTCGCCACATCCAAAATGCTTGCAGATTTCCCCCATGGTCTGTTTTTTATTAACGTACATCTCGTGGAGTTCTTCGCGCGGAATCTCGTGGACGACTAGCGCTGTCTCCCGCCTGATCCCATGCCTTTTCCGATAAATGGCCACAGTTACATTACTCACGCCAAGCTGGCGACCAATTTCAGCATCCGTCAATTTTTGGTCAATATATAGTGCCCGCAGTTCGTCAGCCGTCAATTTAAACTTCCTGGGCGGAGCTACGTACGGCAGGCGGTCTACCTTTAGCCGAAGGGCGATCTCTTTCTGGATACCGTACTCCTTCAAGCGCTTCTCCACTACGCCGCCAGAGACGCCAAAATACTTGGCGATGTGCGTCACCTTCATATTCCGGGTAATGTACATCTCCCGGAGCGTCTCTGCGGTTTCGTTGAATGTTCTTGGTCTGGCCATAATTGATGATCTCACGTTTTGTGTGGATCGTCAAGTTATATTACAACAATGAGGTGCCCACGAGCTTAGCCGAGGTTCTGGGATTAGCGCAGACCAAATTTCCAGCCCAAACGAACTGCCCTGCTACGTCGAGAGATTGCTGCGCTTCCTTGAATCCAGTGAACCCAAACTGCGCCGATTTCGCATCAGAACTGAACATTTCGAGGTAGTTGGTGTTCAAAAGTAGCATGACCCCGTTAACAGAATCTGACGGCAAATATTTGTCTACGACGACAGTGCTCGCGTTGAACTGGAACGCATTGAAACCGATCTTCCCCACGTCCGTGCCGCTGGCGTCCATGTTGTAGCGCTGGAGCGGCTGGATCGAGTTCCACATCCGGTTGTAGCCGGTCTGCGTGGTCGTGATCAGGTCCGGAAAATCTCTTCCAAACCAAGCGTTTCCGTATGCCGTATTTACGTCATTTAGCGTAAATGGGCTGAACGACCGGTTGGTATAGGAGTTTAATCCCTGGATCGCACTAGTAGGCGTCGTCGCGCCGGTGAACACCGGGGCCGTGGTGAAGAAGTCGGATCTCGTCTGTCCGCCGACCGCTAAGAACGACTTGGTCGAATCCGTGGCCGTCGAGTACGATCCGGAGCTATTCCCGTCGTCTACCCAGGCCAGAAGTCCATCAAGTGACTTCGTACCAGACAGAGCGCCGGTAAACGGCGGTGCTACAGAGGACTGACCGTCCTGGTAGAGCGCCGTCGCGATCAGCTTAGCCATCGTCATCGAAGCGTTAGCGAACTTCGACTCGACGATTGAGAATGCCGCCTGCGGACCACGGTTTAAGATGTTATCGATGAAGTACAGGCTGACGTTTACGTAAACCGTCTTCACGTTCACCGTTACCGCCGTGTCGGTGGTAACGTAGGCGATATTTATAGCATCGCCCTTCCCGAACCAGTCTCCGTTAAGCTGTGCGTATATCAACGGAGACTGGATGTAGGTACCACCCGCGAATCGCATTCTCCGGCGTCCCAACATCCGCGCCAGAAGTGGCGACTCTTTAAAAATTACATCGGTCGTTCTCTCGACGATGTACTGCTCTGTATAAGCAGTCAGATCCGATAGCGATAGCGCCATGATTTAGGCTCCCAATTCCCCTTAATTTTGACTAAACTTCGAACCTTCTCGTGGCGTACGCTGCCGCAAAACTAACTTGCGCGTCGTTCCGCCTGCTTCCTCATGTATTCCCGAGCGGCGAATGCCGCGACACTGCCGTCACCCAATGGAACATCCGGAATCTTTGGCGCTTCACCATCCGCCGGTGCGCTCGGGACCAATTGCTTCTGGAGTACACCTAACTCTGGTCCACCCATATCCACCGGCCCGCCAGAATTCTGCCCCATCGCCTGCGCCTTTAATCTTTCTGTCTTTTCTTCTGCGGCTTTCAGCTTAGCGTCGGTCTCTTCCTGTAATTTCTTCATTTCAGCGTCGTGCTTCTCTTGCATGGCTTTTTGACGCCGCTCAACCACCCAGTCCTTCTCATAGAAGTCACGGAGGTCGAAATTATTCTTTTCTGCTGCTGCCTTCACGAGCGGCTTAGGATCAAGCACTTCCCCGAACTCGGCTTGGTGCTTCTGCATGATATACGGAACATCTAACGCTGCTGTCGCCACCGGTTGGGTATACGATTTAACGTAATCCGTCAGGGATGTTTCTTTTTCTTTAAGTGTCTTTTCCAGCCCAGCGTTCGTCACCAGACCCTTATCCTTCATGAAGCCTTCAGACCACTGCCCAAGCTGTTCGAATGTCATTTGATCCCCCTGTCCCAAAGCTGCCTGCCGAGCCGTCTCCAGATCCGTCTCCAGCGCCTGGATCTTCTCGGCCTTTTCAAATTCGGACTTCGTCATCTTCTGTTCGTCCAACCAGTAATCGTCGCGCCACTTCTTCCATTGCTGAGCGAGATTCACGTCTCCGCGAACTTCGTCCATCTTGCGCGAAAATTCCGACTGTGCCAGTACGGAATCCCGAATCTTTGGGATCTTTTGCCCTAGTTCCTCCATTGCCTTTCGTACCGGACCCTTAAATTCAAATTCTTCATCCGGTAGCGTCTCTAGCAATAGTTCGAAACTACTCTTACCTGCCATAAATCACCTCCAGCTAAGTCTTAGATTACGCCGCTATGGCGTTTGTGGGTTGACCTTCCGTACCCTGCCGGGTCGGTTCCAGTCCTGCCCTTTGACTTGAGCCTTGCGATTGTTGCTTCTGTTTTGCAGCTTGGATTTCCTGCATGAACTGCGCCCCAACCTGAGCGATCTTTTTAACGTACTCGATCAGAACGGGGTTTTCCATCGCCAACACCTTGGCTACATCCGTCAACTTCTGAGAAATATCGTTCATCAGCGACTCAGCCAGATCCATGCCGGTCTTCTGCTGGGGCTGCATCGAGCCCGCCTGAGAAGCCTTATCCGCATATGCAGCCAGAGGTGAATCAGACTGCTGAGCCGTCACGTCCGGCGCTTGCGGTGGAATGCTGGTGTCGCCTGCGGCCACCTACTTACCGTCCCCCTGCTGTTTCTTTGCCCGCTCGCTCATCGGCGTCGGGTAGGAATCCCAGCCCTTGACCGGAGTACGCCCCATCGGAGCCTCACTCGCTACGGTCTGCCGGGTGCCTTCACTCACTTCGCTGCGGAAGTCTTCTACCGGTGTCCGTGACAGGTCACATTTTGAACCGACCATCTGCATCTCCGGTTTGCCTGCGCGGTCGTCGAATTCGCCGCGAAGAGGACTCTTTTTGTCGAGCGGCATTTCCGATCCGTTAAATTCTTTCATCATGATCTTTACTCCTGATTTACTGCTTTAAGCCAAGGGGCCATCTGGAATCCCTTCAGGCCCCTCGTGGAACGGGCCTAACTACTTCCGTTTCCCCTTGCGGCCCTTCTTCCGACGATTTGCCATTTCACCTACCATGGTTGGGATTCCTCCTTTCTGGCTCCCGACCCGTTCTTTATACTCGTGGACCGGAGCCGCCGAGTTACTGCTTCGAAATCCCAATACGCTAACGCCTAGCGCTTGTGCTTGCGGCCACGCTTGCGGTTTGCCTGTTCTCCAGCCATTGTTGGTATCTCCTTTCTTTTGAAACTATCGTTACGATTATCGGACGACTGTTGAAAGCAAAGGAGAATTATGTATTGATTAATACTTATAGCTTGCCGGACTTCTCTTGCTTGCCGCGTGGAGATTTTCCGGACGGAGAAAGACCTGATTCTTTCTCCTGCATAAGTTGCTTTATAAGCTCGTCGGCGTTAGGAAGTTCAAGGACCCGATACAGTTCCTTGAGTGGGAGAGCCCCACGGGCATATAGCTGCATTGCGAACATCTTCTCGCGGTCGCGAGATCCACCATGGATAGATCCAGATTTGATCCGCATTCCGAAGTTCTTCCAGTGATCCCATTTAGGAAGCTGGTAATTTGGAACAAGCGATCCTGGGTCGTAATCGAAATCAGCAAGGGTCACACCATCAGCGCCGTACTGCTTCATGCGTTGCTGGGTCGTGTAGAACTGGAAGACATTCGATAATGCCTGCGTCCCTACATCACGTATAAATACCTCTACGTAACGCTCTTCCAGGCGCAGTGAAGTGTTAAGTGAGTCGCGCATCTGATCCAGGGTTTCCCCGCTCGGGACCTGTTTCTTTTTCGAAAGCGCGTTAACATCTACAGCGTTTGACATCCGGTCAAATTCTGGGATCAGGTACTGCAAAAGCAACTGAAACACATAGGCCGGAATGTCTGGCGGGTCCATGTAGCGTAGATCCGTAGCTACATTCGCCATCGGACCCATGTATAACTTAGCCCCAGGCATGTCCGAGAAAAACTCTTTCCAGGACGCCGATGGGATCGCTCCAGTCTTTGTAATGGCCTGCGGGTTAAGCGCCCGCTTGACCATATCGAGGACACCAGCTACGATCTCGTTGATGGCGTTGTTGATTGGCAGTAAATCCCGATACTGACTTAGTCCCCAGAACGACCATGGGATCGGGTTTAATCTGAGCGCCGCAAACGGATACAGCCCGTGCCAAAAAGGAGACGGGCCGTCGTATAGCCGCCTACGTCCGCCGAAAATTATCAGGCGTTTTCTAGGATAGAGACGTTCCCCAGGCTGGACCCAGTACCACCAATTGTAAGCATCAAGTGGCCAATATGGGTGCCGCATCAGAACCGGCCTGCGGGATTCGTTGATGCTCGGATCGTCTACATAAATCTCTTGAAGCTCAACTGACCTAAAAATAGAAGATACGGCCTCCGGTGGTGGGTTTGCCCCACCGAGGGCTCTTTGCATCGCCGGTGATAATCCATTCCAGACATACTCGTCTACGTTGTCGGGGCGGTTGTACTTAGCGTTCTGTCCACGGACATCAAATACAGATGCTTCTTTGTCAATCCCCTCAGAGTCGAACGGGAAGCGTGTCCTGTAATACGATATGGCCTTCCAGGTCTTATATAGAACACCAGTCGATTCCTGGATACCAAACCCAGGCTGTACTGGCATAACAGAGTCAGGACCACAGGAAATAACACGCATTGATCCAGGGTAAGCAGCCCCAATCTTCCAGAATCCTGTACCCATGAGCTTGGTGATGTCGGCGACACGGACCAGATCGAGGTCCATGTCTTTGTCCATCCACTCGTGTTCGAAGATTCTCTTTACGATCTCAGATTGCTGCTGAAGATCCGGTCTGCGGCTGAATACGTCGATTACCGGCCTGGAGTCTGTCAACATCGACAGATTGTCGATCCTGGCTTTGTTGAGACGGTTGCTACTAAAAGCCGATTTGTAGCGTGGACGGCGGCGATCCCAGTAATCTCCACTTATACTTTTTATGTAGGTGGGGATTTTCTTGAGTTCTTCGTTCAGGCGAGCCGTGTCTTGGGCTTCCTGCTTGAACTGCTCACGCCAGTATTGTAACTTTTTTTCGTACCCATCCGGAGATGAAGAACGGGCCTCAGGCGAAGAGTCGAACCACATTGGACCATTAGGGAGCGTTTCCGACGGCATCTGATTCTATTACGTTTATCGGATTACTTCAGGATGTTGCTGTGCCGACTAAGGATATGTTCGCAGACTTCATTTGGTCCGCCACGGTACAATTCGAATGATCGCTGACAGTCTGGGCAAAATATGACTATGTAGTCAGGAGACTCGCTACCGCGCATGGCCTCGCTGTATGACGCTTCTAATTCCTTAAGGTCGCTCATTATTCGTCCGTCTCTAGCCACGGCAAGCCGTCTTTAGGCTTGACCGGACCCCAGGCTTCTGCGCCGACGCCTACGGTGTCTAAGCGCCTTCCGTCTGCCGAGATGATAGAGTTGGGATTCATCTCGTCTGGCATGATCAGTCCCTCTTCGCGACAGTAACTTTTTTGCTCGCTGTGGGTACGGATTAAACACTTCTCGGGGCCACCATCCGCGAGCCTGCTAGACTTATTCCTCCAGACGAAGTGGCCGTCACCGAATTTTTGGTGCCGTTCCATGCCCGGAACTTCAAACTTGTCGAGAGTCCCGGTCCAGAGAGCATTGAAAGTAGAGATCTGTCGTATCATCTGCTGGCCGCACTTGGGGCAGTTTGGATCTGGCTTTGATATCGTCCTGGCGAACCACTCGTAGCGGATGCCTGAGATCTCGCAGGCTGGCGTTTCGCAAACTAGCTCCCTTATCGGCATTAGTAGAACTGCGCCCTCGGACCCTTTATTCTGCCTTCTAGTTCAACGAACTCGATCAGGCGCAACAGAGCCCAATCCTTAGCGGCTTCTCGCTTGTCGTTGGAGGAATCGATGTTTATTTCGTACCCGCTCTGGGTGAGGCCGATATTAAAGCAGTCTCCACGGTTATACCAATCCCCGCACCCAGTAGTACACCAGTAGGCATTATTGCGATGACTGAAGTCGTGCTCTCCGCCAATGGGATCGATTCGAGCCGCTAGCCATTGCCCAACTTCAAATAGTCCGTCGCTTCTGGTTTTGAACCCAGTCCATCGGAACTTCCAGCCAGAATGCTCGAAAACATCCCTTGTCTCCACCCTGGACGGAGATGCGCTAGCAGTAGACACTACGGCAGTCGCCGCGCCTGCGCCGCCAAGCAACCCGAAGAATTGCTTCCTGGTCATGCAGCCACTCCTGCCGTATCTTGCTGCTTAATCAGGGATAGTATATCTGCCCCGCTGAACTTCTTTTTGCCGAGCAGCTTTTCGAGCTTCCGTCCGTCTTTCTCGGTTAGATATACGACCGGCTCGTAGGTCTGGTTGTTTACGTAGAACGCCAAACTGTCCCGAATCATGCGCATCGCCATGTCTGTCATGACTTCTTCTGGCGTCATCCCGATGACCTGGGCGTGCTCGGCAATCGCTGGCCAGAGCGCTGGTTCTACGTTGACCTTGATCGTGTACTGACCTTCTTCGCGACCTGCGGATTTCTGGATGACTTCGAGAAGATCCGTGTCGTTGGCTACGGGTGACCCGACGGCTTCCTCGATCTTTTTAAGATTCTCCGGCTTGACCATGATTCCACCGTTGGCAAACTGATCCAGGAACTGAGCGCACATAATGCTAAGTGCTAATGCCAAATTCCCGCCATCGGTTTTCTTAACAGCGGCGATCTTCTCGTATGCGTCTTTTGAAATCGTTAGCTCGACCGGTAGGGTCAACTTATTATCTTTGCCTGCCATGGGTTCCTCTAGTTAAGGAATTGTAGAGCAAAATTTCAATTAAATCAAGAGCTTGAAAGTATTTATAGATACTTCACGCTTGACGCAAAGTATTCCAGGTGATAGAATGTACATCTGCCCAACACATTTACAATCCACTGCGGCGATTGCCTGGACGTGATGCGAACGCTGCCATCAAAAAGTATTGATATTGTTTTTACGAGTCCTCCATACAACCTGCAAACCCACATAACAAAAGGTAAGAACTACTGGTTAACTGTTGGCAAGATGAAAAAATCTAGGCTAGGCAAGGGGTATGCCGCCAGCAAAGATGACATGCCGTATGACGAGTATGTGCGCTGGCAGAAATCTGTACTGCTTGAATGCTGGAGATTATTAACCGATACCGGGGCTATATTCTACAATCACAAGCCGCGTATCCAGGATGGGCTTCTGTACACTCCGTTAGACCTTAATCCTGGATTGCCTGTACGGCAGATCCTGATCTGGAAACGCGCCGGTGGCATAAACTGCTCACCTACGTTCTTCATGTCAACACATGAGTGGATTGTGATATTCGCCAAGCCAGCGTTCCAGATACGCGACCGCTCGGCGTCTGGGATCGGGGATGTCTGGGAGATCCACCAGGGCAATCAGTCAAACCAGCCAAAGCACCCGGCTCCATTCCCTATGGAATTGCCGCTGCGGGCACTGACGGCGTTACGCAAGGAAGAGCGGGTAATCTTGGACCCGTTCATGGGCTCCGGAACTACCGGCGCAGCCTGCATGAAGACCAAGCGCGACTTCATCGGTATAGACATCTCAAAAGAATACTGCGATATGGCCAGAAATAGAATATCCTTGGCGCAGCGTGGAGATTTCTATTCCTGGATGGAGTACGGAAACTAAAGCTCCCAATACTCTGGCGTCTTGCCCATAGAGCGACCTGATTCCGATCCAAATACTTCGTCGTAGATCTTCTCTGGGTCCATCCCTGGATCAGTTATCATACGGTTGCGCTCCATGGAAATCTTGATCGACTTACATTTTTCGCATCTCACAAACCCGTGGTCGTGATCCTGCGGCGGGGTATTTGAGAACCAAGTATTGTTACACGACTTGCAGGTATATTTAAGCTCTGCGCTTTCGTCGTTATTGTCCTTGAATATAGGGATGTATCCACGAGAGTCGTCGTAGTGGCCTTCGTAGGCGCACCACAGGGCCATCATAGTTGCGAAAAGCTCGTCGTCGTGCGTATCCGAGTCGGCTCCGGCTACGCGGTCGTCGTAGTCGTCCTTGACGAAGTTTTTCATTTCTTCGGCGGTGATCGAAGACCGCACGAAGAACATCTTGTATTCCAGAAATCTACGGAAGTTCTGATGGAGCCGTGGGCGTGATTGTTGGTTCGTGAACCAGCCGATTTTATTGGACATCACATTAATAGAATCCATGTGTTTCCAACGATAAAGATTCGGGTATTGACAGATAGTCCGTAACCATGTAGCGGCGGTGTCGTAGCGGTTTACTTCGACCGATACCTCACACTCGTTATAGAGCCTTCCGAGCACGTTGATCTGTTCTGCAAAATCCTGTGGGCTGGTTCGGTTAGATCTCCAGACGGCTACCTGATGTGTCGGACCAATTTGACTAGATACGCTCATCTTGATAACAGAAGCCACGCTGTAGTCGCAATTTCCGCCCAGGCCCTCCGATACGTCGGCACCGATATAGTACCGGTCTTCCTGGGTTGGATATTCCCATATCCGCAGAGGACAGAAATCGTACAGGTGATTCTCTTTGCAGTCTTCTATAATGCAACGCGCCGAAGCTGGGTCGATCTGGCCGCTCTCCGTGACTCTCGTGTACTTTGGGTCTACAGCATGGATTCTACCGGCTCGATCCAGAAATCCAGTCAGTAGGGGGTGCCGGACGTTGACGTTGGCGAAGTCCTGGGCGGTCTTACCGAAAACCTGATACCCCGATACCTGGAACGCGTCTTCGGCAGTCCCTGCTTGTTCTTGAGCAAGTAGTTTTTGGGATTTTTCATCGCCCCTGGTATTAGCTATAAGATACTGCATCCAGGCAAGTTGGTCGTCTACTAGTTTTAACGGATACGTCGATCCAACTTTGCAAATCCTGCACTTCTCTTCTGATTGGTCCAGGTTTTTGATCCAGCGATTGAAGAACCTAAAGCAGTTATCGCAACGCACCCAATCATGCTCTGCGCGGGAACGCATATCAAACAATTCTTTGTCGAATATCTGCCCCGGTGTCGGCTTTCTAAAGTGCCTGCGGTCCACAAACCACGGCAGGAATAGCGGGCTCCAGTCCGATTCATCCCCTAGCGCCTCGCAGCGCTTCCAGAACTCGTGAGAGAAAGTATTGGCACCCTTAGCGGTGGATTCAAGGAAGGCGAAGACTTCCGTTCCGCCTTCAAGAGCATACTTCAAATCTTCTTCGATGATCTGGCGGGCTCTCCAGGGGTCGTAAGAGGACCACTCGCTAAGATGGGCCGCAGAGATACGATATCCCTGCCCGACGCCACTGATAGCGTTAGCGCTCTTCACCATCACCCGGCTCATATTGCCTGGGTCTACGCGCCGCATGGTGTCGTCAGGATTGTCAAATATCAGACCGGCTTCGAACGTACGGCTGGAGTAGCGCGGTTTGATCCACCATGGCAACTTGTCATAGATGTTCGCCATGATGCCGAACAGGTCCTTGGTGTGATCCCGGTCGTAGGAAACGACCACGGCGTTGACGCCAGTATGGAAGATGCTCTTCCAGGCTATCAGGGCTTCGATTAAAGTCGAGCAGCCCAATCTGCGTGACTTGATTATGACTATCTTCTGGGGCTTACCTTGAGCCTTCAAGTCTAACATTCTTTGATAGATAAGCTCTTGAGAGTCCCACAATCCAAAGAGTGCTTCCTGACCCCGGTCGTCGATGATCCAGAAGTAGTTTCTGGCGGCGTAGACGAAGTCCTTGCGGCACTTATTGATCTCGCCTTCGACGGCCCTAAGTTCGTCTTTGGTGAGAGCGTCCCAGTTGTCGCGCTCTTTCTGGTCCATGTGCTTGATCAAGTCAAGCACAGCAGAATCCTGCACCCAACGGGATTTAGGTGGTTCAGCCTGGAATTGTCTATATTGTGGAATCTCTGGAGGTGGAATCTCAACAACAGACTGATTTGGTACTATAACCATCGAAGTATTGGCCAATACTTACTGCGGAGTAACGTCAACCATGGCGTTACGTGGGGAATCCGTACTTTCAAGCCTCCGCAAAATTCCTTCGAAGCTCTGCGTTGATTGAGATGGGCCTTCTTCGGAAGGAGCTACCGCTACGTTCTGATTTCGGTTGTAAATCTGAGTAACTACACTGACTCCGTTTTGCGGCTTCAGTACGTTAGCCACCTGCAAGCCCATCTCCAGGGCCTTCATGTTTCCATCACGGATCTTCTCAATCAGCATTGGATACGCCGCGTTTACGAGATCTGCGATATTCTCGCAATACTTTTTCTGCTGGAATTTTTCGATGTTGGAGAGGGTTACTTTGGACTTATTGCGGCGTGGCTTAACCGCTGCGTCCTGTTTAGAAATAGCTACTTCGGCCATTTCTATTATTGTCGGACGGTGGGAGTAGTGCCGGTGGAGGGACTTGCACCCACACTTGGACGGCTTTTAAGGCCGTTTTCTCTGCGTTGGAATACACCGGCGAGATGTGGTGGGCGACGAGGGAGTTGAACCCCCAGCGGGTCCGAAGGACCTCCAGTTCTACAGACTGGCGCGGGCTACCGATACCCGCAAGACGCCCATGGCGGAAGCGGCGTGACTCGAACACGCATGACCTATTCGGTCCCGATATTAGCAGTATCGTGGGATACCATTTACCCGACGCTTCCGTTTGAAATGGCAGGGCTGGCAAGGGTCGAACTCGCAATCGCTGTTTTGGAAGCAGCTACCGTCACCGTCCGGTCAGCCCTATAAATTCTACGCTTTCTGTTTGCCTCCGCACGGAAAACCATACAGATATCACACTTGCATTTCCGCTTGAATGCAAAGGACCAGCCACCATGTGTTGCCTTCTGATTATCCCCATTTTCTCTTGTCTTTTCCAGATGGCACGGCTTGCATAATAACTGGCACTTCAAAAGCTCAGCCTCAAATAAATCCTTTCTCTTCTGCCACATCCTTCCGATGTCGCCAACCTTAGTGGCCGGATCGATATGGTCAAAATCAAGATTCTTGGTAGCCCCACATCGGACGCATTTGCCTCCTAATTTAGCTAGCGCGTACTGCCTGCGGCGCTCCCTCCACTTCGGTAGATAATCCCGAAGATATTCCTGCATTTTCTTGCGAGTGTAGGCCATGCGGAAGTTTATCACGCAGGCACTCACCGCGCAAATTAAAAGTGGAGGAGGACCAGGGTCTCCAACCCTGACACCCGTTTAGGGTCTGCTGGGTTCGGGCCAGTGGCCGTTAGGGCGAATCTCGGCTTAGTCCTCCATGGTACCCGCCCTCGGATTCGAACCGAGACTGTTCAGTTTCTAAAACTGAGGACTCCTGCCAGTTGGTCTAGGCGGGCAAAATGAATGTCAAAGATCTGGAGAGCTAGCGCAGAGTCGAACTGCGTACGTCTCTTTTGCAGAGAGATCCCTGGCCGGTCGGGGTCTAGCTCAAACTGAGTTTTTGGGATTTAATAACTTGAGAGTTGCAGTCGGGATGACCACAAACAGGAACGCGACAGGAGGGATAAAATGTGTGCGCGGTTCATGTTTAGATATTACTTCAATACTTGCGGCGCGTCAAGCATTTTCTTTCTCGTATAGTACTCCCTAGCCGAGAAGTCCATCCCTAAGGCACGCTTAATAACTTCCTCTAGGGGGCGTAACCCTTGATAGTGGTCTCGCACCGGGAACAATATCTCCTTCCCGTCTACGCACCACATCCACTCGGCCTGCGGCAAATCATTCTTACGGATAACGACACGCGGCTTCATTCTACTAGCCCGGCTCGTGGCCCGTCCCTTCGCAGCGTGGACAATCATACCTTCCATGCACGCACGCTAGGAACCCACTACCGGCGCAGCGCTGGCAGGCGATTGTCTGGATTGTGTTTTCGATAGGCGGATCTGGGTACTTCGGGTCGCGATGGATCTTGGGAACGATCACCCGCGTCGTCTTGACCCGGCCTACCCGCTCACGGGCTATCCATTTGATTTCCTTGGGGACGTTGCGCTTCATTCTGAATCTCTATCGATCACCACGACCGTAACTCCCTCTTCTGACATCAGAATGAAATTACGCGCCTTCGTATCCGGATCAAAGAACCGGTCTCGCTCCTGGGGGAATACGTGATGCAGTAGAGTTGCCCAGGCAGCATACGGCAGCCTTACGTGAATTTTAGCCACGCTCTTTCTCCAGCATCGCCTTGATGAACGGCTCAATACCGCCGTCGAGTACCGGTTCCAGCGGCAATTCAACGCCGGTGCGATGGTCAAGCACCGTGCCACGCTTGAAGTTGTACGTCCTGATCTTTTCGCCCTTCTCGGCGGTCTGGCGCGTTCTTTCTACCGGCACTCCAGCCATTCTTCTGGCGCATTCTATCCGGTGCCAGTCCTGGAACTCCTTTGATGCTACCAGACGCTTGAATGCAGCTTCCCGGTTCTTGGTATTGCTGCGGTGTTCACGGCCTTCGCCACGGGCTCCGGATGCTTTGTGGATCAGACGTACGCCGCTGTTGGACGTGTCTTTACCTCCGCCTCCAGCCCCTCCTACCGAGAAGGTCTGAATCTAGAAGTCTTTCTTGGTGACACTAAAAAGCAGTTCCATTACGCCCTCGCCGCCATTCTCTCCGCTCTCCTGGCTGCTGCCGCAGACGACCGGATCTGCCCTACGTGAAACCCGTTACAGAACGGACACCGATACGCCCTGAACTTGGCCTTCTTGAGCTTATGTAAGCTCTTAGCCCGTATCTGGGCGTCCTCCAGGGTGTGGTGGATCTTCTTCCTGCCGCATTGTCTTTGCTGAAGGTCTGTCATAAATTTGGCTGGGAGTCTTGGGATCGAACCAAGGACCTTCTCTTTCAGAGAGAGACGCTCTGCCGACTGAGCTAACCCCCAGTAAGACTATCTTTTTCTGTATCGAACGGCTCCATCGGTTCCGTGATCGACGTGTCTTCGCACTCTTCGTAGTTGCCTACCCGGCGCAGGTACTCCTTGCCTCCGTCCACGGAGATATTTCCGCACTTACAGGACCGGAAGTCATGTACCGACTTCGACTCGATCTCTTCCCCGCACTTCAAGCACTTGACGCTGTTGCGGATGATTTTCTCTCGCGGTATTTTCATTTGTATTTACCTACCGCCAGCCGCAATTTAGCGTTTTCCGTACGTAGGGCCAGCAGTTCGTGCCAAGTAAACTCAGCGTTCATCTTATCAGAGATGAAAGATCCTTCCAGATACGCAATCCACGCCTTGTCCGATAGCTGCTTGTTTAACTTGCGAAGTCTTTTGGATTCCTTCAGCCAGTCTGATGCCCTCTTAAAAACTCTGTCTATATAACGCTGATCAACACTCTCCTGACGGGTATGGCAAATCCCCTGAGCCGCGTGCTTCCCTTTGAATTTACAGTCAGCCTGAACACAGAAGCTCTCCCAGATCTCGCGCTGGAACACGCGGGTCTCGGTCTTGTGCTTCCCGCCGTGCTTGATGATCTTGACTGGTTTTTCTTGTTTCATAAATTTGGTAGCGCCGGAGCGACTCGAACGCTCATAAAATTGGTGGCTGGAATCGGTTTCGAACCGCCTTTCAGCGTTTTCAGCGCTGCTCTGTCACCAGACCAGATCCATCCAGCCCTTGCTTAACCAAACGAGAATATATAGCATCGACCGCCGTCAGCATATCCGCGTTAGTTATCACGTTACCGTGCTCTATCCTATGACAGTTAGCGCACAACAATCGACACTTCTTTATCTCAGCCGCAATAGCACTCCACGATCTACTTGCCGAAGTCCCAACAGTAAAATCCTTGCCTCCGACATGATGGAAATCAAGAGCCGCTAGCGGGACCACGGAACTACACCTAGTACAGCTTCCTCCCATTATCTTAACGGCTGCCATTTTTGTAGCAGTGCGCCTGATCTTGGATATACATGCTCCGCAACGCCTTGACCTCCCACGACAGTCTTTCCCGCAGAAGCGGCATGACCCACTAATTTCTCTGCTCTTTCTGTCCTTCTTAGGGATGTGGATTCTTTTAGTATTATGAGATAGATACGGAGAGCAATCCAAGCAATACTTACGATCCCTGAACCATTTTCTCTTTCCATCAATCACCATAGTTGACGGGAAGATAGATTGACACTTACGGCACACCATGCACTATTGTATCACATCATGCCTTGACCCCGTTGGCTACAGCGCTATTGTCAGTAACAATTCTTTCGAAGATCTTCAGCCCATCCGTCTGAGCATTGAACTTCATGTTCTTGCTGCCTGGGCTCGTTCCTGACCAGATCAAAATTAACCCGCCGTCGCCTTTCGCCCACTCCGACATCTGCATATTCCGAATGATTCCGGCTTGTTTCCCGAACTTTTTCCAGTCGGCCTTCATGACCTCAGGCTTCACTTTAAGTTCGTACCGAAGCCACGCTTCAGCTACCTCGTCTACGCCTTTGGCCCCGCCGACGCAGAACTTGCTGTTCACCCAGCCATCAAGCTCGTCCAGGCCCTGTCTGATGTACTCGTAGATCAACTGGCGCTCGCCGATCACGTCGGACATGCGCTTGCCTTCTTTCTCGGCCCCGATCCAGCGCGACCCGGCGATAACTATACGCCGCATAGCCTGCGCCAAAGCAAAACAGCAAGACCGGTCAGTACAAGAGCCGCAGACCCAGGCTCCGGAACATCCGTAACATAGTACGGAAATAATCTGATCCAACCTCCGCCGTCGCATTCCGAACAAGACCCGGAAACAGATCCAGCTATCGTAAACTGCTCTCCAGAATAGAACTCATACTCGGGCATACCGTGCGGTCCAATGCCGACATTGGGTAGACTGACACTGAATCCAGACCGTCCCCATATTGCCGTGGCATCTTGCGCTGCGTATAGCTCAATCATCCCAGGCAATCCAGAAGTCGTCACGATGTCCATCTCAATTGAGAACGACGCTGACCCCGAAGCCTCCGTACATTGATCGAAAGCATTACACCAAGACGACAGTAAGACTGTAGCTACCGGCAGGTTCGAAAACGGATCAACTTCAGCGTAAGCGCTGGCGGTAGCGCCTGATCCTGACGCCTGCTGAGACGTGTTAAACACAGCAGGGCCAAGTGAAACCGTATCGGCCAACAGCGGCAACGAAAGCGCCAGTAGCAGCATGGCCTTCATATCTTTATTATCGCTCTACGCAAAGTATCTGTCAAGACTAATCAGGCCGTCCGCCGGGCTTCCCGCTAGGTTAGGGCTGGGTAAGCAACAACGTGACGGCCTGAACTTGTTGGCGTCCCTGCGGAGAATTGAACTCCGATTGTCGGCTTGAGAAACCGATTTCCTTGCCGTTTAGAAGACAGGGACGTGGCGGGCGCGAGCAGAATCGAACTGCCGTCGAGGCATAGACAGTGCCCCATCTTGGCCACTAGAAGACGCGCCCTAAACTTGGTGCTCGGCTCCGGACTTGAACCGGAATTGTCAGATTCGTAATCTGAAGACCTATCCATTGATCGAACCGAGCATGGTACCGCCAGCGAGAATCGGACTCGCGTTGCAGGAGTGAAAATCCTGATTCCTACCACTAGAAGATGGCGGCATAAATCTAATGAGCCCGGAGAGAATCGAACTCTCGATGTACGGATTAAAAATCCGTTGCTCGGCCAACGTGAGCGACGGGCTCGCAAAACTGGTGGACCGCCTCGGACTCGAACCGAGAATCGCCGGAGTAAGAATCCGGAGCTTTAATCCAATTTAGCTAACGGTCCAAACTTTGGTGCCTCTTCTTGGATTCGAACCAAGGGCCTACCGATTATGAGCCGGTTGCTCTGGGCCAGACTGAGCTAAAGAGGCAAAATGGTTGGGAGTGACAGACTCGAACTGTCGTAGTAAGATTCAAAATCTTACGTCCTAGCCGCTGAACGAACTCCCATCAAAATTGGTGCGCCTGGGAGGAATCGAACCCCCGTAGTCTCCGGTAGAAACGGAGCGCATAAATCCGCTCTGCCACAGGCGCTTAATGGCCACCGACTGGGCGACTCACACCCTCGACTCTCGCCGGGGTAACTTGCGGCATACGATCCGCATGGCGACGATCCCAGCATCTAGTGGCCAACTTGGTCCCTTCGGAACGAGTCGCACGTTCGTCGGTCGGTTATCAGCCGACTGCATTGCTCTTATGCTACGAAGGGGAAATTGGTACCGGTATCCAGACTCGAACTGGAATTCCTGCCTTCGGAGGACAGTGCCCTGATCCCTTGGACGATACCGGCGAAACTTTTAGGCGTCGAGATTTGAACTCGAATTTGCCCCTTAGGAGGGGGCCGTCGTATCCGGGTTGGACCACGCCCAACTTGGTACCGGGGTAGAGGATCGAACTCTACTGCAACTGTGTGTAGGACAGTGGCCCTCTCCAGAAGGCGACCCCGGCATTGAAATGGCTCACGGGGCAGGATTCGAACCTGCGGCGGGGACTGAGTCCCTCCTGATTAACAGTCAGGCTCCTGCTACCACTCGGATACCCGTGAATAAAATTGGTCGGGGTAGGTGTTCTCGACTCACCGGCCTCAGCTTCCCAAAAGCCGCGCTCTGCCTCTGAGCTATACCCCGAAATTGGTTGCGGAGGGGAGAATCGAACTCCCGATCCCGTGCGCCCGAGGCACGTACCATACCACTTGGCTACTCCGCAAAAACTTGATGCCGGGGTGCCGGATTTTCACCGACCGCCCATGGTTGAAACCGCGTGCTCCGACCCCGGCGCATTGGACTGCATTCTATTGTCAAACAACTCAGCCCAACCAACTAATGAGCTATGTGTACTTCTTAACCCAGCGGCACACGCCGCAGATGATGCAGCGTAACTTCTCTACGTTCTCCGTCACCTTGCCGCATCGCTTGCAGAAGATCGCTTCTTGATCCATAACTTTTGGGAGGCTATGTCAGGATCGAACTGACGTAAACGGTTCCACAGACCGTCCCCTGAACCACTCGGGTAATAGCCCCGCATTCAAACTTGGTGGAGCACTGGAGTAACGATCTCCACTGAAATTCCGCATTGCAAGTGCGGCGACCACCCCATGCAGTCCCGTGCCCCAAAACTGGAGCGAGTGGAGCGATTTGAACGCTCGGCCTGTTCGTTGGCAACGAACCGCTCTAGCCAGACTGAGCTACACCCGCCGAATACATTCCCGGTATACGCTTAGGATTTCTCTCCCGCTGCGCCTTCAATCTCTGCCGTTGATGTTCTCTACACAATTCGCACCGGCAGCCACGCCTATACGATGCGTGCGTTCCGTGTACAGCATCCCTACGAAATTCCTCCGCCGTCTTTTTCTCATGGCACTTCCTGCACAGGACCTGACACTTCTTTAATTCCTCAGTCCTAGTACTTTCCTTCCATGACCAGATCCTGTGCGACACTTTCGTCTTTGGGTCGATGTGGTCAACTTCAAGCCTTTCCCATGACCCACACCGCCTGCACGGCCCGTTTGCGGAAAGCCATTCATTCCGACGTTTCCGAATCCATTTGAGCCTATATTCTTTTTGCTCCACCGGATCAATGTAAGGCATGGAGCGATGTTACAGGACAAACCCGACAGAGTCAATCTCAAAATGGAGCGGATGGCGAGAATCGGACTCGCGTCTTGAGTTTGGAAGACTCAGGCCCTACCACTGGACGACATCCGCCCTAACTTAGTCTGCTCCGCTTGCGCCGGTCGCATCCGATACCGACGCCAGCATCATCGCTTCAACAGCGTCAGCAAAATCGTCTTGCTCGTCGGGCGACAACTCGCCGTTCCGGATCATACACTGATGGCATCCTTCCCGATACCGGTAATGCGCCGCACACGGCAATCTGTTTTGTTCCATAACTAACTCCCTGGTTTTACTATAACTGGAGCCCCGCCGGGAGCTTGAATCCCGCTAGCTGCCTTACCAAAGCAGTTCATCGCCATCTATGATTGCAGGGCCTAAACTGGAGCACCATCGCGGAGTTGAACCGCGCTGTCTGGTATACGAAGCCAGGGCATCGCCAGCAATGCTTATGGTGCCTAATTCTGATTGTTCCCGGTGTGACGCCGCTTGGGCTTGGGAAGTTATGCCAAGCGGCTGAATTGGTCCCGGCGCGTTTCAATCGCCATGACTCTACCGGCTGGATTGGTTGCGGGAATCGGATTTGAACCGATATGATTCCGGCTTATGAGACCGGCGCTGGGGCCAGATTCCAGTCCATCCCGCTTCAAATGTTTGGGGCTAGCTGACAGAATTGAACTGTCCCTGAAACCATACAAGGGGTTCGGCGCGGCCACGCGAGCTAGCACGCATGTCGAACCGATCATCCCTGATGTGTTCAAAAGCTCCACGGTCTAATCTTACCACTCCCAGGTATCTTGTCAAGCACTATTTTAAGGGCGGTGTTTCATGTAGGTATAACCAGTACCTTGTCATGCGGCTCTCCCGCAGCACCATGCCGCCCTTCCCCGTGCGTCCACTACGGAGAACTTTATACTACTGTAATTCCACCCGGACCCGGCTGCTCGGTCGGCAGCGGCGGTAATCCGGATTCGGCCTGCGGCTGGATCTCAATCCCGCTTAGAACCGCATTCCCAACCGTTGCCGTAAACTGCATCGATAGATTCCCGTTTGTAACAATCGCCGGTACCGTCAGCGTATACGGGACCATCAGTCCAGCCAGCGCAAACAAATCAATAACTTGCGTCAGTAGTCCATTAACCATGATGGTGAATCTTCGCTGACCTGGACCGGTCTTGTTTGGCTCTAAAAATAACAAGTTTACGATATAAAAGCCGTTCGAAGTCACATACGACGCTGTGAATGCCGGGCCATAGCGCAGCGTCTGATAGACGCCAGATTGATTCCCCATATTTGGATCGTTAGCCGGTCCCCACAACGTCCCGCTACAACCGAAGTCTGCGACATAATTCCCTACCGCAGGCCCACCGATGTTCACCAGCAGCGGGTCCAACTACGATCTCCCGAGAGCACTACCAACCCAGCATCCACCAACCGGCACTGTTATTTCCTGTGGTAGCTCTAACGCACGTAGACGCGCCGCTGGTGCCGTCGGCGTCGCCGGAGCTAGTTTGGTAGCAAGCCAGTGCGCGAGCAGTCCAGCGCCTGCAGAAACCGTCACCGCCATGGTTTTCTCACTAGGAGGCATCTTCACGCTGCCGGTTATAAATGCTCCAGCTAGGCTAGCTAGCTCGGCGGTATCTGCGCTGATCTCTGCTAGGGATTTCCGTACCGTCAAAAGATCAATCGACCCAGGCGAAAACAGGGACTGATTGTTGAGTGCGGCAGCCTGGATTACTTCACTTGACGACACGCGAGTCCCTACTGAGGCGCACACTCGGACATCTTTTACAACGACACCAGGGATGCCGCGATCTAAAAATGTCCGACGCGCCGTGCGTGGTCCGTTAGAGACCGTGACAGTAACCTGAGCCAATGCCGGAATTGTCAATGCCCCGAATAGCGCGAAGATGAAACGGCAGATCACTTCTTGGGTGCTGGCTGAGAGACTTTCGGCAATGCCTTTATGGCGACGACAGTCTGCTGAGCCTTTGTGCGTAGCATCTCAAACTTGGCTACATCGGCGTTGCTGAGCTTCGCCGCTCTGGCGGCTGGGACTGCACCGACTACCGGAGCGGGATTAGCAGCTAAATAGTTCACAACATCCTGAGCTATAAGCGCCACGATGTTGGCCACGGCCTGCGGAATTCCAGGCGGCAGCGTCGGAGCGATTTGTTTTGCGAGACATCCAGCGATAGTCGCCAGTTGCGTTGGGTTAGGCGCACCAGACACACTCCCGATGCAGTCCGCCACAGCCGCTATGTAGGCGGGAACTTGCGGCGGGATAGGGACGCCTGCTGCCTGAAGTATTGGGACTGCGGCGGCAGTTGAGTCCACAACGGCTTGGAGAACATTGAGGGTACCGCACGAGGCCAGCGCCATCGCCAGCGAGATCGTGAGTAGGACCGCAATCGGAGCCCGTGCTTTGATCATAATGTCACCGGATGCGTGCTCGAATACCAGTCTTGATATGCTTGCGGTGTGTTCATCGGCAACTGCTTAAGTAGAATGATGCCGTACCACGCCTTAAATGCGTCGATGGTCTGCTGAATAACGGATGCCGCTGCCGAGCTACCTGGGAAAGCAATCCCAAAAGCTACGGCCTCCTGCGTCAGATTAGCAGCAAACTGATCTGGCGTAGGCGGGAGAATGCGGTCGCTTCCGACCTGAAACCCCTGCGTCCACTGCAAAAGCTGGTCCGCCATCATATCGGCGAAACTAGCGTAAAACGTGCTTGGCGTTGTTGCCATTTATTATTCTCCCCTTTGTCTCTGAGATTTCCATTGATTTGACAACTCCGGCGTTAACGGAAGCGTCATATTATCTTCACCAGCGCCTTGAGGTTCTTTCCCGAGCGGGAAGCCGGTTGATTCTAACCCTATAGCGTTGCTCAAATCTCCAGGCCGATTCATCGTCGGCGGCATCTTCGGTACTAGCACTCGCGGCGTTTTTGTGTACATCGATTCCGCTTGCTTAATGATGTCTACGGTAAGCTCATCCGCATCCAGGCGCTTGTCGGTTGTCGAAATTTTGACTGCCGGTCCAATACGCTGCCCAGATTGATCCGTCATCGGAGCTTCTGGCTGTTGATAAATAATTTGAACAAAACCTAAGTCTCCTGGAGCCGCCTGAACAAATTTCTGGATCTGGAATGGCACATTAAAACCTTGTGGCTGCACACTCAGCAGACTTGGCATTTGATCTCTTGCGAAGGCGGCAAGTTGTTCTTTTGTCCAGATTTCTACTAGCCGTCCGTCGTTAGTATTATCGGCTGACGAAAGTCTCTGCGAAATATCCGTCTGAAGATTTTGGACTTGCTTAGTCGGCGGCGTTTCTATCAGCACGGCCTTACCTGAACTACCCATGACAGCCTCTAAATCCTGCATAGCTCCTATTAGTTGATCGACTACCTCTTCTAGCCCTAGCTTCTTCCCGCTACACCGAGAGAGAACGCGGACCATAACGGGCCTAAACTCTTCAGGTTTCATACTTACCCCAACTCGAACGCTGATGCGCCGACGACCATCTTTTGTTCTTCTTCTAAGATCCGTGCGAGCGCCGACTCCATAGTCAACCCCGGAGTTGTCTGCATCATTTCCTGCGCCCTCCAAGCAAAATCCTTCCGTTCATCCGGGGGCATTTCAAACCCGCGTACATCGTCCTTTTTGAAGATCGCCTCCCGCAGAGCTTTGATCTCTCGGCGCAGGGCTGTAATCTCAACGACCTGGGCGGCACATAGCTTACCTAATCCCTCCGTTAAACGCGGCAGATCCTTAAGTGAGCCGGTAGCGGTAATAAGCACTTCTGAGTATTTATCAATACTTTCCGTGTTGGCGGATAGCGCTTCAACCATAGCCAGTGCCGTCTGCGCCTGGGCTGTGGACCGCTGGGCATTGCGCCGATAGAGCAGAACACCCACAGTTACGATTCCAGCCAGGACGATAGTCCCAAGTATTGATATAAGTACAGCCTCTAACGTGCTCACCGGTATAGGGTTCCTTGATTTTTGACCTACAACATGCTAAGCTAGTTCCGTGAAAAAAGCAAGGCCCGCGAACAGGGCCAAGGATATGGAGACGGACGGGGAGATGACAGGCAAAAAACTTGGACGCAGGCCATTGCCGGAGGGGCAGCGCAGGATACAGTTCGGTACTAGGATCGCACCAGCTACACTCGATGGCCTCAAGGCCATAGCTGGGTCAAATGGAAATAACCTGGGGCGCGTAATCGACGAGCTTGTAGCGGCAGCTAGGGCTAAATCTCGATAGATCTTTTTGGGGGTGTATCGGCGCAGGCGAGATCTTTTGATGTCACCGGCGCTGGTTCGGTATTGCTTATACTACCTGCCGCCATATCTACACCCATCACCGCATACTGCGGGTTCCCTGATGGCCACATCTCAACAATCGATTTAATGTTACCGCCGTCATCCGTAAGGGTATAGTACTGCGATGCGGCTCCCTCCGGGAACGTGACTGAGACGTTAGATAAGTAACGCTTATATGGCGGTAATGGAGTCCAATCAGCACTCGTCAACGGCGTCGTAACTAATTTCACGTCGCTAGCCTTAAACTGATAGGGCTCAGCCTCTACCCCGGTAAGTCCTCCAAGGCGCTCCAACGCACTCCAACTTACATTAAATTGATCTACGTAGATCTTTCCCGCCGGTATCCGGAATGTCACCGACACGTCTGCCGTAGTCCCGTTGCGCTGAAGGACTTCCGCCTTCATAACTTCAGCGGTCGTAGACGACATGCGCTGTTCGTTCAGAAAGAACGCCAGCCCAGGCGTGATTTGTAGGGCGATGATCTCCATTTGATTACAACTCGATAGCTCTACTTCCGCCATTAGCTCTGATGTCCGCTATGCTGATTGCTTGCGGCGATAGACCCATCATTCGGTCCTCAATTTCCCGTAGAGTACGCGCCGAGTTTTCGTACCGTTCGCCAAGCGTTAACAAAATAGCCGGGTTAGTCCTACCCCTTTTTCTGCCGCGCTTTGACCTCATCTTGCGTCGATAGGCAACTTCACCGATCATAGTTCGATAGCGCGTTTCCCGCCGTTGGCGCGGACTTCGGCTGGATCCACAGTTGGCTCTTCTGGTTTCATACTGGCGACCTTGGACATCGCCTCCTGGATCTGTGCTTGCTTTGCGGTCTGTTCCATCTGGCGGATCTGCTCCCAGTAGCGCCGCTCCATAAGCTGGCGGACATCTTCTGCGGTTGTCTCTGGCTGCGGCGGCACCCAGATCCCAGTAGTCGTTAGAGTGGGATAGGTGATCGTGTTCGGCGAAACGTAGACGTTCTGGAGAGAGCCCCAGCCGGTGACGCTCTCGGCATTATTCGAAAGATTCGAAAGCGAGTTATTCGAAGCCGTCTGCGCCTGCTGCTGACCGGCCCACTCCGCGAACCCTACAGCGCTGACGGCGTTCTCGCTTCCGTCCGTCAATCCATTCATGAAAGATCCTAGCATATACCGTGCTCCCATGGCTGATGCTTTCCCCATGTGGGCATCATGACGCATATCGACCAATACGTCAAGCAAAAACAAATCGCCACCGCCCAGACAGGCACGGTGGCGATAGGCTCCGTGACAGGATTACGGTTTGCGCGGGCCAGCCGGAGGCGGAACCACCGGGACCGGCGTTCCCGGAGGCGTGGTGTTGATCGCGGTCAACTGCGCCTGGATCTGCGTGGTCTGCGCCTGGATGGCATCCAGCGTAGCCTGATCGGCGGGGGTGATATCCCCAGGCGAGTTCTGGAGCGTGGTGATCAGGGCATCCAGAGCCGCGACACCGGTTGCGATGTTGTTAATCGCCGTGACCAAACTGTTCAAAACGCTAGTTTCGGCGGCTGCGAACGCCTGAATAGCTGCTGAGTTTGTGACTGACATTAAATTTCTCCTTATTAGTTTGAGTAATTGTTCTTTCAGAGATTGTGACATGATCTCCGATTTCTTTCAAGAGCCAGGAGGCTTAGTTGAGATTGCGTTTGCCTCGTCGAGCGCGGCCTTAGTCTGAGCTTGCAGGTCATCGAGCGCCTTTTGATCCTCTGGCGTGATAGCCGAGCCAGTACCCGACATCCCTAAGAATGCAGATATCGATTCCAGTTGAGTCTGAATTGAGTCCTGGCCCTTTTGGGCGAGGGTTTGATTGCTGATGATCTCATCTAGTTTTTTAACTATGTCCTTGTTGCCGCCATGATTTTCCACGGCATCAATGAACACATCAGAAATAGTATTGAAGATACTAGGCATTCGGGACCTCCTGGGCGGCGATGGCTTGGGTTCCGGGGGTGTATGTAGAACGTATGCGCTGCGAAAGCGGTATCTTACGAAGTGCTCTACGTGAACCAATATATGGACGAGCCCGCATCTTCGCGTCTGCTTCTGTCCGTGCAGTCGTCTGCTGCCACCCCGCATTGAGATTATTCAAATCCAAAAAACTAATGTAACCGCCTGGAGATAGTTGTAGTGGTGCTGTTAACTTTCCGGTTACTGTAGGCCCCCTGAAGTCAAAGGGGCCATTAGATCCTGGCTGGAACCAATCCGGAGTAACAAAAGAAGAAACAGGCACACTAGTCCCTGCACCGACCCAACCAGCAGGGATCGTTATAGCGTACCCATCCGCATCAGCTTCAACTGCATCGCAATTTTCATAAGCATACAGAATTGAGTCAACCTGCGCTGATAAATTTACATGCGGGTCAATACCCATCTCGCAATTGTGGACGAACACGCCAGAGCCGATAGCGAAATTGTGATACCTATCCACGGTAAGGTCATATACATCCGCAGTTCCACACGATTCTATGCTCACCACCTTATGGTTTACAGCGCCAACACAAAGAGAGCAAGTCGGTTCCGTCAGGCCCCTCGCCTCATGCCACCGCGCATGGAGAGACCTACGCCTGCCTAGGTTCATCTTTTCCATAGCCTCTGGATTGGACCGCAGAAGATCCATGGCCTTCTTCCCAGCTACGGTAGCAACGGCACGATGCTTCTCGGATTTGTTGTATGCGGTTATATTCTGGCGAGCAACTTCACGCCGCCCTGGAGCACCAGCTAGTTCAGCTAGACGTTTACGGCCAGCTTCAGATCTTGCCCAGGCCCCTAGGTATGCGCCACGCTTTTCGCGTTCTTCTTTAGTATAAAAGCGCTGCATGTCAGACTTGTGCTTCTCGGACTTGTTATAGGCCACCAATGAAGCCTTACCGCGCTCCCCCATCTTCCGTCTGTTCTCCGGTGAGATCTTACGCGGCGTCCCCTTCGCCTCAAACGCCCGACGATGCTCGTCGATGTGGGCGGCATGGATTTCCTGATGAGCCTTCCAAGTAAGTACTTGGATATTATCGGGAGAATTATTGAACCGATTGAAGTCCGCATGGTGTCGAACGTAACCACTGGAGCAGTATGGCACCACCATTCTATGCGTGAAAACCCAGCCATCCACAGACGGAATATACACTTGCTCGTATTCCTTGGAATCTTTGTTATTTGGGTCTATTGGCTCTAGACGCCTATAGAGCGGCATCAAAGAATCTCCGTTAGCTAAACTTGCGGCCTTGCGGTAAGAACCATCGCGCATCAGGAATGGATGGTCCGCCGTACACTTCACCGTTGATCCGTCGTCCATCGTAACCGTGACAACTTCTCGATGGCCGGTCATCCTAGCGGAGTGAGCCAATCCAGGCCGTAAGCTGCCATCTTCCTTACAGGAGTAAACCCAAAACTTTTCCCTGCCGACAAGATCCTTAATCTGTACCTTTGTCCCGTCCAGCAGGGGGACTATGGTTTCACCGTCTAGGCATAATTCGTGACTTACTGTTCGCTCGATGCTGCTTCCATCCGCTAGTGTCGTCTCGACGAACGCCTGACCGAGAGGGAGGCCCGCAGGGCTGACATCATGGACGCCTAGTTCTCCAGCCTGCGTGGCGTTATCCATAAGGAAAAGTGTCCAGTGATCCAGACTTGGATTGGACCCAGATGGAGTGTAGTATATCCTTGCATTGAATCCCCAGATTGGATAGAGATCCCGAGTTACCTGGATCTGTAATGCGTTCGCCAGGACCGGCAGATCGGCGTCTTTGTAGGCGGTCGATTTGTTAACGATAGAGATGCCGATCATGCCCTAATGCCTTCCGTTAACCGACGGGATGGGGACGTTACTGATGCTGCCTAGCACGCCGAATACACTAAGGAGATATAGGACTACGCAAATTATTACGACGACATTGAGGATGTTTTTAATTTTGCCGTCCATCGGGACGTAAGTATTTACTAACCACATAAGGACCCCAATTACAATCAACGTGATGATAAGTCCAAGCATTTTTTGTTTCTCGCTTTCGTTTTACTTAGAGTACGCCAACATCCACTTACTCTCCCTCCTTGGGAGGTGACGGATTAGGCAGCGTCGTTTCCGTCTTTGTTGTTTTTTCATCCGTAACTTTGATCGTCTCCGGGGTTACGTCTATATTCCTATGGCTTTGTTCTGCGGATTTAGTCAATCCAGGCCCGGTGCCCTGCGGCACGGCTACCACCATAGTGCTGTTGCCCTGCATCATATTGATAGCAGAGATTCTTTGACCTACGGTGTATTTAATAATACCTAGTACCCACTGTCCCCATACATTCTTCGGGGTCGGCGCAGTATTGACTGCATGAGCCACTATCCCAAGGGCCGTAGAGCCCGCAAAGAAAGTAATAAAATGCTCCCAACTAATTACCGGATCGGCTAGTGCCGCCAACATCATAATGTGGTTGCTCCCGTTTGGATTATTTCCTCGTTACAAATGAAACCAGCCACCCCACGAGCCCACCCAGTAGGGCGCAGAGAGTAGCCAACGCTGCCATGGTCGCCTTGATCCCATCTACCTTGCCGGTATCGCTGGCGTCCTTGAGTTCTAGCCTCATAATCCTTCCTTCGATTTCTCGGTTGCGCTCTTCAAGCGTAGAGAATCCACGCCGGACTTCTGAGGCTAGATTCCCTATATCTCTCCGAACAGTGGAGATCAGGACAGCCGTAACCTCATTGCGCTTGACGTTTTCAAGCTGCCCCTCATTTAACTCTTCATCACTCATTCGGATCGCTCCACATGCGTCGCATAGCCCTACATCTATCTTCGACGCAATCTCTTCGATTTCGGAATTTTTCACAATCATCCTTGCCTCCAGACCATCCAGAGGCTGCTCCCGCACTTACCGGTCCATTCCAGTCCGGTCACTCAGACAACAGTATCCCTACTTACCGCTATATATCCTAAGAATCAGACCTACAATAAGTCCGCCACAGATCGCCGCTACGCTTGTAGCTCCTATAGTAATGCCGATAATTCTAGACTGAAACTTAGAAAAATCATTCCGTACTTCCGCAACCCTGTCGTTTAGACGGTCCCGCTCAACATCAAACAGGGGGCGGGCAACGAACGATGATTCCTTAGCCACGGCGTCAGCGTGGGCATGGTTGAGCCGCTCAAGATGCTGCCCTAGCTCGCGCTCATGTAAAGATAGTGCCTTGTCCCTCTCACGAAGCTCTGCCGTAACAGCCTTGTCTCTTTCCAAAAATTTAGTATCAACTAGTTTATGGAAAGACTCTACGCCAGATTCGAGCCTAGCGATCCTCTCTCCTATAGCTGCTCGGTCGCAATCTTCCATAACCCTAACACTGGACAATTTACTTTGTCTCCGACTCCCTCGCGGGCTGCGCCAGCAGGAACACAGGAGACAGGCAAATAAAGGATGACCATATCGTTATGATTATCGGCCTTATCCTGTTACGGTTTTACCAGATGGAGAGTATTGATCAATACCTATATAAGTCCAGAGCGGGACATTCTCATCCTCGATAGCGGCCCAATTCTTAACATTGGCGATGTAGGCTTCCGTGTTGTTGTTGTCTGTCGGCGGAGCCCATATCGAGATAAGCTGCCGTAACGTATTCCCCTCCGCTATGTGCAGCGAAACGACATGCGCCGCCCCAGCTACCCCTTGCTGGCGTGTGGGAGGTAGCCAAAAACCGCCCTGCATCGGGATAATTACGCCATAGGGAGTGCCCTTGAGCCACGGCGCTGCCCGAAGATTCCCTGGATTTGTGTGATCCGCAGGCATCCCTTCTTGCCGAAAAATGGCTGCGATCAGGCGTTGGATTAGATCCCCCATGGTTTAGTGAACCACCTTTCCAGGGAATACCGTCCCGCCTGAGGTCACAGCCCGGCTGGTTACGGGTGCGACGGGGGCGACATCTCCAGCCGAAGGCGCAAGTAGGCGTGTAGATATAGTTGAATTACCGCCATCCCTGAATACAGCCAAAAAGTAACCT